GAAAACCGACTAGTCTCTGAACCTTTCCAAGAAGCGTCTTGGACTTGGCTGCTGATTACCCATTTATGGAGGGCTTCCAGCAATTCACCCAAAGTTTACCGTCAAATTGCTAAGACGGGACCCCGACGATTGAGGTTAAAAGCCATCGTGGAAACACCAAGAGCAGCAAACCAGATTCCAACTACAGGCCAAGCAGCAAGGAAGAAGTGTAGCGAACGAGAGTTGTTGAACGTGGCGTATTGGAAGATCAGGCGACCGAAGTAACCGTGGGCAGCCAAGATGTTGTAGGTCTCTTCTTCTTGACCGAACTTGTATCCATAGTTCTGTGACTCGTTCTCAGTAGTTTCACGAACCAGTGAAGAAGTCACCAGTGAACCGTGCATAGCACTGAAAAGTGAACCACCGAACACACCAGCAACTCCAAGCATGTGGAAGGGGTGCATCAGGATATTGTGTTCTGCTTGGAAGACAAGCATGTAGTTGAACGTACCAGAGATACCCAGAGGCATCGCATCAGAGAAAGAACCTTGACCGAAAGGATAGACCAGGAACACTGCACTCGCAGCAGCAACAGGTGCGCTATAAGCAACGCAGATCCAAGGACGCATACCAAGACGATAAGAAAGTTCCCACTCACGACCCATATAGGCGTAAATACCAATCAGAAAGTGGAACACAACAAGTTGGAATGGACCACCGTTATAGAGCCACTCATCAAGAGAAGCAGCTTCCCAGATAGGATAAAAGTGCAGTCCAATTGCGTTGGACGAAGGAATTACAGCACCAGAGATGATGTTGTTTCCGTACATGAGTGAACCAGATACAGGTTCACGGATACCATCAATGTCCACAGGAGGAGCACCGATGAATGCGATGATGAAACAAGTCGTAGCAGCAAGTAAGCAAGGAATCATGAGAACTCCGAACCAACCGACATAAAGACGGTTATCGGTTGAAGTTACCCACTGGCAGAATTGTTCCCAGAGGTTTTCGCCAGAACGGCGTGAAGCGATTGAAGCAGTCATTTGTTTTAAAAGAGTAGTAAGACCATCAGGGAAATGGTGGAGTTACTATTTCTCAGTACCCTTAACTGAGATATGAGAGACGTAATTTATACACCCATAGGTCTCGGTTAACGGGTGTTTAACAATGTTAAGATTTATGAGAAATCCGTAACATTTGTTTACCTATTTATCATACTACGGTTTGCCGCCTGTGTCAACCACCTTTATCCTGCTAAATAAGAATAGTGTTTATCACAACAAGAAAATGAAAAGACTTCTATTAGCCTTTTCGTTATTCTTTACCATTCCAGTTAATGCTGCTGAAATTACATCAAGAATTACTGATTCCGTCCAATTAAAAGTTGATGGTGCTGCGATTCAATCTACAAGAATTGGTAGTTCATACTCAGCATCAGGAACGAATATTAAAGTAACTACACTCGGTGGAGTTGGTTCTGGTTCCGCAACAACCCCAGCATCTATCACTGACGGAACTTATGAAATCAATACTGATGGACAAGCATTCACATTTTCAGAAACTGCTGCCATCGGTGATGTACCAGTAACCTCTCAAACTGTTACTAATGGTGTTGTTGGTTCGCCAAATCTTTATGGTGATAGTATCACTCAACCAGGTGGAGATAAAGGTTCACTCGCAGGAACTCTCTCTGCCACAGGTGTTCCTACTGTTACTGCTGGTGGTGCTGGTACTACTGCTACAGGACAACGTAGTATTGAACTGAGCGTATTCAAATGAAAAATATCCTAGCAGGGTTGCTCCTGCTAGGGTTTTCTTGTCCTGCCCTAGCTGAAAGTGTTGTGCCTAATTTTACTAGGGGTACAATCAATGCAACCACAGAATCAACTACAAAAGTAATAGAAACAATTCGTCAAGTTGAATATACAACTGGCGAATCGTATACTGTAACTGGAACTAACATTAACATTCCTGGTGTACCTCAGCGGGGTGCTGGGTATTCAATTATGACTCAAGGTGCTCCATTCCAGTTTTCAGAAACCTACCTTGGCCCTGGAGTGGCAAAAGAGACATGGATAGATCGCACCACAGAAACTCAATCAACCACTACATCAATTTCTGTCTTTACGCAATAATTTCAACAGGGACTGCATTTGCACAAAGCACTCCCGCTCCTTCTAATACTAATATTGCTGGTCCTTCTGCATCTGCTACTGGTAACGTAACAAACCAGGCGGTTCAGGTATTACAAGGTCCTTATGCTTTAAATACTTATGGTGGTGGAGTTAGTTGTCAAGGAGCAACATTCAGTATCTCCCCGTTTTTAATGCATAGTGGCAATAATAGTGATGATCCAGAAAGTTTTGCTTCAAGAAATGGTAACTGGGGAATTTCTGCTGGTTTGAATATTCCATTGGATGTGAATCTAATGGACTTGTGCAGAAAAAGAGCAGCAACTGAAATTGCCAGACAGCAAGCAGAAACTGATAAAGCAAGATTAGATTTTGAATTAGTTAGATTATTAAAATGCGGTGAGGCGATTAAGACAGGAATTACATTTCATCCCGATAGTCCATACTACAAAATCTGTGCTGACGTAGTTGTGAGGTATCCAAATGGAACCAATACAACAACTAAGTAGTACTAATATAACCACAATAAAGTCCGAAATACCAAAAATTGGTATTAGTGGTCCAAGTATTATTCCAAAAATAGAACCACCAATATCACAAAGTATAGATGCTCCAGTGACTAAAGGATTGGCATTACCAGTGTTTGAAATGCCAAGTCCAAAAATTCCTTATCCTGTAATTAATGTACCAACACAAGAAGAATTTGATGCTGCTGTAAAAGCAGATCGTGAAAAACAACAGCAGGAAGAAAAACCAAAAGAAAGAGGATTACCAGATACTAAACCACCAGAACTTCCACCTGCTGTTCAACAATTAACTCAACAACCACAAACTCCAATAGCAGAAATACCTGCAGATAAACCAACTACACCAACCTTTACTATCAGTGGAATCGATATTAATTTACCTGATCCTTCTCTTGTTGCTACGGCTGGTGCTGTCGCAGTAGTAACTACTGCGGCAACAATGGTATCTACAACAGTTTTGAATGTAGTTAAAAATGCAGCGGAACCAATCATCAAAGAAGCAACAAAGAATAAGTTTAAGATTAAAATCAAACAAGTCAAACCAGTTTTGCATTACGTCCTAGCAGAAGGTGGGCACATTGATATCTTCGAATACTCTTCCGAAGGAACTCGTCTAATAGAACAAGTAACTAATGTAGAACAATATATCCGCGATCAAGTCGAAATCAATGCTCTCTATGAGATTGATAATAAAATTATTATTGATGATATTATCAAAGATAAATTCACAAAAGAAGGCAAAGAAAGATTTAAGTCTCTCTTTGCCCCCGCTAAAAAGATTGCTAAAAAATTATCTGCTAAGTTTTCAATCTGAAGTAAATTTAGAAATAATCCACACAACAATCACTGCTGGCAATTGAACTAAAACATTATAAAGAATTTCTAGAAAAATATTATCCTTTTCTTCTTTACGCTTTTCTTTTGTTGGTGCCGTTGTCATTTTGTAACAACTTAAACAAATCCTTACTATTTAACAAATTAGTATCAAATTGTAAAGATTTTTTACGCCCTCTTCGTGCGGGTCTCCTAACAAAACGTATAACCTCTGGCGGTTGACGTTTAGGTATAGGTCTTCTATTCTCAAGCATTATCCCATCATTAGTTAATAGTCTTAGAACTATTAATACGTCTAAGATGAGAAGTTTCATTCTACAAGAGTTCCATTTCTTCTTCTGATTTCACGAAGAGGTTTCCAGTCTTTATCTTTTGTTCCGCCGTCATAAGCAAGAGCGTATCCTTCAGTAATCATTTGATTATTCAAAGATACTTCTTCACCATTAATATAAAGATGTCCAATGATTCTACCATACTTTTCAGTAGAATCTGGAAGTTCTGTGCGAATAATGATGTCTTTTACCTCTTCCAAACGATGCTTCAACCAATTCTTTGCATCTAATCCAAGTGCTTTTTCTGCTTTGTCAGTTGTGCGACTTTCTGGAGTATCAACGCCAGCAAGACGTATTCGCTTAGTAAGAGAAATATCGAAACCAAGGTCAATATCAGCATCGATTGTGTCACCATCAACTACTCTACTTACTGATTTGATTCTATAAACATAAGGATCTTTATCTGCCATTAGAAAGGTAATCCGAACTTCTGAGTATTTAGTTTAGGAATAGGTAGTTTTTCAAATGCTTTAGAGACTTGTTTCTCTACAACAGCACCAACAAATTCTTCTGGATTATTAAGAATTGCTTCTGCTTTTTTATAAGTTACATAAGCACCATAACAAAGTGCTCCGCTAATTGCCAGACTCGTCGCTGACAGAATGATTGCTAGATTCTTCATTTTGCATCTCCTCGTGTGCTAACTTTAATATGTAGTAAATGATGTATGCGGTGAAAGCAAGTCCGCAGGATAATATTATAACAACACCCCAAGGGAACTGATCCATCAATACTTACCTTCTGTACAATACTGGACTTTCTTATTTGGATAATAAGGATACAAACCATCTTGGGGTTTCATCCATCCACATCCAATCAACCATTCTTTTGTGAGTGGAGTTGGAGTTACCTGTTCCCACAATGGACCTTGTGCTGCCATTTCAAGATACCTAGCAGTTTGATTGAGTTGCTCTTCTGCCCAGTTGGCATCTGCTTCCCAAGGAATAGCACGACTCTGCATCATAGATTCATAAGTTAATCGTGTATTTTTCATTACCCAGGCAGGTATTTCACTATCTTGATGAACCTGTGCCATAAAAGAAGTTTTTAGTCCACCACCCATAGCATCTTGAACAACATGCCAACCTTCATGTCTTAAGGTTCCAAGAAATTCTCTTTCATCTTTCAATAGAGTTTCATTAATAAAGAACCGATTATAATTTGGTTTATAAAGACCAACTGTTCTTGGAGTGAAATATCTTTCTGGTGCGACATAAACAGGAACTTCAAGTTTATCCAGAGCAGTTACAATCCTAACTATTTCTTCTCTGAAAGGATCAAAATCCTGATCTTTTAAAAATTCAGATTCTGCAGATAACTTTTCAAGACCTTCTGTACATTCTAAAAGTATCATACAACCCATTGCCTCTGCACTGTAAGGTCTTACTGTAGGTTGTTTTGGTTCAAGTGAATTTGCTATTGCAGGAAGTGTTAAAGTTAAAGATAAACCGATTGTTGTGAGAAATTTTTTCATTCATCCCACCATCCTTCTTGTTTATGAATCCAGACTTTCAAATCTTTTACATATTTTCTCAAGATCTGGGCCTGTTCTTCATGCCAAAAATCACCCGTCTCCATAAAAAGACGGGTGTGATTGTCTATGGCTTGGAGTATTTTATGGATTGGAGCATTCCAACACTCCCTCTTTGGAGTATTCCATTCTCTTGGCATGGTACAACTAGTGAGTGTATTTCATTATAACGAAAATATTCAAGTTGGCATTCACCTGGAGAAATCTCAGTGTATCCAACAATCATAAAAGCGATGAATCCCATCACTTTTTCTTACCACCATTCTTTGCCTTTTTGGCATTGGCATTACCAGAGTTCTGCTTCTTATTATTAGCAGACCCAGCACCACCAGAACCTTTTTTACCTTTGTTAGCAGACTTTGCCATTAGAGATCTCCTCTTGAATAGGGTTTTTCTTCATCAACTTTTGCTTCTAAAGCTTCAACTCTTTCTTCAAGAGAAGTTTCTTCTTTATAACCAGTTTGGACCAATGGTTGTTCGACAGTTATTTCTTCAACTACTGCCTCTACTACTGGTTCTACTACTGCCTCTGTAGAAGGTGTTGGAGGTGTTTCTACAAACTCCTCTCTTTTTGCTTCAGTCTTTTTTTCATCATCATCATCTCCACCTTTCTTCATAGTATTAATTCCAAAAGTAGCAGCAGATGCAGTAAACACCGTTGCTATAAATGTTGGGTCCATCTTAGCAAGAGCACCAGCATAACTTGCCGTAAGAAGTGCGGCAGACCAACCCAAAATCGCAATACGAATAATTTGACTCATACAAGCTTCTTTTTTCTTTTGAGGGTCCATTTTAGTGAGTTTGTAAGGTTAACCTTTTTTCCAAGCTTCACCTTCTGCCTTTCTTCTACGTGCTAAACCTGCTTCTACGTTAGACCCAGGATTGCGATAGAGATAAAGAGCATCGGGAACTAAATCCCACTCTTTATTTTTCAGGCGTTTAGTAATAGTATTAAAGTTATCACCGCCGTAAAAACCGGCACCAAGATTATAAGCAAAGCTGAGCAGAGCGCCTCTTTTTCCATCTGACATTTCACCCCAATGTGGAATTTTTCTTAGAGCAGGGAGGAACTGGTTCTTACACTGAGTAATTAACAATTCATCTGCTTCCGCTTGAGTGATTGAATCACCCATTTGGAATGGTTGTCCATTTTTATCTCTTGTAGAACCCCAACCAATTGTAATTGGAAGTCCGCCTGTAAGAGGGTCGGGATATGCATTTAAATGACATCCTTCAAATTCTTTAATTAACTTAATTCCCATCATTGGCACATCATCACCACCCACTGGAGCAGGTGAAGAAGATGCTGCAGGAGCAGGAGAAGTTGATGTAGATGCTACTGCAGCACTAGACTTTTTTCCACGATAGATTTCAGCCCAGTCTACATTATCTTCAAGAAACTTATTTGGTAAATGATCTTCTAACCACTGAACTGCTTTAACGTGATTAGGATTTTTTTCATCATAAAATTTAAAAAAGTTATGTAAGTCAATTCTTGCCATGTTTTCCTCCGAAATACTTTTGATAAAGTTCGTTTGCTTCTTTATGTTTTCCGTTATTTGTAAGATCCTTAATTACTTTAAGCATCTTTCTTTTAAAATTAATCGAAGATTCTTCCCCACCCATCATTGCCTCCTGGACACCAACGGTGCTTAAGAACTGCTTTAGTGTAAATAGTTTTCTTACCGTTAGTCACAGGACCAGTATAATTATCATTTAAAGATCCATATGGATCGTTAACAAAATATCCCTTTCCATCTGGAGTTTTGCCGATAACTACACACATGTGGCCACCAGTAGGATTAGATAAAGAGCCGCGGTGGAGAATACCAATAACGACAGGTTTCCCAGCATCAAGGCTTTTATCAATATCAGCAAAAGAAAGATTGTAACTAAAATGAGACTTAACTCCATAACCAGCAAGAACTTTTGTCTGTACGGAGTGATCAGTCGTATCACCAATTGCGAATACTTTTTTAACGTATTCATCATCACCTTTGATGCTTCCTGGCTTGAGGAAAGCAAGGCACATAGCACACGATGAAGAGTTGCAAGTTCTATGTGCATCTCTGTAATTGTCTACTTGGTTGAAATAAGGAACTGCAAGAACTTCTGGAGTTGGTGGTTTTGTTCTAAAAATACCAACCCACTCAGTCTCTGAGTCATCCATAAATTCGGCAGGTAGATTATCTTCTAACCATTGAACTGCTGCTACATGATTCACATTACTATCATCATAAAATTTGAAAAAGTTATGAAGATCTAGAGTCATTGAATATTACTTAAACACTGAAGATATTTATAAAAAAAGCGTCCTTTTGGACGCTTCTTTGTTTATTTAAATTTAAATATCAAACAAATTCTTCTTCAAGAATTGTAGATTTGACATAAGTATAGACATTTTCAGGTGTCGATACTTCATAAGGATCTGTGTCGGCATTGTCGCGCTGACCTGCCTCAATGAAAAGTTTCTCGATGATTCCATTATCCACGATTGCAGCATAACGCCAAGAGCGATCACCGAAACCAAGGTTAGACTTATTGACAAGCATTCCCATAGAACGTGTGAAGTAAGCATTGCCGTCTGGAATGAGTTTTACTTTTTCAATGTTCTGGTCTTGTGCCCAGGCATTCATCACAAACCCATCATTAACAGAGATGCAGTAAATATCGTCGATGCCAAGACTAATAAAGTCGTCGTATTTCTCTTCGAATCCAGGTAACTGATAGGCACTGCAAGTAGGAGTGAAAGCACCAGGCAAACTAAATACGACCACACGCTTTCCATCGAACAGATCTGCAGTTGTACGAGTTACAAATTCACCTTTTTCACGAAATACAAATTGTACTTGAGGAACTTGATACTGTTCTTTACGCATTTTAACCTCCATCAAAATACACCAGGAATAATTTGTCCGGTAACAAGGTAAGAACCGGTAGCAGCAATAAATCCAATCATTGCAGCCCAACCGTTAATACGTTCCGCTTTTTCAGTAAAAATTTTGTTCATTGTTTTTCTCCTTGATACAAATGTTTTTGTTTAAGTTCTGGATTTGGATTAGATGTCTGTTTTGGAGAACGACTTTTATTTTTAATAACAATAAAAGCATCGTTCTGATAAGTTACAGTTCCAAATGGTTTTGCCCATTTTGGATTTGCATCTGGATGTGTAGAAGTTCCTGTTACCGCCACACCTCCAATTTCAACCAACAGTTCATCATTACGATCCCAGTTAAGTTTTTGGAGGGCAACTCCAAGTTGCCCAAGCATATCAGCACTCATTAGTAAGTTTCGCAAACTTTCTCTACAGAATAACTCAAAAGAACTAGAAATGCAACTGAAGTAGTAGTGAAAATTAGTTCAATCATCAGATGATACCGAAGAAGAAGTTGCCAGTGATAGCATAAGAAACGATGCCAGCAACAAAGCCGACCATTGCCCAGCGTCCATTCATTTTCTCCGCTTTCTCAGCATAGGGTTCGATACCATAACGCTCAAGATCTTCTTTTGTCATATACATTGAGGGTTCTTTAGCAAACATATTCATTTGACCACGCTCATTGGTTGTTACAGTCATTCTCTTTTGTAAAGATTTACAACACAATTATATAGCAAATCTAAAGAAAAAACAAGGGGGGAAACCCACCCTTGTTAGAAAATGCTGACTTTAGTAAGTATAAATGCCTACATTATTTACCAATACGTCCAACGGCGAGACGTGCTTTGTTTAGGATACTTCCAGAAAGAGGAACATATCCAAGATCATCAGCAATAGATTGTGCATTAGTGCTCAGAGCATAATTAATAGCGGCACGAATATCATCTGTTTTTGCACCATTACCTTTCTTATATGCAAGAATCCAAGTCAGAGTAGAAATAGGATAAGCATTTACACCTGCAGGATTGGGATTTTCACCAGCAAGGTTAGAGTCCAAAGTAATACCATTTAGAGCAGCGGAACCAGTTGCAGCAGAAGGTCCAACGAACTTACCTGCCTTGTTTTGAAGTACAGCGGCTTGGAGCTTATTAGCACGAACAAATCCAGTGTTCACATAACCAATCGCACCAGCAGTGTTCTTGATAGTTCCAGAAACACCTTCGTTACCTTTTGAACCAACACCAGTAGGCCATTTGACTGCCTTGCCGACACCAGGAGCCCAACCACCAAATGCATCTAGAGAGTTAGTGAATGCGAAAGTAGTTCCAGAACCATCAGAACGGTGAACCACAGTCACGGGACCAGCAGCACAACCAAGTGCCTTCCAATCCTTAATACGTCCAGAGAAGACATCAACAGTCTGCTTCTGAGTCAGTTTCAGTTTACATCCAGGTTTATTGTAAGCAACAGCAATCGTTCCACCCACCATCGGAATTTGAACAACACCACGCTTTACCTTTACCGCTTCTGCGGGTTTGATTGGTTCGTCACTTGCGGCGAAATCAACCGTTCCCGCAATGAATTGGCGAACACCAGCACCAGAACCAACGGACTGATAATTAACCCTACTCCCAGAAGTTCGTGCATAATCTTGGAACCATCGTTGATAAATTGGTGCAGGGAAGGTAGCACCAGCACCATTCAAAGTAGATCCGGCAAGAGTAGCGGCAGGAGCAGCAACCAGACCAATAGCAATAAAGTTTTTGAGTTTCATAAAAAGTTTGTTTAGAAGTGAATTGACTTCGTAAGTAATGATACTAGAAGACAATCTTAAAGTCCACTAAGGTTTGGTTAAGGTTTTGATTAACCAATAAAAAACCACTCCAAAAAGGAGTGGTTTCACTCAAGTTATGAGTAGTTTATCAGAACTTGAAGGTAGTTTGAATTACACCACCAAAATTAGAGGAGTTATCAGCAAGACGCTGATTATCGCTAGCATAGAAGATAGCGGGAGTGATGCTGATGTTGTCAGATACTTGATACTTATAGAAGATTTCAAGCATCGTTGCCTTTTCAAGGTTCTCACCAGTAGGTGCTTGACCGATAGCAACACCAGCAGAGTTACCGCCAACAAACACGTCTTCCCACTGAAGACCAGCAAACCAAGACTGACTATCGGTAGCAGCACTAGGAGTACCACTTACAGTGTTCCAACCATAACCTGCGGAGACAGAAGGAACAATACCAGACTTCTTAGGTTGCCAGTATGCGTTCAGAGCATAACCGTTAGAGGTTTGCCCAGGAACCAGAGTACCGGAAGCACCATCAAAACCGTTATAAGTACGAACACGGGTGCCTTCAGTACCATAACGATAACCAAATGCAGCACCCCAGTTAGTACCACGATAACCAATTTGTGCGAGAGTATTCAGAGCACCAGTCTCATCAAACTCACCACGAGTGCTATCTTGACCTGCTTGTGCAACATAGTTTACACCAGCAACAATACCTTTTTTACCATACTGAACACCAAAACCAGCACCAGTTGCCTTGTTATAAACACCAGGAGTACCAGCAACAGCAAAGAAGTCAAGAATACCAGACTTATATGCAGAAGGCATCCAGGCAATCTCAGTGTTACGAACTGCTGCACCAGCAGTCAAAGTAGTGCTTCCGTTGAACACAGGGAATGAATAGTACAGACGATCAATAACTACATTGTTGCCAACTTCACTGGAAGTGTTGTCTGCTTTATCCAGTTTGAACAGAGAAGAACTGGAACCAAAAGGATCACTGCTGAAGTTAGCAGAACGCAAACGGGTCTTGAGTAGATCCTTACCAGTGAACGAAGTATCCAGGTTCAAACGCAGATCGTAGTTAAATGCAGCGTGAGTTACATCACCACCTTTGGTATCATAACCAGGAACACCACCAAGAACGAAGTTTGCTTCACCACGGAGTTTGGTAGTGGTAGAGAACTGGGTTGCTTCCAGTTGACCAACCTGAGTTTCCAGTTTAGAAACAGAACCTTGAATTACAGTCAGTTCATTGCGGAACTCATCAGCAAGACGCTTGAGTTCATCAGTGTTTTCAGTTACACGATCCAGGCAAGCATTTAGAAGTGCTGCTGCTTCAAAGCGAGTCATTGCTTTACCGCCACCATAGGTGCCGTTGGGATAACCAGCAACGCAACCATAACGCTCTACAAGGTTGCTGAGTGCCTGATAAGCCCAATCGGTGGGTTGAACATCAGACAGTTGTGAGACGCTTGTAACCTGCTCAGAAGAGTATTGGTTGACTGCTGCCATATTGAGGTCTGCAGCATTTGCAGCAACAGGAGCAACCATTCCCAGAGCAACAGGTGCAAGCATCAGTTGTTTGAGTTTCATAAAAATTTGTTTTTGTTCTATAGGACATTATGTAACTTTGCAAGTAATTGCGGCATTGTCACATCACGGTATTTATCTTAACACTTTCTCTGGGATCAGTCAAGTGCTTTGTTGAACAGAGGAATTCTCAATCACTCTACCAAGATATGGATCATAATTCATAAGAGTTTCGATAGTCAAATCGGAACCTCTTTGGCTCCAAAAATCTAAAAGACCATTATAATTTCCCCTATGAAAGGTCTCAATATGTTCTGGATGTATAGTAGATCCAAGTTCTATTTTATAGAAAAGCAAAGGAATACTATAAGTATTAGCAGAATTATAAATCAAGTCATCGGCAACGGGTCTAGGTTTAACCCCATTGTCTAACTTATACTTATCGCCCTTCGTATGAAATCTTAAAAGTTTTTCAGCATGATGCCTGGTTATCATATAACAGGCAGTTGAAAAGTCATTTACGAATCTTTTATGAAGGATTACGTGAAGGTCTCCCGTACAAATAATAGCAATCTGAACGACATCCCAATCATAAGGAATGCGGCAGTAAAAATCATCCCAAGTAAAATTCCAATATTTAACTAGGTCAAGATTACAATCATCCTCCATAATAATCGCATAAGGAGAATCCGAAGTTTCATACCAATGTTTAATTGCTTTAAGGTGAGAAGTAACGCAACCAATTTCACCTGAGCTCATTGTCTCAGGATATCTTCCTCGAATAATATCACTTAGATCATCATCTCTACCATCATAAGCAGAAATACGAGTATAATTTTCAATTTGCCAATAATCAAATTGCTGCTCCATATATTCCCTTCTTTCTGGTTGACTATCCAGATTGAGATAATATATGGGACCGATATTTCGTAACTTATACGCTGATTTGTTTTTATCCATTTGATTAATCGCCATTGAGAATTCTAATACTATCACTATCAAAGTGTTCTGTCGAAAATTCAAATAATTCAGTATCTTCTAAGGCATACATTCTATGCCTTAGTCCAATTGGTATATGAAATTTTTCTCCTCTACTAAGAACTTTTTTTTCTGCTAGTTCAATATTATCACCAAAACTATGATATAGTATTATTTTACCAGATTGAACAAAAAATGTCTCGTCTTTTAGAGCATGATAATGCCACGAACATTTTTTACCCTTCACAAGATAAAGAAGTTTACCGCAGTATTTTTCAGAGTTTACAATCCATTTCTCAAATCCCCATCCTTTAGGGACAAATTTAATTTCAGAAGAAGTCATTTGAATTCATACCTTTATCGTCAATGTAATAATCCCCAGAGGGTTTTCCAAGATGAAGTTCGTGAAATTTACATCCCCAAGATTTTAACTGAGAATAAGTAAGATCATAAAAATTCTCATAGGAAAGAATTCTTGAATCTTTAAATCTACCCATACCTCTCGCGGTTGAGTAAGTTATATGGTTTCCTTCATCATATAACTTATTTATTTTTTCAATTCTAGATTGAATTGGGATGGCAAGTTCATAATTACCATTGGTAATGGTACATATTGTCCCATCAATATCAATTACGTACTTCATTTATATCACCTTCAGTAAGAACATAAGAACCCAAATGCTGAACCGATTTAGTAGCTAAATTTATACACTTCGGTATCGACACATAAAAATCTCTAGTAGTTAGATAAAAATAACAAAGAGATGCCAAGAAAATATCCCCAGCACCCGTTACGTCATATACATCCACATGAGGTGCCTCAAATCTAACACCATCATAAGTTGCTCCAGACTTTCCATGAGTAACAATTAGTTTGTTAGAATCTGATATTTTTGCTTGCTCTGCTTCATATTGATTTATCTTTATAATGGCATTTGGAAAGATACTCAAATCCTTTCTCTTACTATCAACAAAAATAGGTCCAGAAAAATTTTCACAAAGTTTCTTTATTGAAACTGGATCTATGAGACCCTTATCATAGTCGGATATAACAATGGCATCATAATCTAGAAAAGAATCAACTGGTTTACATTCAACGTGAGTTCCTACATCATGTCTCATAATTTGAGTCATGGACTTCAAATCAATGAATCTTCTTTTAATAAGTTTTTCTGGATCATTCGTATGGAAGTCACAATCAAGTCCAAAAGATAAAAGATTCAAATATACATTATGTGCCATCCCTATAAATTTTTTTGTTTCTTTATAGAGATGAACTGGAACAGGGGCTTCTGGACTTAATCTATCACATGTACCATAGACATATTCATCTACGCAACTATCCCCTATCAATAATACCCTGAATGATTTTTGTGGTTGAGTATTCATCTATCCTATCAAAAAATAAAAGTTTAGCTGCGTAGTATGAACCAATTACAGATTTATCTTTCCAGTCAGAACCAACGACCATTATATCAGGTTTTACAGATTTTACCAAATCTTCTAATTCTTTATCAGTACTAAAGAATCTAACCTCATCAACTGATTTTAAATTGATTAACATAAATGCTCTATCTGCAGCATTATTGATTGGTCTAGATTGCCCCTTCTTTTCCTTTACCCGATAATCCGTATCTATACCAACAACAACATAATCACCCAAAGACTTAGCGTATCTTAAAAGTTCAAGATGTCCTCTATGGAGGACATCAAACGTACCATTAACAAAAACTGTTGTCATTGAATTTTGTTGTACCAGTACATGAGAAGATCTTCTAAAGTCGTATCAATATCATATTCTTCTTTAAACCCAGTCATTTCAACTAAGTTTGTAGCATCACCATGTTGATAATAAATTTCATGAGGTCTCCAAAAAGGTTCATGAATTTTTTGTTCTACATTTTTTAAACCAGAAATTTCAATCAGTTTATCAGTAAAGAACTGCATTTTGCGAGGAGTATCCCCACAGATATTAAAAACATGATTTACTACATCTTTATTAATCATTGCGAGATAATATGCTCGAACAGTATCACGAACATCCATTACTACACGAGTAGTCTCAAGATTACCAACTTTAAGAACAGGTTCTTGAAGACCTTTCATCATTCTGGCAATTTGATAAGCATCAGATGAGATTGAGAATATTCTTCCCCTACGGGGTCCAGTATGAGAGAATGCGCGAGTGATGAATCCTTTTAGGAATCCATTATGCATTCTTTCCTGAAGATAAAGGTCTGTAGCGGCCTTTGAAGCACCATAGGGATTTGCTGGAAAAATTGTATCTTCCCAATGAATCTTTCTTCCATCCTGTCCAACATTTCCGTAAACTTCTGATGTAGAACAGAACATCAATTTACATTCTAGTTGATGGTCCTGAATTACCTGAATGAGATTCGCACTACCAATTACATTAGTTTCCATTGTCCCAATAGGGTCAATGAAACTTGTTGGAGGATGTGATTGTGCGGCAAGATGAAATACTCCATCAAACTGATTTTCTTCAAAAACTTTCCGCATGGATCTATAGTTACAAAGATCTCCATAAAGAAAAGTTATTGAATTATAAACTTCATCTCTCACAACATCACGAATATCACTCTCCATACCATTAGTACGGCGAATTAATCCATAAATTTGATGCCCATTTTCATAAAGAAGATTTGCCAGATGAGGTCCAGCAAATCCAGTAATTCCTGTAATTAAAAATTTCATATTAGTAAGTTAGATAATCAATGTTATCAAAAAGAAAAAGTCCACGCTCTTTGTGGGTATTATACCATTTTTCTGGCATAATACAAATACTCTTAAGATTTGGAGAGTATTGTTTAAGAGCAGAACTCAGATGACTAGCGCCACTACTTAGAGCAACTAAACCATATGCGGAAGAAATTAAATCACAATATCTGAATATATTCTCAACCTCAATGTATCCATCAAATCCAACATCATACGTATTATGTTTTCCATCAGAAACTTGCTTCGTGAAATACACGGAGACAAATTTTCTATCTGGGTATTCATTTTTTAGATTTTCAAAAATACTTTTAAGTTGATTTTTATCATAATCAATACTAATACAACTAAAATCAACAATAAAAATATCTTTTACATCATCATGTTTTTCTGGTTCATAATAAATCTTGGGGCGAGTATTAGTCGGATTTAGTCCATGAAACTTTTCCCAATTCAGAATTGTGTTTCCCATAATGTTTGAGTATGGAATTTCTGGAATATCGCCAGCATTCCAAGGGCCCTCTTTTTTACCTTCAACATATGGATTTTTTCCCCAAACCAATTCATAAATTTCTGAATTTCTGAATGGGGCACTCTCTAAGATATAAGTCTTTTTCCCATGTTGTTTTGCGAACTCTTCTGGTAAAGTTGAAAACTGCAGACTATCCCCAAGTCCACCATGATATGCTTTTAAAAAAATGTCAGTCATAATACCCAAACTATTTGATAACCTTCGTAAATGAGAGTTGCTCCAATGTCATCCATAAAGTCTTTTACATAATTACCCTTACCAATTTTACATCCAGTAAAAAAGGCATCGTGGTCATCAACCGCAACTATTGAGCCACTCTTCAACTTATCTATTGCTGCACAAAGTTCTTTTACATGATGCAATTGAGATGGGTGTGGATTATCTCTCTCAATATCATACGAATCTAGATAAAGAAAATCTATTTTCTTACTCTTAGGTAAACTCCATAGAAATTTAACAGAATCAGAACAAACAACTTCTGTTTTTTCGGAAACTAAGGTTGAACAGTAATCAACATTGGATTGATTTATATCAACGGAATATACCTTCCCATCATAGTGATTTACAAACTGGTCAAAGATATATGTTGATGCCCCATCATCACCAAAAGCAAGGTGGCCATGATCCGCTCTAGTAGTTCCAGTCTCGACAATATAAAAATTTTTATTCTTCTTTTGTTCTAGAAGTTGAAATATCTTCAAAAAACTATCAGCACGATTTCTTACTGGATTATTTCCAGCAGGAGAAATCATCCTTTGATAGAATTCATTTTTAAAAACTTCAGAAAAACTTACATCATTATTCATTTAACTTAATACAGAGGACATTACCTGAAAGAATTTTTGAATTATAGCCAAGACTCGTTAGGTCATTCAACAAATTGTTTAATTCGTCATACCCACATTTAACTGTGTTTAATCTATCATCATTTGGATTTGGATGGGGTCTTTCAAAGTAAATTATTTTTGGATATATTTTCTCCCCAATAAATTGTTTTACAATTTCCATATCAAAACCTTCAGTATCTATAACTAAAATATCAACTGAATTTTCATATGACTTCATCAAAGTAGAAACTGTAATCCCATCAACTAATTCATAATGATTTTCATCAAAGAGGGTATTTTGGTCATTCTGTCTCAGGAGAAGAGTGGAATGCCCAGACGTTCCTTCATGGTCTATATTCTTATATAATTTTACAGGACCATCAACATGAGAAATAGCAACATTTAGAAAATCAATTCTATCTTTCTGGTTTGAGTAATTATCTTTTAGTCTTCCAAATTCATTTTTTTGCGGTTCAATCAATACAGAGAAAAACCTATCATCATCTTCTATCAAGTCCCTTACAGGATCTTCCATAAAGTTATTATCTGAACCATCATTCGATCCAACTTGAATCAAAAAAATATTTTCTCTTCCTTCAAAGTTTGATAGAACAATGTCACGAAACTCTTTAATATCATTCATATAATAATCCACTCATTTGGGTATAAATCTTTAGTATTTTTATCTGAATTGCTTGGACCAAACCACTTTTGAGGGGCAACCACTTTTTTTGAATTTGATAACCATGCTCCCCACCAACTAAAAGTGCTATTGGCTATGATAGCATCAGAGCACATGGTCATTAAACATAAGTCAACATAACTACTCTTACTTTCAGATACTAAAAACCTATCATCAGAAAATAGTGCTTGATTTTTACACCAGTCAACATCATCAGAGAATATTATAACACACCTATCAGTATCAAAGCAAGATAATGCTTGCTCATAATAGTCTAAGGATAGATTAAAGTGGTTGGATGAGTTAATCAAGAAATCTCCTCTTCTAATATGAAGAGAAATTGGATTTTCAATTTCCTCCATCATCTCTTTACATGGCCCAGATATTTCATCAATAAAAGTAAAATCTTCTCGTATTTGACTTTCAATATTCTTGAACCATTTTTCAGATTGAAAAAATCCATAAAGAGAAACTTCATTGGAACAAAGATTATATAAATCCTCATCAAAATGAAATTGTTTCTCAAAAACTATTGGAGAATGCCCACGGTCTAACAATCCTAGATTATTTTGATTAACATTTGGTAATTTAAAGCAATCAAATAATTCAATCCTAAGTTTATTACCAAGAGCATCGACTACAACTTCCTTATGATTTGGAATACACCATTCGTAATTTTTGTGATGCGCTATACCACGCAATGCTGCGTACTGGAACATCTGATTTCCAAGTTGTCCCAGTTTACCCAAATGATTAAATGCTAACATTCTTTAACCTCTGCTTCAAATATTCTTGAGAAGTAAGATAAGAAACCAATTGCTCTCTACTTTGAGTTCTTATCCACTGCCAAAGATTATGATTATCGATATATTTAGGATTATGATAATGCGAGTTATGAGTTCGTTGATGCTCAAAGTGATAGATATAGTCGTTTATTCTTTCAATATTATAACCCAAAGTACTAAACCTAAAATAGAATTCAGAATCTTCCTCTCCCCATGAGACAAAATTTTCATTCCACAATCCAGCATTTATCACAGACTTTCTAGAATAAAATTGCGTCCACCCTATGCTAGATGCTTGCTTCTTGGAATGTAAATTGAGTTGACTAACATCATAATCTTTTGTAAAAGACTCAAAAAGTTGGTCAGAATAATTAACTTGAAACTGAAAGGCTCCACATCCATAAGGATACACCAAATCAGCATTTCCATTTAAAATCATATCATATGCTAAAAGGTGACTTTGCTTTGGATATACAACATCAACATCATGACTTGCGATTACTTCTGTATCAGATTCAAGTATTAGGTCATTGAGAATTTTAGTTTTATAAAAAAGCGGGTCATCACTTTTTTCAAAAATATGATTCAGATTATCAACAGAAACAAACTCTTTAATTTTTGGTAAAGCGTGTTTTTTAAAAACAGATTCAGAATCAACCTCCTTTACCAACACTTTAGACTTCGGAAAATGATAAAGTAGATAAGAAATAGAAGTTATTATATTTCTTAGTCTATCATCAGATTCAATACGAACCGGAAAGATATAAGTTAAGTTCATTTGAGAACCCTATTTTGGTCATGGTTTTCATGAAAAATAATATCCTTATGCCTATCAAATACTATTCTAGTATTTTTGTGATGTGCCTTCAATAACCAAGATGCTGGATTCCTGCCATCAGGTCGAGTACTTCCCCAACTATTATCTGATTCATAATCAATCCAATATGCTCCAACAACTTTGCCCAGTTCCTTAAAGGCTCTGTAACATAAATCAGCATCATCTTGATCTTGAGGAGCAAAGACCTCATCAAAATAATTTAACTTAATCATATCAGCATGGTCTATCATTAAAGGACCACGGCACACATTATTCCTTACAGCAAATATATTTCTACTCAACCCCTCATCCCTATTAATATGAGACTCATATCCAAATATATCACTCCAGCAATTATCAATACTCAAATCTTCTTCTTCTGACAAATTAATATGAACACTGTTTTGATTAAATCTATAATTAAAAGCGGAACGTGATGTAACCGCAAAGACATCTATAAATTCGTCGAAAGGTTTCTCAAGTCTATCATTCCAACCAGTCTCTTTAATGACCATATCATCCTGAACGATAATAACCTTATCTCCTTCACATTCACGTAGTCCAGCATTGTTTGCTTTGGTCTCAAATACATCTGGAGTATGTACAATCTTTACCTTTACATCTGGAGTACTTTTTACAAAATTATCTACTATTTGCTCTGAAGAATCGGTACACCCATCAAGAACTATTACCAATTCATATGGAGAGACCGTGTTATCAACAATTCCCTTTAGAACTTTAGGTAGCAACCAATCCTTATTATGAACCGTTAAGACTATACTATGCATCCGTCCTCACCCCACTCATAAACACCATTTGAATATTCAACTCCATCTTTATGCTCTAAAACATTCCATTGAATAAAATTTCTCACTCCAGTATGTCCCATTACACAAGGGAGATTGTACTTTAACTGTAGATTAGTTATCACACTTTGGTCATGCCTATGGTCCTGAAATCCTTCAAAATTATCTAGGCCACATTGATTTGGAATATCAGTTACGATTCTTTCATCAGAGCAATAATGAATAAACTCTTCTAACAATTTAACATTGAAGTCTGTTTTTTTAAATGCCATAAATCCATCTTCTAGTTGTATGGAATTCCAATATCGTTCCTCATCACAATTCATGTAGTAGAAACAATCCCTCTTAGTAAACCACTTGTTCACTCCAGTGTGATTTTGAGACACAAAATACTGGTCATTATCTCTCATATAATCAAGGATACATTCCTTTATTCCCGGATAAGGAACGTCACCACAGTCCATATAAACTATTACATCTCCTTCCCCAATAAGGTTAAACGCTTCGAGGATAATATAAGGTTTCCACAAAGCATATCCAGACAACCTATCCTTATCTAATATTTTTTTATTTCTTAAATAAAAATCAGTAGTTTCTAACCACTCTCTAGAAAATGGTATTACAGCATCGAAGATACTATTTGAAACAACATGTGAGATAAGATTTTCTTGATGCTCGCGATAGTTTATATCGGAGTAGTTTATATAAAAAAGTTTCATTTTCTTTTTTTCAAATATTCTTGATTTTTGTAATATTCAATAAGTTCAGATTTATTCATAGTCTTAATCTTCTCCCATTCAGAAGAATTAGAATCCATCATTGGATTATTAAACCAAGAATTATGAGTTCTTTTATGCTCTAAGTGGTACACAAAAGATGGCAATCTCCCAACTCTATATCCTAAAGTGACATACCTATAATATCTTTCAACATCTTCAGGAGCATAAGCAACGAAGTTTTCATTTTCCATTCCACCATCAATATAGACTTTGCGATTGAAGAACTGACAAAATCCATACTTAGCATCATGAATTTTTGATTTTTCCTCTAAGTATTTAAAATTAAAATCATTAACCAAAAAATCTGTGACTATTTCATCATCAGCAAATACTTGAACTTGATAATCACCGTCACCATAAGGATAAACTACATCTAATTCATCATCAACTATGGCTTGATAGGATTTAACATAACTCTCTATCGGGAGTATGATATCACAATCATAGTTAACGACAACTTTAGTTGAAGATTCCAGTATCATATCATTCAGAACTTTCTGTCTGTGAAAGGAATCTGAGGTAGACTTTTCAAAAATATGAGTTAGATTCGATACATCTCCACAAAATTCCTCTATCTGCGGCAAAGCTTTTTCAGCAAAAACAGATTCTCTATCAAGTTCTTTTATTATGATTTTAGTATCAAAGTTCGATAATAAAAAACAAGTTGAGGTAATGACGTTCCTCAACCTGTCGTCACTTTCTATTTGAATAGGAATAATAAAAGTACAATTACTTAAATCAATTTTCATCTAGAATAATCCACTCTTCAGGTATTAAGTCGGAGGTATCATTCATGGACAATTTGGGTCCAAACCAATTTTGTGGCACAACAATTTTTTTGTCATTAGATTTTTGTAACCACGCACCCCACCAACCAAGAGTGCTTGGAGAAAGAATTGCCCCATTACATAGAGACATAAGACACAAATCAGTATATGGAACTAGAGAATTTCTAAACTGACCATCTCCTTCTTGACACTGATGTGAATATTTCTCAACGGTATCATTCATTAAAAATCTATCATCATTAAAAAATTCTTGCTCCTTACACCATTCAATATCATCAGAACATACAAGAACATTGACACCAGAATCAAAATGTTCAAGTGCTTTTTTGTAATATTCAAAACTCAACACAGGGTGATAATCTTCTCTACCAATATTATCACCTCTTCTAACATGAAGAAAAATAACTTCACCAACAGAAGAAATAAATTCCTTACATGGATTTAGAATTTCATCAATAAATTCAAAGTCTTCACGGAGTTCATCTTCCACATTCTTAAAGTATTTCTCAGACTGAAGATATCCATCAAGGTTTGAACCATCTTCAATATTATTGAATAGTTCTTCATCAAATAAAAATGAATTTTCTGTTACGTTTTTTGTATCAGGATTACTGGCACAAAGGTGTTCAAAACTATAACAGTTTCTAGGAGAAACATTAGGATTAATAAATCCAATGTTATTATCTTTTAGATTAGTCAACTTGAATGGATGATGAATTCCATAGTTAGCTAATGTCTGATGTTCATCTGGCGGTATACACCAATCGAATCCACGATTAGCGGCAATACCTCTTAAAGCAGCATATTGGAACAGTTGATTACCAAATCTTCCATTTGTTCCTAGTCTATCGTACCCAATCATAGATTTACAATAAATATTGGTTCTGTAATGTTATTTTTATCATCGACAAATTTTACTCTGTCTTCGTACTTTTCAGTCAAATAATCATAAACTTCATTAAAAATTCTTTTATCATTATGAATATAGACTGAACAACCACTATTTAACAAATCAAGGCAAAGTCTATACTGTTGACTTTCAGTTAAGATATCAGTTCCCTTCTTATAGGTAATGTAATCAAAATAGAATGGTTTATTATCTTTATTCATTTTTAGATAAAAATCACAAACAAACTTAGCATGTTGTTCGTTTATTTTGTCGGTGACTGTACCTAGATTATAGTCTAAACCAACACTATTTGCAAATGCAGCAAAAGCCCTGTTGTCTCTAGGTAAGCAAGGTCCACCATAACCCAATCCATAATTGAGATACTTTCTACCAATTCTACTATCAGTTCCTATAGCATTAAGAACACTTACAACTTCATCACCACAATCTGCTAGATGAAGGACATCACCTAACATGTTTGCGTAACTAATTTTTGTGGTCAGGAAACAATTAACAGCAATTTTAGTAATTTCTGCTGCGGTAGTTGACATAGTACATATAATTGCTCGCGTAGTTTGAATTTTTTGATACAAAGTTCTAATATCAGTAATGGTTTTATCATCAGAACCATTACTAGAATCTGTACCAAGTAGAACCATATCAGCATTACGAAGGTCATTTACAATCGAACCTTGAGCAATAAACTCAGGGTTATAAAAAACCTTTACATTATTAGGAAGTTGTTTGCGGAAATTATCGCAATCGCCAGGATTTACTGTACACCCAACTACAAAATATTTTTTCCTAGTTAATTGTTCTCGATTAAAGTCATCAACAACACTCCAGACAGAGGAAACGTCATAGGAACCATCTTCCAAAGATGGCGTAGCAACGAGAGTGTAAATTAAATCACACTCTCTGATAACTTCTCTATTATCTGAAGTTGCTCTAAAGTTTTTAGCAACTTTTAAAAGACTTTGAACTTCAGGTTCATTAGTGACAATTTCTCTTTGATTAAGACTTTCAACGTAGTCTTCTCTAACATCAGAGACAAGAACTTCATATCCAGACTGTTCGCAAAGGAGAGCAAAGCAAATGCCAAGTCTCCCAGCTCCGATTACTCCAATCTTCATAGTTTAAAAGTAGGAATGGGTTGCATTTTATGTTGATTTTGTTTATTAAATTTATTAAGAATATCTACTCCAGGACCAGTTCCAAGTTCCATGGCCTCCTCCAGAACTTCATAAGAACACCCGATTTGGTCTTCATCGGTTCTTCCATCATCCCATAAACCATCTGTAGGAGCGGCATTAATAATACGTTCATCGATACCAAAATGTTTTCCAAGTTCCCATACTTCGGTTTTGTATAGGTCAGCAATAGGAGCAATATCAACTCCACCATCACCATACTTAGTATAGAAACCAACTCCATAATCTTCAACTTTATTTCCAGTACCAACAACAATACCACCAACGGTTGTTGCCACTTGGTAAAGTGTTACCATACGGAGACGTGAGCGACTATTAGCAAGAGCATGAGAACTCTCGCCATAACCGTTCATGGTTTTCTTAAAGACATTAAAAACATCAGTAAGATCGTAACGTAAAACATTTACATTATCAAAATTTTCTTTAAGCCAATTCAGATGAACTTCTGAAAGATTTTTTTGTTCTTCTTTTTGAAGGATTGGCATACCAATAGCATAAACAGGAAGTCCTGTTTTAGCAGCAATGGTTGAAGAGACTGCAGAATCAATACCACCAGAAACACCAATGACAAGAGATTTTATATTATACTCAATAGTATAATCCTTTAACCAACTTACTACTTTAAGTTCAAGTTCATTAAAATTATTAATTCTATTCATTTTCAATTTCCATGTAGTTTTTGAATTGAATTTAAGAAATCCTTTACGACATTATAATACGTACCTTTATTTTTTGCAAATTCATATCCTAATTTTTGCTTTTCCTTTCTAGCATCCTCATTAGTCAAATAGAATTCAACCTTTTCTTGAAGGTCATCATAATCAGAAACATAAACAGCAACTCCATCTGTTGCTTCTACAGCCATCTCACAGTCAGTTAAAACAACACAACCATAGGCAATTCCCTCAAAAACCCTCTCTGTTGGCAGTCCATTTCTGATATTATCATCAGAATTAAATCCTAGGCATATTTTGGAAGTTAAAAATGCCTTACTAATTCGCTCACTTTCTTCCAAAAATGGAGGCCAATAATGAATGTAGCAATTGTATTTTTCTGAGAGTTTCCTAGACCATTCCTCTTTATACCTACAACCAGAGAATCCACAATCGTATACATCATTTCTAAAAGATAGGATAGTATCCAAATCGATTGGATTTATGCTAGCAGCAAAGGGAAGAGCAACATAGTTTGGATGATTCACATATTCACGGAAGTGCTCACCAAAGTATGAAAAATCAGGTTTCCTATAATATTCGCCCGTAAAAATATATTTCTTGAACGGGAACAATCTATCTCGGTAATGATTGTTTAGAACATTATGAAATGTCCAAAAAATCCAGGTAGTCTTTTCAAATTTTTTGGACAAATAATCAAAGTCATCCATCCAATCAGATTTTCTTTGGTCGTAAAAATTATCACACACTAAGAAAATCTGTTCATCAGAATCTTCTACCCCATCAAATGTGTCTAAAGTATATGTTTCTAACCCATATAAAGAAAATCCATTAACAAATTTCATACTCATTAAGTAATGAGTTCCTTTAGTAGGATAATCAGGTGTATTCACCAAATAAATTTTTTTCATATTCAAAAGAAAAATCAATCAATCGTATTAACTTGAGAATTAATCCATTCATATGTCTTGGAAATCCCTTCTTCCAAACTCTGAGAATAATCCCAACCAAGTTTTTCGCGAATAAGATCATTATTTGAGTTTCTTCCACGAACTCCAGTAGGAGCATCTAGATTATATTCTTTATTCACATTCTTAGAAGAAACTTTTGCGGCAGTATCTACAAGTTGATTGATAGTGACCATTTCTTCTGAACCAATATTAACAGGTCCAATAAAATCGCCATCCATCAGACGCCTAGTTGCTTCGATACATTCATCAATATAAAGGAATGAGCGGGTCTGTTTACCATCTCCCCACACTTCAATAGTGCCACCCTCTTGAGGTAAAGAAGCTACTTTACGGCAGATTGCTGCAGGTGCTTTCTCTCTTCCACCTTCCCAGGTTCCTTCGGGACCGAAAATATTGTGGTAGCGAGCAACCCTAACTGGAATGCCATAATTGCGATGATAAGCAAAGTACAGTCGCTCTGAGAAGAGTTTTTCCCATCCATATTCAGAATCTGGGTTAGCTGGATATGCCGACTCTTCACGACAATCGGGATTATCTGGGTCAAGTTGATTGTGCTCTGGATACATGCAGGCAGAACTAGAATAAAAAATTCTGGTTTTATTCACTCCCCTAAAATCATTGAGTTTACGTTGTGCCTCAAGAAAATTAAGATTAATGGTGGCAGAATTATGCATGATATCCGCATCGTTTTCGCCAGTAAAAACGAAACCTGCTCCACCCATATCGGCAGCAAATTGATAAACTTCATCAAAAGTGTCAATATATTTTGATGCTACAAAATGATAAAAGTTCCCAAGATATCCTTTAAATTGAACAACTTTTTCTACGAAAGCAGCATCTCTTAGGTCACCCTGAATAAACTCATGTGCTTCGGTTTCAGAGAACTCTGGTCGCTTCAAATCTACACCACGTACCCAGTATCCCTCTGCTCTCAGTCTCTTTACCATATGACTTCCAATAAAGCCACCAGCACCAAAAACAAGTGCTGTCTTCTTATAATCGCTCATAGATTAAATTAAACTCTTTGTATATAGTATACTAAAAAAGGTGGGTTTATGCAACCCACCTCAGTAATTCAGGCTCGCCACCAATTCTTTGACTGGAAATTGGAAACCAGGCGGGAGAGAGTCCCATCCGCACCAACGGCATTTGAGAGATGACGTAAACTCATAATAGGGTCATTTTGACTCCACCACTTAGTTTTAAGAAACTAAGAAAAGTTGGGTTAATTTTGATATTTCGGAGATACCAAAAAATGCACATAGAAATAGTACATCCCAAAGTTTAAGTTTAATAGCGAAAGGTACTGTGAGTAGTCCTCCAATAACTTTTATTATTAAACCATATTTAAAATCTCCCCATAACATAGTTTGATAACCGATTATGAGAAGAATATTTCCAATCCACCGAAGTAAATCAGATTTAGACATAAGAGGTTTTGCTCCCGACCAGTGCTGTTAAAGTCCATCCGTGACTATTTAATCATCCTCATCGTCTGCAATATAACATGGAACTCTATCTGGATCTAACCAACGCGCATAGTCAATGTCTTCCATAGCAGTAGTACATTGTAAACCATTATCAAAAAGATAAATGTCATTCCAACGTTTAGTATATTCGTTTTGTTTTTGCATACGATAATCAGGTTTACCGTTGATTTCAATAATACCTGCTTCTATAAAGCGATATCCTTCTCGTTCCAAAAGAACTTTGGTTTTCATGCTACCTCAACAGATTCCAGATCAGCAAGAACATATTCCATAAGCATTTCATAATCATCCAAAGGATCACCAGAAAATACTACACCTTCGTTTTCGTAGTAGCGGCGAACCTTTTTGTAGAGTTTCGGATTCTTTACATCAAGGTAGAAATCGCCATTTGCCGCGCCACGAAGGGTTTGAACGTCTTTCTTGAATTTTGCTGTGAGAGTCATTGTTTTGAATGTTGACCTTAGTATTATAAGGGGTTGACTTAGAGAAGTCAAGACGGACAGTAGAGTTTCTGTCCTATGCTGGTTGTCGGGATCGAACCGACCTGTCTTGCCTTATGAGGGCAGTGCTTTCTCCAGAGAGCTAAACCAGCAAAGTAGGGATGCCTGGACTTGAACCAGGATGACTCCGTTATAAGCAGAGCGCATTGACCTTTATGCGACACCCCCTTAAGACCAAATCATTATAGGAGATTTGGAACCCTTCGTCAAGACCCTTCTTCGTGGTCTGTGTGAATCTTAACTATCTCTTCAAAATCCACATTTGCTTCGTTACATATACTTATCACTTCTTTATACGGAACTATAACAGCGTTTCCGTGCTCACTCGTAATGATAAACGATTCGCCATTTTCAACTCTATCCATTAAATTGTCAAAATTTGATTGAAACTGTTCGATTGTAAATGTTTGAAGTTCGTTAAGTTCTTGATTCATTTTCATAAAGTATTTTATGAGTCGGGGTGAGAGGGATCGAACCTCTGTCTTCTTGCTCCCAAAGCAAGCCGTCTACCGCTGACTTACACCCCGTTACTTATCTCTATGTATAAACATAATACCAGCAAAAGGAACAACTGTCAACCCCATTCCACATAGAAAAAGAAATAATGGATTTGAAGCGAGTGATTCTACGATGTGAAAAATCATCTTCCCCTCCAGTTCTTATATTCATAATACATGTACTGATCCACTTCGTCAAGTCCTGATAAAGGAGCATTTACTTCACAGTTAGACCATTCGATACAAAACTGTTTAATATCATGATTATGTAGTACAGAATGCCCGTACATTCTTATAAAAGAAGACATAGCAAAATTATATCTTTGTTTATTGTGGATATGCATGTGTAAGTCCCCAATAAATCCAAGACGCAATCAATGTAGCATAAATGAAAGTGAAAATAAAAAGTGTTTTAAACATTTTCTTCGTCCTCATCTTCATAAGTTGATGGTTCTTCAAACAGTTCTTCCATTTTTTTCTGAAGAACTCTTTGCTGCAAATTCTCCAAATCTTCTTCTGTTATCATTTGTCTTTTAATAATTCTTCTATTCTTTTACGCATGTTATTACTATCCTGCTTTAGATAGTCTCTCAAAGAATAACCTCTCTGTCCTCGCAAAATACAAGTTCCTTGGTAGAACATAGTAGCAGCAAATACTAGTAAAAAAACAATTCCAATTATTTCAGAGTAATATTTAGCCATGGAAAAATAGGAGGAATAACTCCAACTAACCTTAAAAGTCCCTCAGCAAATAAAGCAAGAACCACCCAACCAACGCACATACTAATGATAGAAGCATTACGATTGTGTCGTCGTATTGCTGCATCGATCATCTCCTGAACTTCAGAACGACTAACAAACTCATCGTGAGGATCCATCACTTTTCATCTCCAAGAAACTTTGCCAAAGGGTCTCTTCTAGTTTTAACTATTTCAACTGCTCTTTTATAAAACATATTGTCGGTATTGCCAGAAGTTTCAAAGGTTTCTTTGATCTTCACCCAATTATCATAGGTGTGTTGATCCATAAGGTTTAAGTTGAATACTACTAGTTATTCTAGTAAGTGCTTTAAACTTGTCAACTATGTGTTGATATCAAGAAAGTGTTGAAGAAATTATTAAATTTTAAAATGAGAATGAACTTTTTCTAAAAAATTTCTAACTGTATTTACAGATGCTTCTGACTGTTTTTTAAATACTAATGGTAATAAGTCTATCGTAGATGATGCAAGTTCTAAATCATCAATCCCATAAGCAATTCCTGGCCAAAAAGTAGATCCATCTATTTCAGGAAGAAATTGATGCCCTGGAAGATGTTTAGACCATTCATTTCTAGAAACTCCATCCATCGGTTGAACCACAGAAACACACCCGCATAAGGCGGATATAATTAAATGAAATGTATGAGGATCATAAGAATATAAAATACGTCCTTTTTGATAATAAGAAATATAATCTTTCTGAGTTTTACAGATATCCTCTAATAAAATAGATTCATTTGAGTGAATTTTATTAGTTTCACTATACCTATTACGTCCTTTTCTAATAATATAAAATTCTTCAGTTCTGTCTTTAATACTATTATCACGAACCCATTTTTTATTTAAATGGTAAATGTTCATTATCTGTTCATCAAGGTCACGATTTTTTGTTATGTATTCTGCTGACCAATATACCCATAGATCATTTTCTCCCCAAGTAGAAGAAAAATCTGTGGGATTTAGATAATAAAGAATCCATCTAACACATTTTTTAATTCCAAGAGGATTTCCTTCAATAATTTCAGGATATATTACAATATCATTTTCAATATCAATTATGTCATGAGTAGCAATAGGTATATTATTAATTAATACAGAAGTGTCAAGTAATGATGAGATTTGTAAATCCCAAGAAAACACATAAGCATCATATCCCCAGTCTATTAATATCTGAGCAAGATTATAAAGAGCTGTACAACCTCCACAATCGTTGATTTCCAATGGAGCGTAAATTATAAATTTCATATTAATTTAATTTTTGGTTTCCAATTAAACATTAAACTCACTCTACGATTTTCCACATGTATGTAAGACTTACATTCTTTTTTATTTAACTTGATATTTAAATAACCAAAAGATGAAATTGTAGATAAAATTTCTTTAATTGTTAAACTTTGCGAACCAACAACAAACATTTCATGCTTTATATTTAATTTTTTTTCTATACACTTTTGAATCAATTCAATAAAATCATCAACATGTATTATGTCAATTCTAGTGTCTAAATTTGCGTAAAGTTCAAGTACATTTTCAGTATTAACTATGTTAAAAAGTTTATCAACTAAACCATTAGGTCTATTTAATGGTAAATTTTTTCCTCCCCATATATTAGAAACTCTTAATACAATAGTTTCACACTCAACGGTTTTCAAAATATTTTCAACTTGTATTTTAAGGTCTCCATAAAGGGTTTTTGAGTTTACTAAAGTATTTTCATCAACTGTTCTTTCATATCCAGTATAAAGAGCGGGAGAACTAGATGTAAAAATTATTTTACCATTTGGATTTTTCTTTGAATAAAAATCAAATATTTTTTTACTATTAATTACATCATACTTTATAAATTTTTCAAACTCATAATAACTATTTTTTATTGAAGAACTCCAAGCAAAGTGAATTAAACAAGATTTTTTATGCGATTTAAATATATCTTGCGGATCATCTCTATACGAAATTGTAGTGATTGGACCTTTATATAGTTCTAAAAATCGTTTTCCTATTAATCCATTTGATCCAGTAACATAAATCATATTTACTTATTTGAATTTAGATACAATTTCTCCAATATATTCTATCATAGGTTCAGTAATAGTTGGAGAGCACCCAACAAAAAATACTTTTTCTAATACTTTAGATGCATTTGAATATTTTGTATAATCATCTAAATGATTATACCCAGGGTGCATCAATATATTTCCAGCAAAATAATTTCTTGTTTGGATTTTATTAGATTCTAAGTAATTTATTAATCTATTTTTAATATCTTTTGAATCACAAATAACAGGGACACCAAACCAACTAGTTTCTGCTTGTGGTAGTTCATTAATACTATGAACTCCAGGGATCTTTTCAAAGTATTCTTGAATTTTTACCTTGTTCAATCTACGAAGATAGTGAATCTCTTCAAACTTTTCAATTTGAACAGATCCAACTGCCCCCTGAAAGTCCATAGGTTTTAGGTTGTAACCCATCTGGCTATAGACATATTTGTGATCTATTATTCCATCATAGTTTTGAATCCAATTATCAAATCTCTTACCACATACACCACATGAAAGAAGATTTTGAGAACCCATACAATGACAATCTCTACCCCACCAAGCAAGACTACGAGAAATATTAATCAATTCTTCGTCATCACTAGATATCATTCCACCTTCACCTGTGCAAATATGATGTGCTGCATAAAAAGAACAAGATGCTGCAATCGCATAATCAGTTAAATACTTATCATTCCATTTACTACCAAGAGAGTCGCAATTATCGGCAACCATATAAATTTTATTTTTTTCGCAGATATCAATAATCTGATCAAAGTTATAAGGATTACCTAAAACGGGAGAAGAAAAAATGGATTTAGTTTTTGAAGTTATTTTATCTTCAATTTGTTTTAAATCCCAATTAAGATCAGAAAAATTGATATCAACAAAAACAGGGGTTAATTTATTTTGAACGATTGGAGCAATTGTAGTTGGAAATCCAACACATGATACTATAATTTCATCACCATCTTTCCACCCGAATCTTTTTTTGAGTGCAGCAATCATTATTAGATTTGCTGAACTTCCAGAATTAACCATTAAAGAATATTTTTTATTAAATTTTTTAGAAAATTTATTTTCAAATTTATTTACCTCTTCACCTGAAGCCAACCACTTACCCTTCAAAAATGAATGAAAAATAGTTTCAATTTCACGATTGTCCCAATAAGGTCCAGAATAATAAACATTTGACTCACCAGGAATAAATTTTTTATTACTAGTTATGTAAGGATATAAAGATTCATCCTCGGAAATAGAATTTAAAAAATTTTTAACTTGTTCCGTCAATTCCATTTTGTATTATATAAAAAATATTTTTAAGCGGAAAGAGTGGGATTCGAACCCACGGTGCTATTAACACGACGGTTTTCAAGACCGTTTCCTTAAACCACTCGGACACCTTTCCAATAAAGTCCTCAGCGGACTTCAAAATCAAGTCGTCTCACTTTACGTTGACGACGTGCCTCTTGCCAAGCAATGTCTTGCGATGACAACACACCTTTACTTTGATTTTGTTTTAAACAGTTTAACATAACAATCTGAGATAAGTCAAGTGCTGAAATCTTATCTCCACGAATTGTTGCCATATTTGAGCAACCACAAGTTATAGTTCTTGTTGGATGTCCTTCCAACTCTCTACCGCAAGTACGGCATCTTATTTTTAAGTTTTCCATAATTTCAATTATTCTTCAGTTGTTTCTTCTTCTATTTCTTCAATAACTTCTTCGATGATTTCTTCTTCTACTTCTTCTTGAACTCTTTTTGAACTTGTATCTGAAAATGAACGGAGCATCCAAACAAACTTGCCGTGAGACTCCATTAAATCCTGAACTAGATTTGCTGTAGCATATGACTTTTGTTCTTCTGCTTCTTCAGATATTTTACCCATCATATCACAAAAATCAATATTTGATTGAAGAAGGTCAGAAATCATTCCTTCAGCATTCGCAGAACTTGATGCTTCCTTGATTTTGGATACTTCAAGAACACGATTTAAACTACTCAAAGGTTTTACGTTCAAATATCTCATATGCTCTGATAATCTATCAATTTCTTTAAAGATAGTATTATACTGCTCTCCAAAAAGAGTATGAAGTTGTTGAAAGTCCTTTCCAACAACATTCCAATGATAGACCCAAGTTTTATGAAATAGAACAAAAAGTGATGCCTGAGCATCACTTAAGAGTTTAAACAGTTTTTCCATTATACTCTTTTTCTAAGTATTTATCAAGTGGGCGATACTGGAATCGAACCAGTGACTCATTCCTTGTAAGGGAATTACTCTACCGCTGAGTTAATCGCCCGAAAGGTGATGAGTGCCCACCACCCGCAGAAGACACTTTCTGCAACGAGCGGGGGTGATCAAGTCCCCGACCTAAGAAAACTTAGGATTTAATGAGTCGGATATGATGATCCCGACTCTTATGATAGAATCGGATATTTCCAATCCTATCAACTCCACAACCTGGATTCGAACCAGGGACCAAGTGATTAACAGTCACCGACTCTACCGCTGAGCTATTGTGGAATAAGAACCTTGTAAGGTTCAGAGCGGGTAATCGGAATCGAACCGGTGACTCCAACTTGGAAGGATGGCATTTTACCCCTAAACTATACCCGCATAAGACAATCATAAACTATTTAAGTTTGATTGTCAAGTGCTCCAGAGAAGATTTGAACTTCCACGCTTTTTAAGGCGGCGGATTCTAAGTCCGCTGTGTCTACCGTTCCACCACTGAAGCTAAAGAGTTTCTATTTGAAAAAGTTTCAGTTTGCGAATGACAATTTGGGCATAATAATCTTAGATTATTTGGATTATTATCATAAGGAGAACCATTAATATGGTCAACTTGCAATCTTAATTTTTTTCCATTCCAAATAGAAGAGATACCACATTCTGAACAATTGTTTCCTCTTTCTTCTACTAATAGTCTATGTAGTATATCTCTTTTGCAAGATTTACCTTTAAACTTTGTATATTCAGAAAGAGATTTCCATTTATTCTTACCACCATATTGCCTGATTTGTTTGGTGTAATCAGGTTTATAGTCAGGTATCCATTTTTTATACCTAGACCTTAAGGTATCAATTTTACAATTTAATTCTAAGCATAACTCTGTTGGAGATACTCCAGAAAGTAAAGAATCAATAATGTAATCTTTCTTTTGATCTAAGTCTGTTCTCATTTTGGTAAACTTGCTAGTATTATTTATAAGCATATCTACCAATATTTGTGGTGGTAGGAGGGATCTCTATGTGCGGACAGAATCACCTTTTCCTTCATCTAGTCGTAACCAGCGAGAGGGATTGCACTTCCTACATTTTGATGGAGTAAGTGTGATATACCTCATAAGGATATAACAGTGACTTACCCTCTATCACTTTTATATATGAAGATTAATCTTCAACGGGTTAGGAGGGACTCGAACCCCCGACCAACTCATTAGAAGTGAGTGGCTCTATCCATCTGAGCTACTAACCCAAGAGACCTCCAGGTTTGTGCATCGTTGAGAGGCATGGGAGGGGCAGGACTTACACAGAGTTTGGACCCCTGTTGCCTATGAGACAATCATACCAGACTTAGATTTGATTGTCAAGTGATCTCTCAACCACCTTTTAATAATACACTGATTCAGAATCTTTGTCTACTTACTTAGGTCAGTTGTAGAACTGTCTAAGCATCCATCTACCCAAGGTGAACAAAGTCTCATTTCTCCTCCAAGTTTCTTACACTCTTCAGTATAACACTTAGAAGTATCTAGAGACTTCTCTATCAACCTCGACAAAGGTATTCTAGAGGTTCCATCGTCTCCTGTCAAGAGTTCATATTCTCTGATTGCTTCATCAACATCACGTTCTACTCTTCGCTTTATAAGGTTCGGATCTTGCCTTATAACATCGTTGATTATGGTCTGAGGAAACAGAGTCCTCTGAACCTCATCTAAGAGGTCCCAGAGGCGCTCTGAGGGCACTCCTGAGCATTGTGAGAGGGTTGCTACGATACCACTGAGTATGACGCTTATAAGGATTATCTGCTTCTTATCTGGTCTCTTCTTACCGAAGTTAAAATTGAACATAAAAAAAGAGGAGTAGCAACCACTCCTCTATATTTATTAAGCAGATGCCTTTGCTTCCTTTCGGGTAGTCTTCTCTTCTGAGATTTCTCCTCTACGTGCCTTAGCAAGTTTAGTCAATTCTTGAAGTGCTTTACGTGCTCTGGTGCCCGCCGCACTATTTCCGTTTACAAATTTTTCATCTTCGATTTGCCAAGTTGCAAATGCATCAGAAATTAGTTGTGTAGTTTCAGACATAATACTCCTCAAAAAAATAATTAGGATTAAGTATATATACGTCTTTTTTATATTAAAAAAGAGGAGTTTTTACACTCCTCTTTTCAGTTAATTTATTTAATTTTTCAAACCTCTACCGTAATCAGTTTGTTGACATATTCATAGGCATAATGTGTTCGGGCACCATGAATACCCCAACCAATCCAACTGTACGCATAGTTCATGTAGCGATCTATTGATTTACCAGGAGTTTTCATTTTCTCCTCAATTCTTTGCCACTGAACCTCATTTGTCAGATAACGTAATTGTGTATGAAGTGCTGATGGATCCCCACCATACTTCTTAGCAAAATCACCCAATCCATAATAACGATCGGCAGATGTCCATTGGATTAGTCCGTAACCACGCCAGCAGCCACGGTAACTAGTCCTACTACCACCTTCACAAATATTAGGCACGAACATAGATTCTTGCTTAATATTTCCAAGAATAGTAGCAAGGGCGTTTCTGTCTTTTATACCATAATCCTGGAGAAATGCCAGGGTGGCATTTTCATTCTCATTACACCCTTTACAAATTAGCCTTTTCTCTTTAGGCTTTGGTGGTGCAACCTCTAGGATTGCTGTCTTCTCAGGTTCAAACTCTTTAATAACGGAATAAGGTTTATCCACTGGAGGGGGAGGACCTTGCAGTTTATAACTAGAGAAAGGCAGTGATGCCGTATTGGTTGTAACCATTGCAACAAGAGGAACGGCTACAGTAAAGATGTTTAACATTAAAATCGATTGAACTCTACATCCGTATAGAGAAAGGGGTACACCTCTTTCTCAAGAGGCAATCTCCACGGCTCTAAATCACATTCAAATTCTCATAATAAAAAACCCTGCTCATAACAGGGATTTTAACATTATAAGTTTTTATTTAGATTCTGTCAATCTTCAGGTTCTAATGAAACAATCTCAAGTTCATCTCCTTCAGGTTCAATCCACTCATAAAATTCTGCAAGAATAGCACGAGCGTCCTCTTTATTGATATTCATATCTGCTGCACGATCAAGAGACCAAGTTCTTACGTGTGCCACAATATCTTCAGTCGTTGCATTCATAATAATCTTTTCGGAAGTATCGGGACAAGACATTGGAATTGTAGAATGCTGGTTCTCCATTGTCAAGTCCTTCCGTGAGGACATTATTGACGAAGAGTTGTCGTGTCTCTTCGTAGTTTGTTTTGCCTTTTGTTTTATGTAATGATAAGATAGTTCGACTAAAATTTTCTCTGCCCAATTTATCAACGTCTTCTTTAAGTTCTGGACAAGACCCATAGTATTCTTTCCAATTAGATTCTGATTTTACTTTACGTTTTTTTCCTTTCGGAGTTCTAAACTGCCAGAGGTACTTTCTTCCTATGTATTTTCTACCGTTTAGTTTATTTTCTATTAGATAAACAAAACCAAAGTAGTCTCCTATGTCAGCACTAGTAAAAGGATTTCCATTATAACTCCATGGATTGTCATAGTCAATATCTATACTCATCAATTATATCAAGGACTTCGTTCAGATATTTATGTGCCAGTCCTTTCATATCCATTTCTGGGCGAATATGATCCTTATAAAGATTATCTTTTAGTTTTAATACACGAACTCTAAGTTCTTCTTTGGATATTTGATTTTTAGGCATAAAAATAGGGGAGATTACTCTCCCCTATCTATAATATTTTAGGTACTTATACCAATCCATTCTTTATAATAGTCATAATCTCCAAACAAATAATCATCACATTCTGCTGCTTCCTTATATGCGTTCAGGATTTCCTGCTCGCACCATTCATCATAATTGGAATCCTGCGAAAGTATTTTTGGTAACATCTTGTTTAATTCCTCCTACTACATAGGACTCAACTTCCGTTTCTTGTGGTGCCACCTGAAGACCTTTAGAAGAAATCCAGTGCTGAGTCCAAGGAAGAGGATTATTATTTGCTGAAATATCATATTGTGGTTTAAGACCAATTGCCTTAATCCTACGATTTGCAATCCATTCAACATATTGCTGAAGAAGTTTATCATTAAGTCCAATCATACTTCCATCCTTGAACAGATAATCTGCCCATCGCTTTTCTTCATTTACAGCACGATCAAACATAGCATATGTCCATTCCTCTTCTTCTTTCATAATCTGCTTCATTTCTGGATCGTCACCATCACGCCACTTATTCAGAATATTCTGAGTAATAGCTAAATGTTGGTTTTCGTCTCTTGCGATGAGAGAGATAATCTTGGCAGAACCTTCCATGAGCTTGAGTTCACCAAAGGCGAAACTACAAGCAAAACTAACGTAGAAGCGAATACCTTCAAGAATATTAACGTTTGCGACTGCTCTGTACAGTTTTCGTTTAACATCGTTGAGTGATTCCTTTGCGTATGATACTCCTTCAAGATTATGCATCCAAGTATCGGATACACCATACTGGTGTGATGATTGAATGAAGTCATCATAAGACTCTGTAACGCTCTTAGCACGCTCCAGAATACGCTCATCGGTCACAATTTTATCAAACACTTCACTTGGATCAGAATACACATTTTTAATAATGTAAGTGTATGAGCGTGAGTGAATCATTTCCATGAATCCCCACACTTCCATACATGCCTCCAACTCAGGAAGTGAGCAGTATGGAATAAATGCCATACCAGGTCCACGTCCCTGAATAGAATCAAGCATAATCTGATACTTCAAGTTAGAAGTATAGATGTGTTTTTGTTCTGGACGAAGTGTTTGATAATCTCCACGATCTTTCTGGAGAGACACCTCTTCGGGTCTCCAGAAATATCCTAGTTGCTGAGTAGTTAGTTTATCGAATATGGGATATTTGTATGAATCATATCTTTGAATTCCTAAAGGTTTACCAAAAAACATTGGTTGTTTTTTGGTATTAACTTGTTCTGTATTAAAAACAGTCATTCCTTTAATTTGTGTTTGCTGATCTTCCGTTGAAGAAATTTTAAACTGCACAGGATTCACACTCTCCCTCCTCTACTGAACTTAACTCACTTAGCAAATCTTGAAGATTGGGTTTCTCTTCTACTACCTCATCAGTCTTAATATCATAAGTGTTTTGGTAGTATGAAGTTTTCCACCCGTACTTGTATGTAGTCAAAAAGTCATTTGCCATTACTGACACAGGAACTTCATTATTATCATAGTTTTCTGGATTATAACTCCAGTTTCCAGAAATTGCCTGATCAAAGAACTTTTGCATCACAGCAACAATATTAATATAACCAGTATTACTAGGCATATCCCACAAAAGCGTATAATTGTTCTTAAGTGTTTGGTACTGCGGAACGATCTGCTTAAGTGGACCTTTCTTGGATTTTTTAATGGACAGGAATCCGCGAGGGGGTTCAATTCCATTTGTTGCATTTGACACAACGGAACTGCTCTCCGATGGCATCTGTGCGGACAATGTTGAGTGTCTGAGACCGTGTTCCAGGATTGATGCTCTAAGAGTTTCCCAATCATGTTGCAATTTAATAGAAGAAATTTCGTCTACGTCTTTCTTGTAAGTATCGATAGGAAGAATACCATCTGCATACTTTGTACGTCCAAAATATCCACAATATCCTTTTTCTTTAGCAAGTTGATTAGATGCCTTGAGAAGATAATATTGGAAAGATTCGGAAAGTCCATGGACCGCATCCCATGCTTCTTGAGAGTCATAATTGAATCCAAGTTTTGCCAAATAGTGGGCGAGACCAATAAAACCTACTCCAAGAGATCTACGTGCCTTTGTAGCAATTTCTGCAGCACGTACAGGATACTTCTGATAATCAATTAACTCTTCAAGTCCACGAACAGAAAGATCACAAAGTTCCTCAAGTTCTTCATCAGATTTGACTTTACCAACATTAATTGCAGAAAGAATACAAAGAGCAATCTCGCCATTCTCATCATCAATATGTTGAACTGGGTAAGTTGGTAGAGTAATCTCTTGACAAAGATTACTCATTTCAACCTTATCTTTAAAAGAAGAATGTGAGTTACAGTGATCGATATTCATAATATAGATACGACCCGTTTCCGCACGTTCTTTAAGAAGGTTAAGGATGAGTTCCTGTGCTTTAACAGTTTTTTTCTTAACGGACGTATCTTTTTCATACGCACAGTAGAGTTCATCAAATCCAGGGAGTCCAAAGCGATCATAAAGTTCAGGTACATCATGCGGAGAGAAAAGCGTGATCTCACCATCTTGAATAAATCTTTCATAGAACAACTTAGAAATCTGAATAGAGTAATCAAGTTTACGGACACGATTATCTTCCGTTCCCTTATTATTCTTAAGAACTAGAATATCTTCTATTTCTTGGTGCCAGATTGGGAAGTGGACAGTTGCTGATCCACCACGGATGCCATTTTGAGTGCAGCATCGGACAGTTGCCTCAAACTTTTTGAGGAAAGGGACAACACCTGTGTGCTGCACTTCTCCGCCACGGATTTTGCTGTTGATGCCACGGATTCGACCTGCGTTGATGCCGATTCCCGCCCTTTGTGCAACGTATCGACCAATAGCCATATCACTGCTAAAGATACTATCGAGGGTGTCATCAACATCAACAAGAACACAGCTAGCGAATTGTCTAAGTGGCGTCCTAACGCCTGCCATAATGGGGGTAGGGATGTTGATTTTGTGCTTGCTGATTGCGTCATAATACCTCTTTACATATGACATTCTGGTTTCTTTGGGATACTCTGCAAAGATAGTCAGAGCAATCATCATATACATGAACTGAGGAGTCTCATATACTCCACCGCTACTTCTATCTTGTACGAGGTACTTATCAACAACTTGACGTAGACCCGCATAAGTGAATAAGAAATCGCGGTCATGGTCAATATAAGAATCAGCGCGATTAATTTCTTCTTGAGAATACTTATTATAAATGTCATTATCATAAACTTCCTCAGTAACACATTGGATAATGTGCTGCTCAAGTGTGGGAAGTTCTTTCATTTTTCCATACAGTTGCTTGCGCACAGAAAAAAGAAGTAGACGTGCAGCAACGTATTGATAGTTGGGATGTTCAAGATCAATTAGATCACTTGCACTACGAATTAGGATTTCTTGAATCTCTGCAGTAGTGATTCCATCATAGAATTGAATTCCAGAAGTCATCTCAACTTGACTCGCAGAGACCCCTGCAAGACCCTTACAGGATTCTTCGACCATCAGATGCATTTTATCTAGGTCAAGAGACTCAATTCGTCCATCACGTTTTTTAACCTTTGTACCGTTACTCATACTTTCTTCCAGGCAGTAAATTTAAGTTTTGCTTCTAATCCAGAGTAGATATTAGATTCTACCACACTCTGAACATCAAGTCCAGATAGAACCATATCATTGATGTCCTTCTCTTTTATTGTTGAAGGCCAGATGACAACTTTTTGTCCATCCTCGATAACACGGGAAATTCTTGATAGGATTTCTGTATTACGTGGTTCGTTATCGTATATCCAAACACAATCGCGAATATCCCACTTAGTAACATCACCATCAGCTCCACACAAAGCAATTGCGTTGCGAATGAAGGTTGAGTCGAACGGACCTTCGGTGATGTAGACAGTTTCACTTTTTTGGACTTCATCGAGACCATAGATTTTTGGTGCGTCATCGTCAAGCATTATAGTGATGTATTTAACCTTACTGGGACCAAGTGCTCTTCCCTGAAATCCGACTAGATTATTTTGATAAAACAAAGGAATAATAATCCTTGGTTCATCTTTATCTGTGCTGTCGAATGTTTGGCGAAGAGAGTTGGTCCACTCCTTAAACTTTTCGGCGTAATAATAGTTATCTGGATTTAATTTTCTACTTTCCAGATACTTCTTTGCATCAAAGTTTGATGATGCTTTAGGTAAATTTATTTTTGATTTAAACTTTGGCGTTTCAAATTTAAATACAGGTTCTTCTACTGTAAAGTTTTTTCCAGTATGTCCTTCTTTAAACTTTTCAAAAGTATACTGCTTATAGATTACACTATCAATCTGCTTTAAAAAGTTATTAAAAGATATGTTGATACCGCAGTTATGGCATTTAAAATTTGTATTATTTTTTACCTGATACAAATATCCCCTTGCTTTATTTTTATTCTTTTGCGAATCTCCACAAATAGGACAACGAAAATTATAAAGATTGGGTTTTACTTTTTTAAACTTTTGAAATCTACCAGATATCAAATTGATGTATTTAACATCAACAAAATCCATGACAATACAGTGAGGTGTCCATCTATTCTACCAGACTATCTGGTCTTGTCAAGACACAAAACAGTTATAAGACACGTCCACTTTATAACTGAATTTGTAATTTTTTGAAGGGAATAAATTGTTGTCTTATTTTTAGTTTTCATTGGCCCTGTCGCCAACACTCAACTATTTATTTTTTTATTTGTACTTGAGAAGAATCTGGTGTTAGAAGATCTATAACCATATGAGATTGAGAAAGTCCAAAGGAAATAACAGCAAAAACTCCAATGATTATCCAACGAAACTTTATAACTTCTTCTAGTTTACTTTCTATTTTTTCTATTCTTTCAGTTACTGCATCATGTTGATCTTTATTTTCTAATTTTAATTCTTCAATTAGTCTGCCAATATAATCGTCTGCTCTATGAGATTGTTCTATTCTTTCTTCATGAACAGCAAGCATTTTACTAATATTTTGACTAGTTTTACCCATAATCTGTATTGCTTCGTCAATCTTTCTCATCATAATCTCATATGAAGAAAGTCTTTCTTCTAAAACAGCAATTTTAGTGTCTGTAGAAGTATTTGAATTAAACATCTCTTTAGTGAGTTATTATTTCCTAGACTACCGAAACAAATAACTCAAGTAGTTTTGTTATTATTTATTGTTCCGATTTCTTCCACCTTTTACGAGAACCAGGTGGAAGTTTGATTTGTGGGCCTCGTCTTCTTCTTAATCCCATCACAGGACTAAATCCACCTCTAGTTTTTGGATCTCCAGAATCAGAAAAAGCACCAGATCCTCCAGGAGGATTTGCTGTCATCATTTCTTCTCTGATTATAGAAATAATTCTATCAAGTTTCTTGGGATTCATTGTAGATTTTATACAATTCGGAGAGACAGTTTAAATCAACTTGTACGTCGTGAATATAACATTTTGGATACTCAGGCAGTTTTCCAAGAAATATAATAAATGTTTTCATTGCGGACCACAAATCCTCTTCTATCTTATAGAAAAGCATAGGAGTTGTTGCATCACCAAAAATATTATAAAGAATAATAAAATGATTAAGAAGAAGATGAGATTTTAACTGACCTGTATTCTTATATCGTTTCAATAATCTTTTAATATACTTAAAGTGATTTAAGTCTTTTTCAAAGTCTTCTTTTGTTACTGCCTGAGGATTTTCATAATGTTTAATAGCAAATAAAAGAAAGTTATCCTCATTCAACTCATCAAATAACATATTCTATTAATATCATACAGTTGGATCTGCGTCATAGATAGGAACGTTTCCAGTCTGGATACCAGACATTGCAACAAGAATTTCCTTCTTAACTCTCAAGTTACCTTCAGCATCCTTATAGGTGGTAACTCCAACCCATCCTGCACCAATTTCATATACAGTTCCAGCAGAAGCACCAACACCCTCAGTTGCAACACCAGCAACATAAGTATTGCGCCCACCAGTTACACGTGTAAATGTAATAGTTGCACCAGTCGTGATTCCTGCTGAAATTGTTGATCCAAGTGAAACAGTTGTAGCACCGATTGAAGAAACTACAGCACTGACTCCACCACTAGCAGTAAGAGTATCTGTAACAAGAATTCCAGTTGTGCTAGCAACAGCAACGATGCTGGTTCCGATTGATGCTCCAGGAGCAGATGCAGTTGTCACAACAGCATTGATTGTCTCTCCAGCAGAACCTTCGTGCTTCTGACTATAGTAAACATCAAGAATAGTATACTTTGGTTCCTGGTTTACAGTGAACTGAGCTCCAGAAATGGTAGCTCCACTAAGACCATTGGTTGAACCAATTGATAATTGAGTGGTGCTAGCAATACCAACGATTACAGCATCACCATAATAGGTGCCACCAACAACATCGCCAAAGCGGATAACATCTCCAGTTCCAGCGGCACCAACATTACCAAAAGTTGTACCACTTCCAGTAACAACGCCAGTTTGGTAATCTAAAGATACTGTTCCACCAGAAAAAATGTTATCTTTGTCTCCCCAGAGTGCCATGTTTTTTCCCGTAAAAATTATTTGATATGAATATTTATAAAAAAAGGAGACCTTACTTTTGGTCTCCTTTGTAATTTATTTTAAAAAATCAATCACTTACAACCTTTAAGAAGCGCAGTTCTCACTGTGCCTGCAATTAGATCATCGATATCATTATCAGTAGTATTTACATAACGATCAAGAAGTTCACAAACAAGTCTTTTTGTATGGCAAGAATTCATTGCTGCTAAAAGAAGTGGTTTTACGACCTCTACTAATACTCCCATAATGACCTCCTATAAAAGATATCCTTCTCTATTTAGGAAATTGAAGATAAATCAACGCCCTTTTGTGCCGCCATTCTTTGTTTGGTGGCAAATTCTTTTTTTGCAGAATCTGCTTTTATTTTTGCTTGTAAAACTTGATTGACCGCAGATGGATTTTGGGGTTTCTCTTGGGGTTGATTTAGATCAACTGCTTCACCCATCTTTTGTTGCTTTCTTCTTCTTTGTGTTTCTTTTGGTGACCCTGAAGGAGAAGTATTTTTTCTAATTCCAATTTTAGGATCATTCAAATCACTTTCCTTACCAACTCTTACCGGAACAATATCACCAGACCTCACTTTACCTTTTGCTTTTGTAGCAGGTTTTGATTGATATGCTCTAACTTTTGCCTTAGGTGCTACCTCAGATGCCGCTGCTGCCATATGTCTTACATTCTGTAAGTGATCATCAGTTGCAATGACTTTCTTAACATCAGGTTTCACAATTTTTTTAACAACCTCAGCCTTTTTCTCAGGTCCAGATCCCTTACGCATTCCGCCAGTAAAATGGACGTTCTTTCTTTCAAGATTTTTTACACCAATTCTAGTTTTCAAATCTTTAGCAAATTCCCCAGGGTTATCCATAGGGGTGCTTGGTTTTTTACTTCCAAATTTAGATCCGCCACGAGCAGTCACAACTTCTTTTTGTGCTGGTCTTCTTGAACTATCTCCCAATCTAACTACTGGTTTATTTGGTTTTGTTGTTTTTTTGAATTTTTCAGTGTCTCTAAACTGGTTAAACCCATACTTATCACCGGGATCATTTTCTTTCTTTACAGGTTCTCCAGGTTTTCTTAGTCTATGATGAGCAAACTGACTAGGTGTTAATGATTGTACTCTTTTCCACTCACCGCCAGTTTTTCTCATCACATCAATTTTTGCAGCATCAGGATGTCTCTGATCTACAAGATTATCATCTACATCGTGAAAAACTTGGGTATTGCTTTCTAGTTTTTTTTTACCTTTCTTCATTGAACTTTGAAGTTTTTCTTCATCAACATAAACTCCACTTTGCTCTTCAATTTTACTCACCATTCGGGCAATAAATTCCTGTCTTATTGCTTCTTCCTTTGTTTCAATTTTATGAGGAAGTCCTTTATGGGGAGTTTTAGCAAAGTCACGAATTTTTTTCTCACTCATACTATCAACAATTTCAAGAACTCTATCACTTACCTTATCTCTTGAAGTTTGTCCTCTTTTTACAGAAAGAGCAAGACCGAAAAGTTTTTGTTGTTGCTCACTTTCCGCTTTTTCAAGTAATTCATATTTTTCCTTATATGCTTTAGCAACAGTACTCCAGTAATCTTCTTTTACGTTACTAATAACTCTCTGAAGATCTTCTGGTGATATATTTATGTTTCTACGTTGTGCTCTTATGGCTGCTGCCTTTTGTTTAGCACTCAATCCTTGTGCTGGTGCCGGTTCTGAAGTTTTTGCAGGAACTTTGGTTGTCTTTGCCTGAGGTTTTGGTGATGGTTTTTTTGATTGGGATGTATAAGATCCCTCCCAAGGATCAGAAACTGGAGTTGATGCTTTTCTTTGTTCTGGTTTTGCTGATGGTTTTGGTGCTTCTGGTTTTGGGGCAGAATAAGATCCACTGCTTACTCTTTCTCTTTGTCCAACTCCAGCACCGCGATGCACCGAAGGCGATCTTGTCCCTGCTCGCGAATGAACTGGGCTTGGTTTTTTGTCTCCCTCTAATTTACGAGCAGCACCTAATGCTCCTCTAGCAACGTTTCTTAATCCACTAACAGCTGCTGAACTTACTGCTTTTTTAGCACCACGATATTTAGAAGACAGTTTTTGTCTTGCAAGTCTTCCAACAGCACCTAAAAGATTTCTTCCCTTTTTCTTTTTTGTTTCAGAAGTATCGTGTCCGAAAGTTACTTTTGCTTCAACTAAAGCATACTCAAGTGCTTCCTCAATATCATCCTCTTCATATCCTTCCCCAAGCAATTCTTCATAAACACTTTCAACAATATAATCTACTTCATCAATTTCAATCATCTCAATAAGAGTTCCGCCAAGACTTTCTACTGCTTCTCCAAGATCAAGTCTTGGATTAATATCAATTTTATTATCAACTTTCTTATCAGTAATTCTTACATCTTCACTTTTATTTTTTGGAATTTTATCTACAATTTCAATCAGATCTTCTCTCCAATTTGAGAAACCTTCTTTTACTTGCCTTTTCTTTTTAGTTGAACGAAGGATTGTAAAGTCTTGGGAATCAATTTTTCCATTCTTATTCGCATCAATTTCAGACTGTTTGCCAATCAGGGATTCCCTTACTGACTTTATTTTTTTATTGTATGGTTTATTTCTCGTTTTTTGTATTGCAACTTCTCTAGGAACACCAGATGCTATCATCCTAGCAATTCTAACATCAGCAAAATCAGTATCTCCATCAGTATCTTGATCGACTGCTTCCTTAATTGCAACCTGTTCTAGATAGACTCTAGAAATATCATTCAGGGGATTAATAGACATCGTAATTAAGCACTTACTTTACTTTTTCTATACTTATTTATGAAATTTAGAAATGCCTTACCTTTAGGTTGAAGATTTTCTTTTCCTAAAGTAGCTCCTGGAGTTTGTTTAACTGCATACTTAAGATATCCAGTTGTACCAACAAGAGTATTTGGTTTCCCAGATTCTCTATACATTTTATCCATTTTAACTTCACTATATTCAACAAGGTCTTTTATCCAAGATTTAAACATAACATCATTTTCGGTAACACAAATTAAATAATTTGTGCCCCTACGCATAACTTTACCAACTAATCCAGTATTCATATTTTCAACAATATCACCTATTTTAAAAATTTTGTTCTGAATATAATTTTCCCTCAGATTTTTAAAATCTAATTCTGGAGCGATTTCCCAAAGATTATAATTTTCTTTAACATTTTCTTTAAATCCCATTGCCTTTCTAAGTTCATTAAACAATTTTCTAGCATCAACATCATCAATAGTTTTAGGGACTGCTCTTTTAAATTCTCTAAAATTATTATCAGCAGCAGTCTTTCTCATCATACCAGAAGAAATGCCAGAAACATCTTTCTCAGAATCAAATGTTCCAGTAGGAATTACTTTTATTTCATTATACTGATAAAATTTCCCATTATGTTTATTTGCTAAATTTTGAATTTCAGCTTGGCGATCAGATCCAACCACAATATTTACATTCGAATATCCATCTTCATTTGCGGCAATTAGAACATCAAATATAGTTCTAATTTCTGGGTTGTTTACGATATCATCTTTAATTTCTGGAAACATTGTTTTCAAATAATATACCTTTCTATTCACACTTAATGGATTTTTTTTATTATCTTGTATTTGTGAGGGATATATCCTTACTTCTCCACCTAAAGAAACTCTTTTTGCTGCAGTAAATAACTTCTTATGTTCCTTTGATGGTGGATTAAATTTGGCAAGAACAATAGTCAAAAACTCATCATCAGCAGGCATTTGATCTTCTTGTCCGATAGGTATTCTTTGGGGAGAAATTTGCTGTCCCTGAGATTGTTGAGGAGAAATTTGCTGTTGTGCTGTTGCTGCTCCTCTTCCTTTGCCTGGTTTTGGAGGAATATCTCTCTGTCCCACTCTCTGTCCTTGATTAAAGAATTTGAGTTGCCCGTCTACAGTTTTAGCAACAAATTCTCCCTGAGAATTATACCAATCCCCATGACCATCACCAACCAGACCAAGCTTTTTTGCTTGCTCGGAGGCTCTGGTTTCTTTTGCTTCTAATATAAATTGGGAAAATTTCTTCATCTTATAGTGTTTCTAAGTATTTATTTATTTTTATTGATCAAAAATATTGCATTATAATCTAAGTTATATAAAGAGCTTGGGACATTTGTGCTTATAAGAATAGCAGTAGTAAACCTACCTTCTTTTCTTCTTATTCTTATTTTTTGCTCTGTTGGATTGAATTCGGGAACTCCTAAATTAGCAATATCTTTCCCCATATAATAAAATCCTTTATTTTTTCCTATTTGAATATAATACACGTCTTTGCTGTTGTAATAATCTGCTATTGGATTTCCAGTTAATTTTTTGTAATTATCTGTAAAATTTCTCCTATCCGAAAGATCTTCATGTGGTAACAATCTTTTTTGAGGAGGTCTTTTTTTATAAATGTCAACGTGTTTATAGTTACTATATGGAATTACCCCTTTCCAAGATTCATTCGCAAAATCAGCAACTTCAAAAAAGTCTAATATTTTTTTCATAGATCGATTGTCAGAATAAGTAACCCAGGTTTTATTATCGATATCATATCTTAAAGTTCCTTGCCCAAAATCTGCGTTTAGGTCTAATTTAACTTCTAAATTATAAACTTTATTTTTAATTTTAAATGCAGTGTCTGATTCGTGGGAACTTGCCGCAGGGCTATACCTTTGTTCCGTCAGATTATTTTGCATCAACATGTTAAAAATACTTTTTTCATATTGAAATCCTCTTAGAGCAAACATAAAAAAATCCCCCCTCTTTCTTATATTTAGAAAGAGGGGGTCAATAAATTTTATAATTTAGATTTTCAACCGTGCTCACCCATTGCTTTTTGCTTACGGAGTTTCTTAGGATTCTTGGTTACGCCACCAAGACCCTATGCTTCACCAAGGATTTCTTCAATAATAATATCTCTCCAATCTTCACTCATATTAACCATAATTGCTTCTGCAGCATCTACAGAACTTGCATATCCTTCATCAAGCAAGTGAGAAAGAATAACATCATATACATCTACTTCCTCTGCTTGAGGTCTTCTTATAATTTCTCTAGAAAGTTTTGGTTTTGCCGATGACCCTTTAGGCAAACTAGATGCTGTTGGATTATTGATCGCTTTACCTTGAACCATTCCACGAACAGCATCAACCTCTCTAGTGGTAGAAAGATTAGGGCTCATAATCCTAGTTGGGTTTCCAGTTCTTGTATGTGGTTTTTGTTTAGTTTTTTCTAAAGCTTTTCTTGCTTCTTCTGGATTTCCTGGATTTACTGTAATAAGAGGCCCTTCTGTTTTTCCAGTACGATCTTTATATCCACTTCCATCACCCCTCTGTCCAGAAAGTGGTTTTGCTTGAGGTAATGGTTTTAATGGCTGTGGTTTATAAGGTTTTACACCTTCTGCTCTTGCCTCTTCGATATATGCTTCATACATATCTTCCCAAGTATACTCACTCAGATCATATCCTTCCTCTATGAGTTCATTTACAAAGTTTTCAACTTCTTCCCAAATTTCTTCCTCAGTCAATTCTAGTCTTGGTTGATAAACAGCAGAATATGCTTCCATCAGACCATATGCATCATTTCCAGTGAGTCTAGACATTTTTTTTACAAATACTTTTTAGTTATTTATAAAAACAAATTATCTAATAGGTATTAGGTCAAATAACTCTGGATGAAGATTTCCATATTTTCTTATTATCTCACCCGCCTTTGCATTTGCTTCATTTTCACTGGAACTTCCTGCATTTCCATTTAGTTTTTTACCTTCACTTTGTTGCTTATGGTGAATATATTCGTGTGCTACTGTTCTTAAAATATCTATAGGATGACGATTGACAATACTAATAACAATTTTATCTGGATACATTATACCAAATGTTTTATTGTTTTTAGAAAAATCAACATCATCCACAAGAATAATTGGAATATTATAATTAAATTTAAGTTCTCTTTTTAAAAAGACCAAAAACTTTTTTAAAATTAACTCAAACTGATATTTTGTAGTTGGTCTTCCTTTTCTTTTTCCAATTAAAGACATTTTTTAAAATATTTATTTAAGCACCAAGAACAGCACCAATGTTATCATCAAGTTGTTGGATCACTCCACGAATGTCATCAATACGAGGAGGAACACTTTCCTCATTGTAAGTATATCCTTTTTGTGAATCAAACAGAACTTGGCGAACTGCTGCTGCTGTGCGAGCATCCATTTTGATTGTTACTTGCTTTTCTTTAGTCACAGATCTCCCTCCTTACGATTTTCAGAACGTTCAATACTAAATGCACCTTCAGGATAACGGGCACTTAGTTTCTCAAAGTTCATTTGGATTACTTCTTCAAGAGAAATATCAAGTCCAATACACGCTTGAGAAACATACCACATAATATCACCAAGTTCACGCTTTAGGTGAAACAGATTTTCTTCATTTACTGGTTTACCTTGAAAGACCATTTTCTTTACAATCTCAGTAAACTCACCTGCTTCTGCAGACATTCCTACAGCAGCAGTAAGCAGTCGCTCGGTAGGAAATCCCTCCACTTCAAGACTGTGGAGACGTGTGAGAAAATCACTATATTGTTTGCTAGGATTTGACGTAGTTGCATCAACAAAGTCAACGTATTTTTTAAGGTCAATAGTCATTAGAATTTAAATCCTTCAAATGTTTTCTTTGGTTTCTTTTCTTCATAATCATACTCTTCATCCTTTCCATTGTCAAGGATATCTTGTTGAGCAGATTGTTCGCAGTCATAAAGACGCATTTTGGCACGGTCAATACCAACAACAAATCGCTTATGAATGGTTGGATCATTATAACGATTCTTAAGTTGCTTGACTAAAATTTGCCCGAGACCCTCAAGTTCCTCTGTGGAAATCAGAGCAAACATTAAGTCTGCAGTTGCAGGAAGACCGAAAGACTCAGAGGTATCAGTTAGTTCAACATCAGAGGAACCATAACCGGAACGAGTGGTCTGAGTGGCACTTACAATAGGAACACTAAATTCTACAGCAAGACCACGAAGTTCTTCTGCGATTGCTTTCACGAAAGTGTAAGAGTTAATATTTGAATTGCCGCGATACCTAGAAGAAGAACAAATATTAAGGTAGTCAATAAAGATAATATCTGGTCTGAATGATTTCTTAAGTGCAAGTTCATTCAACAACGCTTTAAAATGTCCGGCATGTGCGGAAGCAGTTGGATACTCTTTAATAATTAAGGTTCCTTGAGTTTTCTTTGAAAGGTTCGTTACCTTGTTTTCAAACATCTGCTTAGGAAGATCTACAATATCTTGAATGGGAACATTCAAGAGGTTTGCGTCAATTCTTTCAGCAATGCGTTCTTCTGCCATTTCCAGCGTAATGTACAGAACGTTCCTCCCTTGGAGCAAGACGGAGCTAGCCACATGGCACATGAATAGAGACTTGCCGACGCCCGTACCAGCAAGAGCGATGTTAAGAGTTTTGTTAGGGAGACCACCTTTCGTGATTTTGTTAAAGTATTCAAGATCAAATTCAATTTTATCCTCCTTTTTGTGATAAGACTCATATCTTTGTTCGTAGTCTTGGAGATAATCATGACCGACATGATTATCAAAACTTACAGCAAGAGCATCAGAAAGAATAGAAGGAATGCTGTCACGATTCTTCTTTTCGTCATTTCCATCTGCAATATGAATAGACTCCATAAGTGCCAAATAAATGGCACGATCTCTACACCACTTTTCAGTAGTATCAATTAACCAATTAAACTCAGCGGGAACATCTTCAAGACAAGAAATAATTTGAGAGATTTCTTTAAAAGACTGCTCGTTAATATCTGTTCTTTTTTCTACCTCAATGCAGAGAACTTCTTTTGTTGCAGGTTGATTATATTCTTGGACAAAAGATAATATTTCTTCAAATACAATTTTTTGATTTTGATCTTCAAAATATTCAGATTTAATAAAGGGTATTACTTTCCTAATATATTTTTCATTGTGTAAAAGGTTTCTAAGGATTAGAAACTCAACTTTCTCCATAACTAAATTCCTTACGTGCGATTTCGTCCAATTGTTGCATCACTTCTTCAGTGAAATATACTTCAGGTTCTTTTAGAATCTGTTTAGCATAAAGTTTCTTACCATCAATCTCATAGCGTCCTGCTACATTCTTCCAGAGTCCACCAATCTCACCAAGTTCCAGAAGACCATAGTAACGATCAAGACCGCGCTCATCATAATACAGACGGACTTCAACATCTTTGTTCTCCTTACTCAAACGCGATTTAGCAGTCTTAGCTTTGATAATGTTTCCAACCACTTCCGTTCCATCTTTTTCTTTTTTCTTGCTGAGATAGATGATCGTAGACGCTGCGTATTTGAGTCCAGAACCTCCCCCCATTTCTTTCGTTGGTACGTAAGCTCCGATGACATCGTATGTATGATTTGTGACAATGAGTGGAACATTTGCTTGACCTAGCTTAAGAGTTAACATTCGGAAAGCACCCTTAACAAGTTGCGATTTAGTCATATCACGAACTTGCTTATCGTTGAGTGCATCAGTGATTTCTTTCTCTGTGGAAAGCATTCCCAGAGAGTCTAACACAAACATACAAGGTTTGCGTTCTTCTACAGGTTTTTTTAAGTATAAGTCTACTGCTTTGAGCGCCTTAGTACGAAACTCTTCAATAGTAACAACGTTAACAACAACCAGACGAGAAGTATCAATTCCACGGGATTCTACAAGTGATTTAGTAATAGCGGCTTCAGTATCAAAATAGAGACAATAACCATCGGGATTGGTATCAAGAAAATTCTTAACAACGGCGAGGCTGAAGAAAGTTTTTCCAGTACTAGACTCTCCAGCAATAGCAGTAATCTTATTGCCAGATACACCACCAAATATGCTACCTGAAACCAGTGCATTAAAAATGTACGAACCTGTATCAACATAAGTTTCCGTTTCATCAATATCTGATGCCAATTTAGTGAAATCATCACCAATCTCTTTTACAATATCCTTTAAGAAGTCCATAATTTATTTTTCCTATTAAAATTAAAAGTCCACAATTTGTTATAAAGATCCTTTTCATTGGTTTTTTCAAGAATCTCTATAATCTTTTTAAACTCTTTTTCAGTTATGGGTATTTCCATCAAAAGAAAAATGATTCCAAACTTGAGGTTTTTTCAACATTCCATCCAATAGAATCAAGAATAATCTTAAGTGGTTCTAGAAATGCTTTTTCAAACTGTAGTTCATAGTCTATATATTTGTCAAGATTGAGTTCCTTTGGAAAGTCTTGGATGAATGTAATCACATTTTCGTGAATAGTATTTGGTTTCTTAAGGTAAACAAACTTGATCTTTTCCCCATTCTGAATAAGAGAATATTTGTTAGTCAACTTATTCTGTTTGATATAGTGATTGAATAAAAGTGCTCCACGAACATGAATCGGAGTTCCCTTAATGTAAATGTCAGATGAAGAAGAGTACTTCTGAACGTCAGAAGCTGACCTTGGGAAAGAGATAGACTCTGGGGGAAGTGTCCTAAATTCAAGGCGACATTTATCGATAAAACTAATCATATCATCTTCTGTTCCACTCATCATAATGCTGAAAGATTCTTTCAGCATCTTACGACAAGGTGCTGGAGTAGAAGACTTAATTGCCTCAATACCTTTAATTTTCAATTTAGGTTCTTTATACCTAACGCCTTCACTATCCCAAACACTAAGAATGTATCGTTTCTTTGCAGTCCAAATACCACGCTCAGCGACACACTCACGCTTCATAAACATTTTCTGTTCATATGCGTTCACATAATCCGCCAATTCTTGATAAGAACTTTCAATATATTTTTCAAATTCCATCGAACAGACCTTATCAAGGAACGAAACAATGCTTTCAGTAGTTTTCTCTCTTCCCTCGAATACATTTTCAACCAAAGGACCCATATTAATATACAAGGAGTCAGTATCTGAAGCAATAACATAATCCTCACTTCCTGTTTTAAGAATTTTATTCAAGTAAGAATTGACTTTGTTCATAATCCATTGAATAGAAACCTGACCCGACAATGTAATTGCCTCAGCGTTTGCTAGTTTGTAGTAACGGAAATATTGATTACCAATAGCACCATAAGCAGAGTTAAGTTGAATCTTACGTGCCATCTGAATATTGTTACAACGAGCAATCTCTTTAATCAACTCTTTGTTTTTTGTTTTTTCATATTCTTGCTCTGCAGCAAGCATCTTTTTCTTAAAGATCACCCGTTCATTATAGATCTTTTCCATCAACTCAGGAAGAAATCCACGAATGTCTTTACGGAACATTGCCCCGTTTGCACAAACTGCATAATCTTTATACATCTCAAAGTTAATAGACTGATTTAGAATTTTATCAACATTAACCGTTGGATGCTTTTCTTCCAGAAGAGTTTCTGGACTTATGTTATACATCATAATCAAGTGCGGGTACAGTGAGTTCAAGTCAAAACTCACAACCCAATCATACATTCCAGGAACTGGTTCTTTTACATAAGCACCTGCATACTTTTCATTCTTCTGTGTTTTATTTTTTGGGGGAATAACAATATTTCTTTTCTTTAGATAGGTGTAGATAATGTTATCCCACATACGAACTTGGTAAAAAACATCGGCATAGTTCACCTTTGCGTCATATGCCATTGTAAGTGCCAACTCAATGAGTTTCATCTTGTCTTCCAAACGGTCAACAAGTTCTACGTCAATGATGTTATATTCAATGAATTTTTGCCACCCCTGCGTATAAAAGTCCTTAAAGGTATCAAACTCAGAGTGATCAAGTTTTTTCTGTCCTAACTCGACTTCGGCAATATAATCAAGACGATATGATTCCTGTGCCTTATATGTAAACTTCTTATAGAGGTCAAGATAATCAAGTTGAGTAAGACCACCAATATCAAATGTAGTGTGCTTTCTTCCTTGAATATAAGTTTCTCCTTCAGTTACAAGTCCCCAGTTAGAAAAACGCTTCATTAGTTTTTCACCAAGAACCCGATTGAGACGCTTACAAATATAAGGGACATCATAAAGTTGAATGTTCCACCCAGTAATAACATCAGGAACATTAAACATCCAATAATTGATAAAATTATTGAGAAGTTCATATTCAGAAGGACAATAATGGTAAGTCAAGTCCTTACGATTGTGTTTAAATGGTTTAACTCCCCAAGTAATAATCTCTTTAGTAGTGTAATCCTGAATACTAATTGCAAGAATTTCCTCAGAACAAGATTCTACATCGGGGAATCCTCCTTCAGAAGCAACCTCAATATCTAGAGTTACAAGTTTGATTTTACTAATATCAAACTTAATTTCATCCTCTGGATATTTTTCGGAAATATATTGACAGATGTACCTGTCATTCCCATAGATCTCAAATCCATCTACGCTTTCATACTTTTTATAAAACTCGCGACAATCTTTAATTGTTCCGGGTTTTATTGGTTCTACAAATTCCCCACTTAAGGTTCGATATTTTGAATCTTTTTTGGTTTTTACAAATAGGGTTGGGTAAAACTCATCTCTATTTTCAAATCTTTTTCCATTTTCAACTCCACGAACAAGAATTTGATTTCCAATCAATTGAACATTAGTATAAAAGCGTTGAGTCATTCTTTAATCAAGTCCTGGTATTTTTCAAGTAAATTGGGCGTAGGATCCACAAGAGTAAGAATCTTGTCGGAACTCATCATAAATGTATTTTGTTTTGTATATCGACTAAGAAATGGTTCCAACATCATATCATTTTTTATGACAAAAGGAGTAACTAGCTTGCAATCTGGTTCTCCAATGTCAGCACCAACTTCCTCAATTTGAGATATCAGGATTTGCTGATTCATTAGAACTAATACTTTGATTATCTTTTCCATTGTTTAAGATGTCCTCTTGATACATTTTTAGAAGTTGATCTATTGGATCAACAAGAGTAATTACCCAATCTAAAGATACTGGGATTTTAGTATCCTTTGTTAGTATGATCCAAGGAGTCAATCTGATTTTTACTGAATCAGTTTTTTCCTTATCATTATCTTCTTCCCTGACTCGCATTTTAATGCTACAAGGTTTATTAAAAATATATCCAACTACTTTTTGTTCGGGTTCTTTACCCACTACCATTTCTTGAACGTCAGCAATTACGTCTTCGCCCGATTTTAAAAGAGCAAGTTTTACCGTCATTTTTACTCCATACCTCTAAGTATTCTAGCAAGAAAAAAGAGGGGAGTCAACCTGGATTTTGCCAGGGTCCCCTCGCGCCGACGATATTCAGTTATATTTATAGATAATCTTTTCTCTTATGATGATCGGGAACAATTTTTTTCAAGTTGACAGAGAGGAGTCCATCTTCAAAGGATACATCTGCGACTTCTGTATCATCTGCCATCGTCCACGCTCTCTTGAAAGATCGTTGAGCCAATCCCTTATGGACGTAGTTGGTATCAGTTTCCTTATCTTCCTTTTGTCCCTCAATAAAAAGTTTTCCATCTTGCGTGTAAACGTAAACTTCTTTCTTTTTAAATCCAGCGAGTGCTAATTCAAGTCTCGATTCTACGTTACTAACTTGAACTAGATTATATGGCGGGTAGTTAGAAGTTGTTTCGTGAAGATGAAATAGACGATCAAAATATTCATCCATTCCGATTGAATTGCGCGTAATTCTATCCATCAGAGCAGGAAGATCCGCAGCAGTATACCTTGTTAGGTTAGTCATTATGGTAGCTCCTTTAAAAGCGAGTTTGTGTTGTGTGGACCCTTTCGGCATCCATTACTATTTAACCAAAAATCAAAAAAGAGAAGAACGGTAAAAACCGAACTTCTCTTTAGGGTGTTCCGACTTTTGTAGAGTGCCGCACGAATGGCACATTACTATTTATTCGGGATCTACTGCTTTTCCTTTTTTACCAATATTATATTTCTGTTCCAAAATCCAATCCCCTTTATCCTTATAAGCAAGAACTTTAATTTGATTCAGGGGAGCAATATCAGCAACCTTATCTTGATCAATCACAGTAATCAATCCCCAATCAGCAAGAAGACGAACAATACGATTACGTCTCTGAACGTCATTTACAGTAAGATTAGCATGTTTGCCATCAAGAGCAAATAGTTCTTTAAAGTGAACAATATAATATCTTCCCTGTTTGTGAAGAATATGGCAAGACTGGTAGAGTTTTTTCTCCTTCCTAGAGGCAACTCCGATACGAGTCAAAGTCTCACGAACCTTTAAAAAATCATCAGGTTCATTTAGAATAACTTCCACCATTTGGTCCTGTGACCAATTTACTTGTGGTTCAATTGTTTGGGTTGTCATTTTGTTCCGCCAGTTTCAAGTCGTTGTTTAATAAAGTTGATTTGCTCTCTCGACAAAATTTTCAGTGCTTGATATGCCTTTTCGTTACTATAACCATAGTATTTTTTTACATATTCTAAGTCTTGGATTTCATCTTTACGGAGCCAGGGAGAAAATCTCTTCCTTTTTCTTATAATATTTAGATAAAATGAATATTGCATATCTTTATCAAGACTATGATTCATATTCATTTCATTTGCGAAGAGAACGCAATCAATATACCCAGATAAACATCGATTAATAACATAGGGAGAATATTCTTTGATTGTGGAGGAATCCTCCATCAAATTTTCTTTTGTAGAATTAATTGAGTTCAGCCAGTCCTTCAATTCCATAATTAAATAGCAGCAATTCTTTACGATTTTTTTGTTCGCGCATATATTCACCAACCGAACGCATCGTATAAGTCAAATCAAACTCTGCAGCGTTCCAGTTCTTAAAACGATCTTTGACAAGTTGATCTGAGTTATAACTTACCAATTGATCCATATTATTAGCATCACAATCGGCAGCAAACTTATCGTGATCAAATCCTTTATGCATTGATCCCTTGTTCCCATAGAGATTATCCTTAATATCATAAGGAGGATCGAGATACATAAAAGCACTCTTATTACCATCCATCAGATAGTCATAGGAATAATTAGTTATACGCCATTTTTCAATTAATACAGAGTACTCAGGTAGTTTTTCAATTCCACGCAAACTAAAGTTTGAATTGGATGCTTGCTCTGAAAATGATGAACTCTCTGTAAGACCACTGAAACTACACTTATTGACAATATAAAAAGCCACAGCACGATCAAAATTTGACACAGTTTTGTCATTGATCCGTTCCTTTGATTGAAGGAAAAGTTCTCTTGCTTTGTCTGGAGTATTATTTGCCTTCTTTAAGTCAACAAGTTCACTTTTCAAATCATATCCAAAAATCTGGAGTTGCTGCCAGAAGTTTACAAGTGGTTCATAAAGATCATTAACCCAAATATCTACACTGGGATATTTTTTAGTGATATAAATTGCAACACTTCCACCTCCAAGAAATGGTTCCCGAAACTCATCATAGTTGCGAAGGTCTGGAAAGTATGGTCCCATCTTAGCGACTGCCCTACTCTTACCGCCAGGGTAACGCAAGGCAGTTTTTAATGATTTATTCGAAGTCATTTGAACTCACACTCGCACATAATTTCAGTAAGAGCAGCAAGAAGATTTACTTCCTGGTCAGCCACGAACGCACATTGGTATTGATACTTAGCAATAACAAGAACGGCAGCAGGAATAGATTGGGGTGAAAGGTTATCAAAAGAGGCGTCATAAATCCGGCGAAGTAGACTACTAGCATCGTTATCCAGGTTGGAGACCACCCATTTACGAACCTCTGTAAAGTTTTTGTCTTTGAGATTTTTGACGAGTTCATTTACGGAAACATCAGAGAAAGATGCGAGAATACCAGAATCAATTTTACCGCCAGTAGAGTATCGTTGAATTTCATTCAGAACCCTACGGAAGTCGGGGAAATGTTTTGTAACAAGTTCAGCAACGACTTTTTGATCGTACTCAATCTTTTCCGCATCCAATATTGTTTGAAGTCGTTGAAAGAAACTTCCTGCAAGTTGAACTCTTTGCTTCCCTTTGATGGTAAAGTCGATAACGGCACATCGGGAGTGAAGAGGTTCAATAATTTTGTTCTTGTAGTTGCAGGTGAAGATGAATCGGCAGTTGTTATAAAATGCCTCAATATTCGCCCGTAGTAGGAGTTGTACGTCATTGCCTGTGTTATCCGCCTCATCGATGATGATGACTTTGTGTTTAGAAGATCCCGTAAGTGAGACGGTCGAAGCGAAGTTCTTTGCTTGGTTCCGTACAGTATCCAGGAAACGTCCTTCGTCGGATCCGTTGATGACATAGAAATCTGCTCCCAACTCATTACACAATGCTTTTGCAATGGTAGTTTTACCAATACCAGGAGGTCCTGCGAGAAGAAGATTCGGAATCTCTCCCTTCTCCACAAACTCCTTAAATGTTTTTTTAGTATCATCAGGAAGAATACAATCCTCAATTACTTGAGGGCGGTATTTCTCCACAAAAAGAAATTCACTTGTCATAATTTAGACCCAGTTAGGTTTGCGCTCAGGCATACGAAGATAGTTTTCAGACACCCAAGGTTTGGATGCGATATACCTTTTGTATGCTTCAAATGTGTCAATAGTGCCGTCAAACTTCCATTCCTCTGGCATAGCACGAGCAAATGGAGTCACTTCTGTAATCTTACCCTTGGGAAACAAATAGTATGCATCCACAAGAGTCTTGTAACAGGAGTGGGTTTTATTATACCGCAGGCAGTATTCATCAGACAAGTTCAATCCCCACTTGATTAACCAGTAGGCATTATGGATACTCTCCAGTGCCCACTTGGTGCAGGGATGATTGCGGAACGCTCCCCTGTCCGTCTTGTAGGGGGTTCCGTCCGTCTTAGGGAGAGTTCCATACCCATGCCCCCACTTCTCTGATGCCACGATAGAGAGCATCTGACAGCACTCTAGGGGCATCTTAACGATGTGTTTGTCAGGGAGACAAATGGCACTCTCAGCCGGAAATGGAGAAGTAACGAAGATGTTCATAACATAGAAATTAAAGTTTAATCCAATTTTCCCAAGTAGAAGAAGATGATTTTACTCTTGCTCTGGCACAAGTATAACTTATGTTGTGATGTTTAGCAACTTCTTCCAATCCAGTAAAATAAACATTTTCTATTAAATATGTTTTTTTCTTTGATTCACTTACACTTTTTCCCCTCTCAATTAGGAATTGTTTGTCATTTTCAAGTTCTCTTAATTTTTTAAATCTTTTTGCAACGAGTTCTTTTGGTTGTTTTTTTCCAGTTAAACTTTCTCGCATTTTTCTAATAGAACTTTCAGATAATCTGATTTGACCTCCGGGAAGAATGTTATAATAAGGTTTAAGTGTGTCTATATGGTAGATTTCTTTTTCATTTAATTCGTCTAAGTTAGTAGCAGTATCCAAAATTTCAATAATAAAATTTTCTACACCATACTTTCTCATAGCACTATGAAGTTTATATCCACCACCACGAATAGATATTTCTTTATGTTTTCTAAATCTATACTCAATATTTTTTATAGTTTGACCTACATAAAACTCTTGAGTTTGTCTATTGGTTATTTTATAGATAAACATAAAAAGTATCTTATTACATTATTATTTATATAATAAGATACTTTCATATCAACTAAACTGACTATCTGGTTCTAATGCAATCCAATAACTAACATCAAATCCAGTATTCTTGAAGCGCGACAAAAGTTTACGTGAGATAACTACCTCATAAGAACCAGGAAGAATCTTGATATTCTCTACCTTGAAGTTAAAGGAGAATACTTCATCAGTTTCGCCAACAATCACGGAAAAGTCATTAGAAGTATCATTCTTCTTATCACGAACTACCAGTTTCACCACACCTGCTTCACCAACCACAGACAAGTCAGGAAGTTGATAGACAGAAGCAGCTTTAAGCAGTTTATCAAGTTCTTTGGTATCAAGAAGGAAACAAACATCTTCACTTGGCAGAACAATATCCTTTTCGGGAGGAGTAATGATTACGTTAGGGTCTGCGAAGAAATACTTAGAACGAGACTTGCCTTCTTTAATTACTACATAACCATCATTCTGGAAATCAAGTTCAGCATTTTGGTGGAGATTGAGACCATTCAGAAACTGGTTCAAGTCATAGATACCAAAATCTTTAGGCAGTTCTTCTTCAATTGTTGCTTCTGCTAGGATGTTTTTCATCACAGAAATTGTCCGTAGGTTGCTACCTTCCTTGAAAAGAATGGACTGATTAATTGAAGAAAAGTTCTTCAGTAGGGTCAGAGTTTTATCAGAGAGTTTCATAATCACTTATTTTCAATAAGGTCGAGATGGTTGATCAGAAGAATAGTATAGTGAAGAACTTTAAAAAGATCTGCTCGTGGAGTTCCTTTTGTATCATAACGATCAATATACTTCGTTACATTACCAGCACAGAATCCTTCGCGGCGATTGTGCTTGATCTTATCAAGAGTTTGCTCTTTACCGCCACCAGTTCGATCGACATAATGCTGGCGATAAGTACTTGCAATATATTCTTCAAGTTGTTTCAGGATTTTATCTTCGTTGTATTTCCAAAAACCGTTTTTGTTTGTATCTTCGGGCATTTCCAAATTAAAAGTAGAAGGCATATTCAATGATAGATGATCTTCACCAAGACCACCAGGAAGTCGTGATCCAAAGATGATCGTATCTGCTGAGGGGCAAGGATTTCCAGTTAGACTAATACCATCTTCTTCCCAGAAATCTTGATTAGGAATTGAACTTTCATAAGTGCTCTTAAAGTTTTCAGTCATTGCATTTTACAGTAAAGGACAAAAAGAGGGAAGGCACTTTTTTACCTCCCCCAATTATATCAAACAGACTGATATGTGTCAATGGACTCTTAAGAAGGCGTTTGGAAATCAACATCAATCTTATCATACAACTCAACAAAGGTTGTTTTGGTTTCATCATCAAAACGATTCAGACAAACCTTGATTGCTTTGTCTTTCTTACCGAAGATAGAGTATGCCTTGATGATATGAACCAGACGACGAGTGCTGATGACTTCATCAATACCACCATCATTGAAGGTCTTGCGAATAATCTCAGACCAAGTGCAAAGGTGCTTGATAAAATCAGTGTGCTCGCCAATCATAGGAATGCTGAGAGACTCTGCAACTTTAGTCAAGATTTTAGTCTCAACAGAGATAGTAGGATACTCTTGCTCGAAGGTGATGGGGAATCGTTCCAGGAATGCCTCGTTGAGAACATTGGTGCCAATGAAACGACCATCATCACTACCCTTACCCTTGGTGTTAGCAGTCGCAATCACATTGAAACCTGCCTTGGGTACAATATGCTTACCGATTTTCTTGAGGAATACACCTTTACCCTCAAGGACAGACTGCAGACACATAATCTTGTTGGATGCCAGGTCAATCTCATCGAGCAGAAGAATTGCACCACGTTCCATTGCTTCTACCACAGGACCATTGTGCCATACAGTTTCCCCATTTACGAGACGGAAACCACCAATCAGGTCATCCTCATCAGTTTCGATGGTGATGTTGACCCGAATCAGTTCCCGACCAAGTTGGGCACAAGACTGTTCCACACCGAAAGTTTTTCCGTTGCCAGAAAGACCAGTGATGAAAGCAGGATAGAATAGACCAGACTGAATAACTTTTTTAATATCCGAAAAGTTACCAAAGCTGACGAAGGTAGCATCTTTGTTGGGAATAAGATTTTGAACGACAGAATTCATAGTTGCCACACCAGGAACCGTATCGGAACCTTCTGCAGCAGGAGAGTTGTAAGTTTCTTCAAGGTCTTGCACGGTTTGCTCCAGATTCCATTTACCACGACCCACCTTGTATTGATTTAGATACTTGGAGAGAGTCGCATAAGAAGTATTCAGTTCATCTGCCACTTCTTTGACAGCATCAGCACCAAACTCGGTGCCGAACTTTTCCTTCAGAATGGAGATTGCTTGGTCGATCATAATGTTAGATTTGGAAGGCATCGGTTTGGTTGATTACTCCGTAATCATAACACAAAAAAAGACCCCTTGCGGGGTCAGTGGACGGTTTGGGAAGTGATCTTCAGTGTTCACCCATTGCTTTTTGCTTACGAAGTTTCTTGGGGTTCTTCGTCTTGTCTGCAGAGAAGTTATCATCATTCTCATTATCAGGATCTACAGCACTACGATGTCTTGTACGTCTTTCTTCATCATCCAGGTTTGAACGCATTCTCTTTGCTTCATCTGGAGAATATCTTCTACCACTGTTATACCATTCCTTACCTACGTGACCTCTCTTCACAGCATCAGCAGAAGCATCTCTTCTTTTATTTTTCCGACGATTTGCCTTGAAGTCTTTCATAGTCATTCCTTCAGCAATCATAATATTCTCTCTCCACTCTTCACTCATATTCACCATCATTACTTCTGCTGCTTCGACGGTTTCTGCATATCCCTCATCAAGAAGGTGTGAGAGGATGATGTCGTAGAGGTCATAATGTTCTTTTTGCTGTGCTGCTGACTGTAATACTTTCATTGGATCATCTCCAGTTGTAACACCACGAGCAGTTTGTCTATAGAGTTTTTTACCTTTTGGAAGAGATCCTTGACCTTTGAATCCTGCTGCTGCTGCTCTTTCGTCTCTAGTTTTTGGTGTTAATGGAGTTTTTGTTCTACTAGTTGGTCCACTTGTGGGAGGAGTTGGTCTGCTTCTAATAGGTATTGGACGTTCACTTGGGGTTAATGGTTTTTTTCTATTTGCCTCTAGGTCAAGCAGTTTGCGTGCTGCACCTCTACGAGTATCTCGTAGAGATGTTACAGAATCTCCTGGTCTATCTGGAACTCCTGCCCCACCAGCACCCCTTCTAAGACCTGATTTCTCAGGGTATCTACCTTGTGCTCTCTCTTTTGCATTAAAATGCAAATTCGACAAAGTTCTTAAAGAAGCTGTTCCTCTACGATGATGAATATGATGTGTTCGTGGCAAATCTCCAATTCTGTCATCAGCAACATCTGCCAATCTTTTAGAAGTTGCACCTTCCTCATCAAGATTCTGGTAAACCTCAATATATGCTTCTTGAAGATTGCGAAGTTCTTGTGCGTCCATTTTATGAATACTTTTTAGTTATTTATAAAAAAAGGGGATTATAAAATCCCCCAAGTGATTAAGCAACAAGACTGATAAAAGAACCCAGAATTTTCTTGTTAGTCTTTTTCTTTCCAAGAACTTTAGTGAAGGCAGTTTTGATTTGTGCTTTCGTTGCATTCTCTGGAACAGTAAACTCTTCATCTTGTGCGAGAGAAGATGAGGCAATCACGTTAAATTGATCGAAACCAGTTTCACCAAATTGAACGCAACCGTTTTTACGATAATCAGATTTCACTTTTTCATAGTTCTCCTGACCACTACCATACCAACGATAGCACGTCGCAAAATCACGACCAGGAGTAATACGGAAGTTAATCAGATTTACTGTCGGAAACCTATCTTTCACAGTATGCAGAAGAACTTTAGCATAGCGAGGGAAGTTATCATAATCCAGAGCAGGATAAACGCGACCAGTCTTACGATCACGAATTGCAGTGCGAGCGTGCTTTGTATTACCAATATATTCGGGGGAATTATGGTAAGTACCCTTACGAGCAACCGTTACTGAATTCTGATAACCTTCACCATCAGTCAGGAAGATAACATTTACCTTCTGAAGTTTATTTTTTGCCTGGAAATCAGGAATCAGAGCATGAAGTGCCATCATACTTTCTCCGATAGGAGAACCCGAAAGGTCCAGGTGAGGAGGAACAGCACCAGAACGCTTCTGATAAGAATAACAAGCACACCAGATATTCTTCAGTTGCTCATCAAGAACTCGATTGTTTACTTTACTGGTGAAAAAATTCATCAGTCGGAAAGATGCCTCAGGGGAAAGCACGCCCGCAACTTTTTCATAAACAGGAGGATGATGTGGCTGCAATTCAATATACGAATGAGCGTCCAAAGTGAAAGCATAAACCTCGAAAGGAATATTCACCTTACGACAGAACCAAATGAGATTCAGCAGTTGCTTATAAGCATCCAGGATGAATTCACTCATTGAACCAGACCAGTCCAGAATGAAGATAAGTCCATGATTCTTACCGTCAGGAACCACGGAGACCTTCTTAAACAAGTCTTCATTGAACTTATAGGTATGGAGTTTAGTTGTATCAAGAACGCCTGTGCGAGCAGTGCTAGAACGAGCATATTGATCGGCAGACTTCTTACACTCAAACTCTTTCACCAGATAAGAAACTTCCTTTTCTGCGGATTTCTTGTAGGCATTGTATTCTTTACAATTATACTCAAAAGCATCTTTATAATAAGTTCCAGAATTGTTATAAAATTCTGTTGCTTTGCGATGAATAAACTCGTTGGGAATAATCATTGTATCAAGATTCATCTTGGGAAGTTCCACATAATGAGTTTCTTGAGCATACTTATCCACAAGGTCTTGAGATTTTTCATCAAAAGAACGAGAAGTCTTAGAAGTCAGTTCATCTTGTTCGGACTTATTGTGCTGATTACTTGCTTCCTGACCGAAACCACCACCATTAGGTGCTTCCATAGACTTATTCATATCATCACCGAAGGATTCTCCATCAGTTTGAGACTGACCTTGAGAATCTTGCTCCAGTTGAGATTTATTCTGTCCGTCCTGATTCTCTCCATCTTGAGAAGAATCGGAAGAACCTTCTACTTGCTCACCCATACCTTGAGAAGAATCACCTTGACCAGGGGTAGGCATAGACTGAACCTCTTGCTTTTTGTACTTCACAAACTTGGTGATTTCGCGAGCAAGTTGCAGAACTTCATCAAAGGTTTCAGTTTGAGAAGCACGAGTCAGAAACTCATTCTCCTCATCATTGAAAGCAATATTATGAAATGCACCAATCTTATAGTAAAGATTGATTCGGTCAATGAAAGTCAGTTCATCCAGGTTCTCATCTTTGGTTGAGAAGAAATCATCAGTGTTCAGTTCATTATACCCATTGTAGAAAGTCCGAGACAGTCCAGGGTACTTTTTCTTCATTAGACGTTCTACGCGAACATCCTCAAGAACATTTACGAAGTCTTTAGGAACTTCGGAATATTCTTTAGTCCAATCAATATTATCAGTGAAGAGTGCGTGTCCTACTTCGTGACCCACCAGAAGATCATAGACCGTCGCAGATGCTTTATCCCAACTCGGAAGAGTCAGCACACGACGATCTACATCGAACATTGCAGTTGGAACTTTCTTGTGTTCGATAATCAGGTTCTCTGTTGCCAGACATTTGGCAAGAGAACCTTTGACTTCTAGGTTGACAGGCATCTGGTTTTCTTTTGAACTTCTAGTAGTTTAGCAGGTGCCTTCCCTTTAAATTGCGTTCAGTAGACAGATTTGAAAGTGGACTAAAGTTCAATCTTTCTACTAAATCCTTTTATTTTTTCAAATCCAATAACGCTTTCAAATCTGTCCTCCAGACCTGTCTTATGCGAAATAACAAAAATGTTTGCATCTTTAATCACATAACGAATAATCTTAAGGAACTCTTCGGTTCCAAATCCATCAAGCGAGCTATCAAATACTTCATCCATAATCAGAAGATTTGTACTGACTGAATTCTTCATTCTTGCAACTTCTCTCCAAGTGAAGAGTAGCGCAAGGTCAATTCTCATTTTTTCGCCTTCACTAAAAGAAGCATAGGAAAAATCTTCATGAATAGGTGACTGGACGGTTTCGTTAAACTCCTCATCAAGCGTGAAGTTAATATAGAAATCCATCATCTGAAGATAACGGTTAACTTGCTGATTTATCAGCGGTAGATACTTCTTAATGATTTTGGATTTTACTCCACCGTCTTTAAGCAAACTATACGAAAAATCGTAATAGTTGATTATGTCTTTTTTAGAAGCGAGTTCGTCGTATGTAGTTTTTAAATTGTCTCTGAAGGATTCTAGTTTCCCATGTTCAGAATTTCGGTTTGCAAGGTTCTCGGTAAGAACTTGAATTTCCTTTTCAAGATTTCGGATTTGTTTCCGTAATCCGTTAACCCTAATATTATTTTGAGAAATGCCATTCGTTAATTTTGAAATTTCCTTCGATAGAGCAGTAAATTGACGCTCTCGCTCCTCTTCCTCTTTAATTGCATCCTCTAGTTCTTTATAACCAGATTGCAACTCTTTTGCTTTAAATTGAGCGTCGTTAATTCTATTTATTCTAAAGGTCTCATCAATCGGTTGTGTGCAGGTAGGACAAACCGTATTCTCCGTAAAAAACTTATGTTCTTTCGTAATAGTAGATACTTTTTGAGAAATCTTACCTTTAAGATTTCCTAACTTGCGAAGTTTCTCCGCATATCCAACCAACTTATCTTGCTCTTTAATGTACTCATAAAGAGGTTCTTCTAAAGAACTATTCTCGTCCATATATTGTTGGATTTCTTTATCTAAATCGGAAATTTTCCGATTATTGTCGTTTATATTATCTTTTCCGCGATTTTCAAGTTCTTCGATAAAACTTTCTTGCATCTTGACTTTATCAAGAAGAGATTCTTTCTTCAACTCAAGAACTTTTATATCTTCTTTTGCTTGACGAATCTTTTCTTTAATTACCATATTCATTGAAGAAAAGATCTTAATATCAAGAAGATCTTCAATTACTTCTCTGCGATTAGCAGCAGAAAGTTGCATAAAAGGAACAAATGTACTAGAACCCAGTATCACAATCTGGGTAAAAGATTTATAGTTCATTTTAAGAACATTTTGCTCTAACCATTTTTGCTGGTCTAAAGCAGCAGAAGATTGATCTAGGGAAGTATCATTTCTCCAGATTTCAAAAATTGTTGGTTTGATTCCACGTATCACTTTCCATTCAATATTTCCAATAGAAAACTCAACCTCAACTCTACAATCTTTTTCGTTTACAGAATTGATAAGTTGTGGTTTGTTAATTTTACGAAATGGTTTTCCAAATAAAGAAAATGTTAGTGCATCAAGAACAGTACTTTTACCTGCTCCATTTGTACCAACAATTAGGTTTGTTTTATTTTTTGTGAAATCGATTTCGGTTTCGTGCTGACCTGTAGAAAGAAAATTACGCCACCGAATTTTTTTAAATAAAATCATGATCAATGTCTGGAGGAATTACGATATCATCTGGGGTTATAATTGTATATTGATATCCATGTATCTCACAAGTTTTTATCATCACCTCATCTTCAATTTCAATTACATGCATTTCTGGATATCCATCTTCTTCTAACATCATAGCATACCTAGTTGCATCATCCTCTTCCTCGAAGAGATAAAGAATATGTTCTCCTTCATCATCAATTACCGAATATGCTCCTTCAGTTTCTCTGCCATTAATTGTTAGAATAAACATTTAAACTATTTCACATGCTTCTTGATATATTTCTTGCATCATCTTTTGAATGATAGATTTATCAAGATTAATTTCTGCCTCCTGAATATATCTATTCAAGATAGAAATAGTGTCTTCGCTTTCAAATGCTTCAAATTCTACAGGTTCTTGAATATCAAAGTTTTCAATAATCTTCAGTTCTGCGATATTAGAAGCATAAAGTTTATCAATAAACTTTTCAAACTTTTTAGTATCGGACTTCTTGCGAACAACAACCTTTACAATTTTATTTTCATACACACGAGTATCAAATGTTTGATAGTCAGTGTCCTCATAATAAATGTTATAAAACATTCTATAAGGATTATTCACTGGTTCGTGAGTTATTGTTTCAGTATCAAAAATAGTGAAACCTCTAGTGTCTCCCACATCAGTCCAATAAATCTCATAGGGATTACCTAGATAGAAGACTGTTCCATCATTTGATCTAGTGTGATAGTGTCCCGAGTAGACCCTGGTGAACTTACCAAATAGTTTGCTCTCCAGACCATGCTCCATGACGATTTGTTTATTAACTCTAAATCCTTGGAGTTCAAGATGCCCCATCGCACACGGGCAAGTTGTCTTTTGAATAAGTTTGAGAGTGCTTTCCTCATTTTCTTGATTAATCCATGGAATAAAAAGAGTTGGTAGTTGTCCCAACATCACTTCGGTTGGTTGCGAATAAACGGTTACATTATCATATTCTCGCAAAAGCAAATCAACTGCATTTACATTATTAGTGTTCTTATAATATGCAGTATGATTTCCTACAATCGTATGGACCTTCACTCCCATTTCTTGAAGACGGTCATAGTAATTATTTTTAGCCCAAGAGAGTGCGGAGAAATCAATTCCTTTACGACTATCAAAAGTATCTCCCATATCTACAACAGTAGTAATCCCATACTCTTCGAGCGTTGGGAAAAATACGTTATTGTAGAATTCTAAGAAATAATCATGAAAGAGTTTGGAATTCTTTCGTGCTCCAAAGTGCTGGTCCGTAATAATTGCAATTTTCATTCAATACCGCAGTTTGCTGTGAATGCCGTCCTTAATACTATTGTAGTCGGAATAGTTCCCGCCGTCAATAGTGTTGTCGTCACTGAATACTTCAGAAAATCCAGAACGTTCAAGAATCTTATTTTTGATTTCTAGTTGACGCTTCTCTCTTTGGATACGACGAAGAAATGCGTAGTGAATAATTTGAGTGAAGTATGCAAAAGGATTTTGAGACTTCTCGGGATTGAAGTTGTGGATATACTGTACGCAATTTTCAATACCATCAGAAATCATGTCCTCTTTGAACATGTAGTTGACAAAATTTGGTTTAAATGATAAATGATTTGCAATCTTTAGGAAGCACTCTCCAATGTAGCGAGGAATAGGAGGTTTTGGTTTTCCTTGAATCAGTGCAATCTCTTTGTCTTCACGGTATTTGATCAGTGCTGCAAGAAACTCTTTGTTGTTTACGTAGTGCTCTGACCTCTTTCTTTTGGTCATAACTGCTGTGGTTATCATTAGGTTAACTCATAATATGTATGAATTATAGCACTTATGCATATGCTTGACAAGGTATTGAAATGCAGATAGAATACCTTTGTTGGGTTTGAAGGTCAGGGTTTAGCTATTCTTAAAGAGTTTTTCAAGTATCTCTTTAGCATCATTGACATTAGCGATGTAACCCATTCTTCTGTTTATCTTTGAATGTTTTGAACCATTCTTATTGGTTTGACGTACAAATGTTTGATACATCATAATCATTTCAACATCAGAAGATTCGGATAAAGTGAGAACATCTTCTAGATTGATAATAAACATATCCTCTTTGGTTGTTTTAAGCCAAGGTTCTAGTTTATATCCAACTACTCCTGTTCTACCTTTAATTTCATTGACTGTAATTGGATTTGATATAATTAATAGAGTTCTATCTTCTTCTTCTGAAGCTGCTACTTTGGCAAAGATTTCTTCGCCTGATTTTAATTTTACTGTTGCGTAAAAATCTTCTTCAATCATGTTTTTAGTTGTACGGTGATTATTTCATAGTTAAAATTTTCTTCATTATAGATTTTGATTCTTTCAATTAAATGATTTAAAGTATAATTTTTTCTTGAATTATAAGTACAATCATCAGAAATATCGTAAAGTACTGCCTTTACTTTATTTTTTCCTTTTCTAAGAACTCGTCCAATTGATTGTAGATTTCTAATACGTGATTTGCTTGGAGATGCAAAGATAACATTATGGAGATTTTTAATATTGATACCAGTGGAAAAAGTTCCATAGGAAGCAACAATGATTGCATTGTTTTCCCTTTCTGTTATTTCTCTAACCATTTCTCTTTCTTCAGTATCAACTCCACCATGAATGAAAAATACTTTACGATCACCTCGCTTGGTATTATTTATCTTTTCATATAAAACTGCTCCATGTGCTTCTACCCTTGAAAAAAGGACAAGAGTATTTCCCTTTAGATCTAGAGAAAGATTTGTAATAAATTTATTTCTTTGTTCTTGAGAAATTAAATATTGAATCTCATCCTCATAAGTTTCAAACTTTTGTGGTTTGTGCTTAAGAACAAGGCAGCGAATATCTAACTGAGAAATATGTCCTTGTTCCATCAACTCATAAGTTCGAGTAACCTTATATGAAGGACCAAATAATCCTTCAAGAACCCACTTGTGAGTTTGAGTGCCATCTAAAGTTCCAGTAAATCCAAAACGATACTTGGCGTGATGAAGTTTAGACATAATATCAACAAGAGATTTGCTCTTAAATAGGTGAGCTTCATCTCCTATAACTACTCCATAGTCCTCAAAAAATGAACGTTCAAGTTTGTAAACAGATTGCCAAGTTGTAATCGTTACAGGATGTTCGTTTGTTTTTTCTCTACCAGAATAGATACGGTGACAATATGACTCAGCATTCCAACCATAGTCTTGGAAATCCTTGTACATCTGCTCTACAAGAGATGTCGTTGGAACAACTAGAAGAATTTTTTGTCCTTTATCTACGTAATACCTTACGAGGGAGTAAATCATTAAGGATTTACCTGAGGCTGTGGGTGATATCAATAATTTTCTATTATGTCTTAGAGCGTCGTATACTCCCTCTAATTGATACTGACGTGGACTATGAGTGCAAATAGACTGCATATAATCCTTGACACCCTCAAATGATACACCTTCATCGACTTCGAAAGGCATACCATAAAACTTATTTTTTTTAAACTCATACTTATAGTTATGGAGAGTTAGTTTGTCAATAACTTTATCCAACAAACCAGCATAAATTTCTCCAGTATGAGTACTTAACAGTCGAATCTTGCCGTCCCAGTGTCTGCTTCTATACTGGGACATAAACTTGGCAGATTCGACTTCAAATGTAAAGTACGGTTGAAGTTCATACAAAATATGAGGTTCACAATGTAGTTTAATGTAAACCTCATTCTTTTTTTCAATAATTACGTCACTCATAACATCATAATTGCTATGAGTATTTATTTACCCTAGTCCAGCGTTAAATCTCATAAACTCGATAGCATTTTTGATTTGAAACGTTCTGTTCTGAATCATTTTTAAAATGCTCTCAATATAAGTAAGCATTGTATCGTAGTAATCTATTTTAAGACATACTGTTGAAAGTTTTTCATCAGCATCAAGATATTTTTGCATTGTATCTTTATCGCGAATCTTTTTTGGAAAAGGATTTTCTACATATACTTCTGGGTCTGATTTGCCAGAATAGTATTCATATCTTTCATGTCTAATATTTCTTTTTTGTTGCTCTGCTTTTTTTCTCAATAGAAAAATTGTATTGTAAAGATCAAAATACTTTGCGTGAAGAACGGGAATGTTTGTAGACTCCGTATGAAGGTTATCCATATCAATCTTAGAATCTTGTTCCCACATCTTCTGGATCATATCTAAATCAAAACTCATAAAGGATTGCCGTCCAAATCGGTGATGTTAAACATAGTATACTTGAAGTTGACCTCTGCAGTAAAGTACTGGATATCGGTTTGAGTTGAATCAAATTCCAAAGTTGTCAAACTATATGGAAACATATCTCTAAACTTAATCTTAAAGTTTGGTTTAAAATTGCTATTATAGACAGTTAGTGTTCCGTCAGAGTATAAGTTAAGTTGAGTCTTGTTTGGTTGATTTAAATTTGGATTATCTTTCTGTAAGTTATATATTTCATTTAAACTTTCTGGAAATCCAAGTCCTCTCATCCATTTTGAAACTTCATTATAGTTCGCCAAATCTTCATCCACCATAAATCTTAGATTGAAGTCATCAAAATCTAACTTCTCCCCTGGTTGCGGTATGTCTCTCAAGTAGTTGCTTTGATTTGCTATACCAAGTGTTATTCCTGGTATATTTGCTGAGTTAGAAAAAAACGCAACCTCTGGTGCTCTATTTAAAATGAACTTAAATCCTGTTGGCGATAAAAAGTTTCTATTTTTAATTTGGTTCTTATATGCGTTTGTTGCCATTTTTTTAAATATTTAGATAAAAAAAGGGACCCTTTTGGGGTCCCAGAAACCTTTTGTGATTTAAATCACATGAGGTTCTTAACAGCAACACGTCTGTAGTAACGGTTCTGGTTGGTCTGTAGGCGACCGAGACCCTGATTGGTGCCCTCAGCGAATGGGTTTGCAACCATTCCGTAACGGGTCTTAAAGCCAATCTTAGGCTGGAAGCTGTTCTCACCAACGGCACGAACCATTTGGAGAGGAACATAAGGACAATAGAAGAGTCCAGCGTCATAAGGTGAAGAACCCTTATAACCGACAACATAGTACTGGTTGCCTGGGGTGGTGTTACCCGAAGTCAGGTTAGCAGCATATGGGTCAATGTAAACGCGGAATTTGCCCATCAGAGTACCAGCAAAAGTATTGCCGGTATCATCAACAGACAGGTTAGCGTTAAGTGCAGGGGTATAATCCAGAACGCCAGCCATGGTTAGAGCGGAAGCAACGTCTGCAGAGCAGAGGATGATGTTGCCCTTTCCACGACGAGTTCTCTGAGCGATTGCGTTAGCATCACGCTCAATCTGGAACAGAAGACCCTTGAACTTCTCAACCGACCAACGACCGTTGGAGTCGATGTCTAGGTCAAAGATACCAGGAGTTGCGGTATTTTGTACAGCACCCTGTTCTGCAACCTTATAGATGGTACGAATAACTTCGCGGTTGATCTCAGCAAGAATCTCAGTTGAGAGAATGTTTGCGAGTTCCGCTTCAGCATTCAGACCGTGGATTGCCTTGAGGTCCTGAGCGAGCTCAAGTGAGTACTCAGCCTTCAGAGCACGTGACTTTGCAGTAACGGTGACTTTCTCGATTGAGAAAGCCATCTGGTTAAATGCATCGTTAGCAGTACCGTCAAGGTTTTCTGCATCACCGGTAACCATTCCCTGACCGACATTATATGCCGTTGAGGTAGCGGTTCCAACTGGGTTGAGTACGCTTGGGTTGCTACCTGATTGAGTAGTAGTACCCATACCGACGTTAGCATCGGTAAATCCAGCAGATTCATCAAAACCGTAGTCTTGACCGGAGAATGCAGAATCAGCTTCGTTATAGAATGCTTCAGTTCTTGCACCCTCTTTGTAGTACTGGGAGCGCATCGCAAAGATGAGTCCAGTAGGACCGCTCATTGGCTGAACGCCAGCAACGTCATAAGCGATCAGATTAGGCATCGAACGACGGATCAGCGAGATCAGTACGGGATCGAAACCTGCGGTAGGACCACCAGCAAGACCAGCGCCACCACCGAAACCACCGCCAGCACCAGCAGCATTAGCTGACATGGTTGGTGATTCCATTAGGTTCTGCATTGAGCCGTGCTCAAATGCAGATTGCTCTCTTAAAAATCTTTCTTGGTTTTCGAGCAGGACTGCGGTTACCGCTTTACGATGAGAATCTTTGATTGAATCAAGACCCTCATAGTTGAGGAGAGGTGCCCACTTTTCCTGCAGATGCTCGGAATGGAACATTTGCTTTTTACCTTTTACTAAGTGTTTGTTTTTTGGGTTTGAATTATATTAAATTCAATTATTTGCGGAATGCTGAAAGAGTCTTCAGATAGGTAGCCATTGAACCAGAAATAGTTTCTGGTGAACTATCTAAACCTTCAGACAGAGTTTCAGTTCTTGCAGATGGAGAAACTGCTCTTGATGGGAAATATGATTCCCTCAATGTCTCCAGTTTTTCACGATATTCTTCTTCACTTTCAAACTCAACACTTTCGGCAAGTGAAGCGAGCTTGTCTTTCTGAGTGTCTGCAAGACCATCAGAGACCTGTTCAAAGATTCCATCAGCAACCGACTCTGCGAGACGCTTGTTAAGGGAAACATTTCTCTCAATTTGCTCGTTGAGTTTTGTCTCCATTTCATCAAGTTTTTCTACCATGCTCTCAAGCACATCATATTTATCTTCAGGGATTGATACATAATGATCTTCAAAAAGACCCTTCATTCCTTGGAGGAATGATTCAGTCATTTCGGTCTTAAGACCGTTTTCGATGACGAGCGCATTTTCTTCCATCCACTCGCCAGAAACATACTCAAGGTATGCGTCAACACGCTCAGAAAGTTCAGACTTAATTTCTTCTACTTCCTCTTGAAGAGCAACTGCATATTGCTCCTCAAGAGACTCTTGAATTTCATAAACTTTTGAACGAATAGCGGCTTCAAAGATGGTGCGTGCTTTCTCTTGAAATTCCTCAGAAAGATCTTCACCATCTAGAAGAGCGTTAACATCTTCTTCGATGCTAAACTCTTCTTTCATTTCATCATCTTCTTCGTCACCTTCGTCACCTTCGTCACCTTCGTTCTCTTCGTCACTTCCTTTCTTTTTACCTTTTTTCTTGCTACCTTCTTCTTCGTCGTCTTCTTCGTGCATAGATTCTAGAAGTTCTTCGTCTTCATCATACTCAAACTCTTCATCTTCCTTAACACCCTTCATTGCTTCAGCAGCCTTGGCACCTTTATTAACAACATCCTTAACTTGCTTAAGTGTTTGTCCAGGTGTTTTGATTTTTGCTGAATCATCGGTGGGGCGATAATTGGTAGGATCAGGACCACCGAGATCTTCCCAACCACCAGTTTGTCCTGGGGTTGACCCAGATAGGTGTGGCATCGCATCCGCTGCTTTGGCATTAGCATTAACAGCGGTTCTGGATTGCTTAGTGCCTACTTCCATTTCTTGTAAATCTCCACGAGACATTTGAACTCTCCGTTTAACCTTACGTTATAAACTATATTTATTTATAATTTAATTAATTACAATGAATTTAGGAACTCATTGAATAAACTTAACTTATACTCTCCTAGAAGTTTTTCATCTACCAGAGTATTAATTCTTCTTTGAGTTTGCTCCGCCATTTTTTCGCGAAGCATTCCTCCATCCCATACCCACTCTTTACCTTCCATAATTCCTTGAACAAATGCATCAGGTGCGGAAGGGTCAGCCACGATATCTGCTGCAGTTGCAAGCATGAAGTCCTCACCGACTTCCATATATCCACTTGGATGTTGTCTTACTGAACCAATACCACGAGAAGAAACACCGAGACAAACTCCATCTTTGAGGAGTGATTCTACGATTTTCCCCATAGGAGTTGAAAGGATTTGTGCCTTTCCAATAAAATCATTTCCTCTTTGCTCAAGTGAAATAATTTTATGTGAAACACGATCCAAATTTACAGTTGGTCCATCGGGGTGTCCAAGTTCTCCAAGAGCACGACCTTTGCAAATATATTGCTCGGTATAACGCTTTACCTCTCTTTCCATTACAACACGTCCATAACGTCTATTGTTACGGTTTGTTTTTTCTGTTTGTAAGAAAGGTCCTTGAATATAAAGAGTCTTCTTACCGTTGACCGTTTCGGTAAGGACTTCTACTGATTCGATTTCTTCGGTAATAAGTTTCATTATGCTTGACCTGTGATTTGTACTTGTTGGTAATAAAGAACTCCTGCACCGCCAGCACCATATGCAGAGATTTTTTGTGATAGTTTCACATCTGCATATGAAGCGCCAAAGGTAGTTGATATTCCAGAAGAGTTATAATCAATCACCATTCTTGTCTGATGATACCCATCAAAACTCGTAATGGTATTTACTGAAAGAACTGCTGCGTGAGAAATATCATAATATGGTTGACCAGTTGCCGATATCGAAACAAAGTCACCAACACCAAATGGAACTTGAGTTCCCTCTGGTACTATTACTGTTGTAGTTGTACCTGTCGTAATTCCAACAACTCTATTAGAAGCCTTGGTAAGACCAAGAGTTACTGATTGACCTGATGGAATATAATAATCCGTTACCGATGCTGCTGATCCAGTACCAATAGCAACATGAGCAGCTGCACCAACGGCAACTACTCTTAATACATTAGATTGAACTGAAAATGCTGAGGATGTGGACGCAGCACCTGCAGAAAATGCAAATGAAGCTCCAGCACCAATTGGTCTATGAGCCATTATTTTTAATAATACACTTTTATTTATTTATTATTTAATCAAGTTAAGGTTAAATAATTACCTACTAATTTCTTCCCAATCCATAGAAGCAAAGATATCAGCACCTGCAGTATCAGATGCAGCAACTAAAGTTAGTTCATATGGAGTTTTAGTTAAACCGTTTCTTTCTAACTGAAACTTAAAGAGTGCTTCCTTTAGAATATCTACTGATTGTGATGATTGGTTTGCTGAAGTAAGGAATCCAGATGCCAGAACTCTTCCACCGCTAACAGTTCCACCGTCTAGTTTATATTCAACAGCAGAATCATCTCCGGCACTCACCCAAATTCCTCCCGATGTGGTTGCACTTGCTCTTATCTGCCAGTTATATTGAGGACCATTTCCAGTCCCCATAAGTGATAGTGCGGTCATAATAACAATTGCATCCAATCTATCCGGTTGCCCATTAACTGGTGCTTTTAATCGAATAGAAATAACAGGGTAATATGTTCCTCTAGGAGTTGGTAAGTCTACTGGTGTAATAATCGGTGTTGAAATTGCTTGCTGTAATCCACGAAGTTCATAACCACCTTCAGAAATTACTGTGGAGCAAACCTGCTTTAACGTACTTGCACTGGTTGTAATTCCAGTGTTGCTAATCTCATACCTCAATGGAAGTGATGCTGTTGTAATATAGGTTGATTGAATTATATTTGCGTGTTGGAAAGTATGTGCGTGAATAAACTTTCCATCAATTATAAATCCAAGTCTTACATTTCCAAGTCCTAACCACTCAATATCCATCCAAAGGATTTGTGCCTTAGTTAAATCTAATGTAATTCCAGAAACACCTGTTCCGTCTAACTTATCAATATTCCAGTTTGACTGAGAAACTCTTGTCTCTGTTCCTAATGATAAACTTCTCTCTACAAAATATGCAGTGGTTCCATCAACCTCAAAATATATTCCATTATCAGCACCAAAATACCCAACTCTTTGCCTTAGATTTTCTTTTGGTGGATTCAATATAAAGGTATTCATAGTCAACAAGGATTTTCCTGGTTGATATGAAAATACTTTTGTAGTTTCTCTAATAACTGATGCGGTACTTCCAACACCTACAGTCATATTAACTAAACCTGCTGTTGTTGCAAATCCAACAGTAGAACCAGTTCCTATGACTAAACTATCCCACAGATTATTATCTCTATATCGGTGAGAAGAATCAAAAAGTGTTAATGGATTTGATACTCTTGTTCTTCCAAAAGCATCAGAATTTATGCTAACTGGAAATCTATTGTACTCATCTACAATTTTTCCATCTCTTGTTGCAACACCATTAACCTCAAAAAGACTTCTTTCTTGATTTAAGTAATCTTGGGTTGTTATATTCCACTGAGCCATAAATCAATCAATCCATTCTAATTTTGATGGGTGATATCTTTGCGTATTTTTAATGTTAATATTCTTTTCCATTACTGGATAAATCTGGTGAACAATTGCTCCTGGATATTCTGCTTGCAATTCTTCACCTAAAGATTGTTTTGATGGAACTCCAGTATTTGATACGAGTTCCATTCTATAAAGACTCCCATTCCACAAAACATCCGCAACATATTCTTCACCAACCTGTTGTGGTTCTGGTTCAGAAGAATTGATGTAAAGATTTCCGTTAAAATCTCCGGAAATATTTACTGATTCTGAGATGAATTGTTTGAATGACTTCATTCTTCCTCTTCTGTTTCGTTATTAAACATTGCATTTGCTACTGCTGGCCGAAACTCATCAATTTTTTCTGCGGATTTTGCAAAAAGAAGTTCTTTAATCTTATCACTAATCTGCGAAGGTGATTCGTCAGCAGCAATCATATCTAAAAGATCATCCATTTTAATACCTGTCAATAATCTTTTTTATTTATATTTCCCCACCCTTGGGCATTTCTACTGCTTTTGTGTTTGGTTCCGTTGGAGCAGCATTAATTTCTGGTTCCATTACTGGTTGTCCAAGATCCATTCCTGATGCTCCAGGTTGCATTCCTGGTTCCATAGGCATTCCTGTCATAGGATCTACGGGAACATTAGGGTCTGGAATAATACCATCTTCAATTTCTTTTTTGATAATCTTATCTTGCTCGACAATCTCTTCGTCAGTTTGGCGAAGAATCTTACGTCTTACATAGTCCTGGGAGAAATATTTTCCAATATAAGGTTCTGCAACTTGAACCATATTCAATCTTTCGTTGAGAAGTTCTGCATCCTTAAGTTCAGCAAAGTGATTATCATATAAGAAATCATATTGGATATGCTCTTGCATAATATCCCAGTCTTCTGGGGTGATGATATTTTTAAGAATCAGTTGAGTCTTAAGCATATCATGGAACATATAAGAGAATCTCTTTCTCAGACGAGATACGAATTTACTGAACTTAACTTCATCTCTCAAGATTTCTGAAGAACGACCAAGATTAAATCCACCTTCTCCGTCCATTCTTGATGGGGGAACATTCAATGAACGATAAAGTTTTTTCTTGAAGTACTCAATGTCTGTGATTTCTCCAAGATTCTGTCCGCCTGGAAGTGTTGAGATTTCAGTTCCTCTACCACCTTCCCTTCTTGGCAACCAGAAATCTTCAAGCATCGCCATAAACTTTTTATCATCACGAATTTCGCCAGTGTTTGCATCATATACAAGTTTGTTACGATAGCGCATCATAACATCGCGAAGATATTGTTCTGCCTTTACCTTTGGGAGATTACCTACATCAATGTAGAAAATACGACGCTCAGGAGCACGAGATAATCTATAGATAACAAGAGAGTCCTCAATCATTCTTAGCTGGTTGAGTGACTTAATTGCTTTATGTAGATATGAAAGAGTTGACCCTTTATTTCTATCTACAAGTCCAGAAGTGCAATAAGTAATAGAGTCTCTTGCCATTTTGATACCTGCAGATCCACCCATAGATGAGGGACTACCTGCAGGATAAGTTGACTTTGGATTGTAAATAAAATATTCCTCAATTTGAGGAAATTCAAAATCCATGGGATTATCTACATTTATATTTGCTACTCTATATTTGTCTTTGCTACTTTTCTTTTGCTGCCTCACATATCTCATCTTCATTGGATCTATGTAACGCAACTCTTGAATTCCCTCATGAGGGCTCTTGAGGTCAATTACTTTGTGATAATAAATTCTTCCGTCGATATACCAGTTTCTATAAATTTCGTGAGACTTTTTATCGAAATCTAAAAGTGAAAGAATATATTTAAATTCTTGTCTAATTTTTTTCTTAATGCCGTCACTGGCATTAAGGTTTGAAAGTTCGATTTCTACTGGCGTATCATTTGTGTCTGATACGATTGCTTCGTTTACAATATCTTCAATGGCACTATCACACTCTGGGTGCAGTGCCATTTCACGATATCTTTTAATAAGATCAAATTCTGTTCTGTAGACTCCTTCAATATCAACATAGGAACCAAAAAAACCACTACTCAAATAATGGTCAGAAGAGTCCTCATTATTAGGAGGAACAGGACTGACCGTAGTTGGAGATAGTGGTTCGTTATCCTCAATAGAGAATCCAAATAATCTTGTCATAATTTATATTTGATTAGTCTTTATTCTAATATTTATCAACTAATCAAAGTGTTGGTTGCGTCATTTTTATTCGCACCTTTTCCTGCAGTCCAGTATTGAACTTGGAATTCTACGCTGTACTCTTCAATAGTATCCGAAGAATCATATGAAAGATCAATCGCACTAACATTTGTTGGGAAAATGCTATGGAACTTATAAGTTCTTAGTGGAGTGATGTTAGTTTCTACTGTTGCGTCATTTCCACCATTGTTTTTGGTAGAGAATCTGCCATTATTAAGGGATGGAGCATTATATCCTCTTCCAAGTTGATGAACATAAGCATCAGTCATATAAGAACCTGGATTAGTTGCACCACTGTTATTATCCAGTTTGCTGATACTGTTCATCCAGAGTTCAAATGCAGATCTCAGTTTGAAATCTTCATCGTTGATGATAGTAATAGTCCAGGTATCAAAAGTTCTGTCTCCAGCAACTTTTAAAATACGTCCTCTAAATGGAACGTCGATTGGTGCAACGTTTGATGCTGGAAGTGCAGCTGCTTTACATAAGAACTTGAAGGTGTCAATTTCTTGACCGGCACCTGCCTTCCATAGATTGGTGATAGGTGCTGGGAAAGAGGGGATTTCAACCTCAAATAGATTGGGTCTTGCACCACCACCAGCAAGTCTTTCTTTGAATCCTGTGATTGTTCTGAGACTAGACATTTTTAGTTCCTCCTATGTGGTTATTATAAAATTAATTAAACTCTACCTGCTACTTCTTCAAAACTAATGCCTGTTCGGGTAGCAACGAACGTCAGAGTTACATAGTTAATAGATTTTGTTGGCTTCAGGAAGATGTCAGCTCTAAACTCATTATTATCAATTACATCAGGAGTGTTATTAGTCTCATCACAAATTACCAGGAAGTCATATAGACCTCTCTTTGCTTGAACATCTCTTAGATAAGGTTCAACGATATTTACAAAGTTTGCTCTTGTAATCTGATCGTTGAGTTCGAAGAGTTGTGCTTGAGATGCTTTCTCAAGTGCTTGTTCGATAGTTAGGAACAGACGACGAACATTGATTCTGTCAAATGCAGATGCATATCCTAGAGCAGTCTTATCGCCAAAGAGGTAAATACCAATTCCAGGTTGACTGGTGATGGCATTAACTCTTGCAGTATAAAGTAGATCTCTTTGATCCTTGGAGGGATTATATGCAAGTTTAATTGCATTATTCAGAACACCTCTTTGCTGACCTGCAGGTGAATACCAAGGATAAGAATTAATGTTTGTTCTCATCATCAATCCAGCAATATCAGCATTGCAAGGAATGTATCTGAATAGATTGTTGAATCTATCGTAAGTATACTTATATCCACTATCAAAAACTGCATAAGATGAAGAGGACAGAGCACTGAAGAATCTGATTACATTATTAGTTTGAGTTGTTGCATTTGTTAGGTCAACAACATTTGCTCTATGAGGAGAAACAACAGCAACGCAATCTTTTCTTCCTTCTGCAAGTGAGATTAGTTTGTTTGCCTTTGCCTGTGAATCAGACTCATTTGCAAGTCCTGGTCCATTAATTAAGAAATCAACTGCAACTCTATCTTTATTTGAGAATAGATCATAAGCACTTACAAGATCTCCAAGAGATGCGGACATTCCGCCATTTGCAGAATAATCAACTCCTCCACCAAAGTTATAGGCAACGTTTCCAATAGCACTGAAAGTTACTCCTTGTGCTGCTTGTCCCCACTGACCTTGAGGTAGGGTAAATGGAGTAAATCCACTTGAGAATCCAGTTGCAACTGGATTGGATCCCCACTGAGAGTCTCTTGCAAGTGATGGATTGTAACCTGCGTAAATGTATTGCGAGAAGTTGGCAAGATAGTTCTTATACCAGATCTTCTGTGGAGAATTTACAGAGGAAACAGAATCAGATGCTTTTGAAACACTGATGTGCTTTTCAAGAATATTTCCTTGAATTCCGGTAATAGAACCAGTGTCATCAACAACAACAATATGCATTGAATCATTCTTTCCGTTTCTTTGGACGGAATAGTTGTTTGATGCTGGTTTGGGAGCAATAGACTTCCAATAAATGATTGAGTTTGTAAGACCAAGAGTTTGTTGATCGTACCAATCAACTACTGTTACCGCTGATGCAGTAGAACCAGTATTAATACCTGAGTTGTTTACAAAATAAAGAGTATCTGCTGCTTCAAAGGATTGAATTGAGTTGCCCTGTGCATAAGTAACTGGGGTTTCAGTTCCTGCGGCAGAGACTCTTGAAAGTACTTTAATATCAATAGTGCTATTTGAATTAGTAGCATCAGTGGTAATACCAGTAATGATACCCTTCAAATAACCATTGAAGAGTGAGGTTGTGCCTGCACCAGGTAAAACAACGTTAGTAATCGCTGTAGTTACGCCATATCCAATAACAGCACCTAGTGCGCCAGGATTAGTAGTGGTGATAGCAACTCTTTGGTCTGCTAAATCATCGATGGTGCAAACCTTTAGATTATTCGCCCATTTACCTGGGGTTTTTGCAGCATATGTAAAGTTGGTAGCCTCAATAAAACTAGAGTTGTAGTTATCGTAGTTTTTGATCTTTAATGAAGTTGTTGAAGCAATTCCAACGCCAGCGTTTGCGTTATTAAGAGTGCTTCCATCAGTTCTTACAACTTTAAGAATACCACCATATGAAAGATATGATGCTGCACTCATCCAGTACTCATACTGAGCATCTGTTGAGATTGGTTTTCCGAAGTTATTGACTAAATCTTGTTCTGTGCTGATGTCAATAATTTCTTCTACTGGTCCAATCGCAAAAGGTCCTGCGATAGCACCAATATTATCTAATACGTTCTCAGCTCTCCCAACTGTTAAATCTACTTCCCTAGTAAGTACACCGGGAGATAATTGAGGAGTCGCCATGTTTTTCTCCGTAAATCTCAGTTTATCTAAAAAATATTTATTAAAAAGTTACTTTTCACGGGGGAAATGTGACGTGAATATCTACCAATCTGGATATTCCCAAAAATACGACTTTTTTGAATCTTTATTTGAGTCAATAATTCTTTTTATAGTACATTCTTTACATTCGTATGAGTATGAAGATGCAACAGGACCTCTATCTTTTCTTGTTCTATAAAAATCTTCTACTAAATTTTTTATTTCTTTACATACTCTGCATTTTCTGTCAGTCAGTAAAAGATGTCCCAGTTTTAATTGTTTGTCTATATCCATTCACATATATTCCCACATATATGATCTATCTCCATATTCATCGACATACCACCTATCACCTTCAGTATCAACAAAACTTGCATTAGCATCTATTCCATCCGAAATAAATCCAAAGGGAGACATATCTTGTTCTATCTGATTTTTTTGTTCTTCATATAATCTTTTTCTTACATCTTGATCTGTAAGTTCTTTAAAATAATCTTGTGCTACTAACCAAGCATAAATCACTAAGCACATAGCCAAATCGTCATTACATCCTTCTTCTGCCTCAAAGGAATTGTGCTTTTGAATAAAAGTTGTTAATTCTGCAATGATCTCATAATCGTTTAGAAAAAGTTTATTTTCCTCAATCATTGTCTTGAGGTTAAGACATCCAACCTTTTTCACGGTTTTAGACATCTTTACCCCAAGTTGAGTTTTCTTACCAGAAAATCCTTGCCCAACAATTTGACCCGCTCTACCTCGCATAGAGCACATCAAAAGATTATTATATTCAAGATCATATTGTAGAATACTTGCAACCTGATCCCCAACATCATTAACCTCGCATAATATGTAAGCACTATTATATGCTGTTGCAGCTTCGTGTATTATGCTTGGAAACATCATTGGTTTTATTTCATTATTTCTATATTTTGCAACTACTTTGTGAGGGAACTGGGTAATATCTATGACTACAAATGCTGAATAATCATTTCCTACCCCTCTAGCAACGTCTACAGTGATTAGATAGTCATTATTCTCTATGGGATTCATATAAACATCTAAACCCGCGCTACGGGTCTTGGGGGCATCATAGACGAGGGTTCTGAGTTTAGATGGTGCAATAAGCGTATCAACAGATCCTAGAAATTCGCATTCAAACTCAACTTTAAATTGTTGTTCGGAAGTGTTTGCAATTGTTTGCTTTTTCCATTCCTCATCTCTACCTGGAACTTCGCTCCAGTGAACATCCGTAAATACATATTCATTTTTACCCTTTTCTGCATCGTGCCACATTCGGTAAAAATGATTCATACCGTGAGGCGTGGAAACTATGATAACTTTGGTTTGCTTACCTGAAGTGATGGTAGGATAAACCGATGCAAAGAATGAATCTGCAATATGATTTGGAACGAACGCAAATTCGTCCAAGAATAGAATGTTGAAAGACATTCCTCGAACAGCAGAAGCAGATGTTGATGCTGCTAAGATTTTAGAACCATTCTCAAGTTCTAGAGAACCTTTGTTCCAAGATATAATACCTTGTTGCATCCACTTTGGTAGATTTTCATAAGCAGTTTGCAGTCTGTCTAATAGTTCTCTAGCAGTTGCTGCTTTGTTTGCGAGAATACCAATATTTACGTTATCGTTAAAAACTGCATAGTGAAGCAAGAACGAAACAACAGTGGTTGATTTGCCAGTCTGTCGTGGCATCTTGCAGATATTAAATCTATTATTATGGAAGTTATTGATTAACTTCTCTTGGAAATGATATGGTTTGAAAGTTTGTAGACCGTGATCCAGGGTTACGATTTTTACATAATTATTTGCAAAGTAAACAGGATCATCTTTACACTTAACAAATTCTATAATTTGCTCTTGGGTAAATTCAATAGGAGTATTTGCTTTTTTTAATAACGGATTACCGAGATATACATCATTTGACATAATAAATCAACCTCTATTTTTTAAATATAAGTATAAATTAGCACTTCCAACGTCTCCTCGCTGCTAATCCTCTTTCTCCTTTCCAACTTCTACTACGAGAGCAAAATCCTCTACGACGCTTTGCTGCTGCACTTCCTGGTTCTACATCTCCAGTTACTGGTGCTTGCAAATTTGATCCCGTAGCACGATTATATTTGTCCCTTCCTTTTTTAGTAAGACCCCCACCTCTACTTACAGGAAGTTTTTCTCCTCTACCCACAGACAGGGATGGTCCTTCTTCTTCCAACTCAACTTCTTCGCCCATAGTTTTTACATAATTTTTACTTGGTCCGGGTTTTGCTGAACTTCCTCCTTGAGGACCACACATTTGAACTAGTGGTTGTCCTGGTTGAATTTCGGAAACTGAATGATAAATTGCAACAGATCCTGGATAAACTTTTTGAAGTTCATCATTTATTTCCTTTCTTGATGGTGTTTTAACCTGAGGGAAAAACATCTTCATAGAATAATATTTTCCTCTCCAAGAAAGAGTTACTGCAATAACATTTCCAGTTTGTGCTTGAAGTCTTGTTGCCTCACTTACTTGAGACTTAAATCCTCTAATTGGTTCTGGTTTGATGATATCGACCACTTCGGTAAAAGTATTTCCATCAACATCTTCAATAGTCACATTTTCTGCTTTTACGCAAGATCCTTTTGAAAACTCTTTTGTTCCTTTTTTTCTTTTATAATTAGGCCAACATTTTTCGTCTAATATTTCCCTTGTAATTTTATCGACTAAAGAAGATTCATATTCGGCATTAATATTTCTAATTGTAGTGTCACCTTTTCTTACTAAAGGCATTAGTGGTTCTCTTCTTTTGTTTTGTGCTGCAGATTGCTCTCCCTCTGTAGCACCTAGTTGTGAAAGTTTTCTAATATTGGCAGAACGTTTAGAACTTCTAATGACTGTGGGATCTATTTTTTCTGGCATTTTCCATGCTTCTTCCACATCATGCTCTCCACTTGCAATGTAATCAGCTGCAGTATCAATATAATCTGCTGCTTTAGTAATTTTTGATTGAACCCATGCTTCTAAGTCACCCTCGCCTCTAGCAACTTTTGATTTAATCCTTTTTACTGCATCTTCAATAGTTTTGAGTTCTGATCTTGCCATTGAATATTCTTCATCTTTTACAGAAACTTTGTCCCATGCTTTTTCGCCATAAGAACACTCAGATCTTGTTTCTCTCTTGTCACATAAAGGACAGTATCTTTCTTCTTCGTGCATGGTTTCCTCCGATTTAGTTCCCCAGTTGTCTGCACCAACCCTACGACATTTTACAAGTGCTCCAGATGCATATGCACTTGGCCAAACAGAATATCTAGATTTTACCTTATGGTAACAAGCGTCTTTTTTGCCTTCCTTTTTCTTTTCTTGTAAATCCATTTCTTCAGTTCTGACGTTAGTTGGTTTTGCTGCACCCGTTTTTTCTGGCTGATTGGGGTCTTTTCTATTTTTTCTTCTAAATGCTGCTTCCTCTTCCTCATCGGATAGGTTTGCTGCCATCTTAGAACTTCCGCATTTTGGTGTGGATTTCTGACCTGGTTGACGAGCGCATGGAGCACCAGCAAAGGGTCCACCAATTTGTCTCCAACCTGGAACTTTTCTTCCTGTTTTGGGGTCAGTTCCACTCGATTTTCTATACCAATCCCCAAGATCTTCATCACCAGATGCTGTTTCTTCTTTCACGTCTTTAAATTTTTTATGATGCTTTTTAGCATCTGCCTCCATCTTTTTCAAACGAGTGTAATAATCTGGAATCTCATCTAAGTGTTGAAGAGCAATATTACGAGCAAGTTCATGATCTTTTGTGTGTTCATGTTCGATAGGTTCGCCCATATCAAGCTGCTTTTGTATAAAAGAAACATCAAGACGATGTTTCTTTGCAATTTGCTCAACTGTTTTATGTCTCTTGAATTTGGGCATCACTCAACTGGTTTTGATTTAGTCTTCTCACCTTTTGCTCTTTTTCTTCTCCCCGCACAATGTGCCCGTTGAGAAAATCCTTTTGGATCTGAGCAGTCAATACTCTTTTTATATTTATTACTCCAATCTTCTTGAAACTGTTTAAATGTTTTCATGATTTAATTGTAGTAATAATAACTTTAAATATTGTTGTGTTTGAAGAATTTGGATATGCCAGGAGTCTTAGAAATCTAGAATCAATATTAATTTCGCCGACAAGAGATTTAAACTCATCGTCCTTTTCCTTTTTTGCTTTGCCAATTAACGAAAAGAATTCTTGGAGTTCTGAGTTCATTGTTTGTCTAGTTCATTGTTTTTTAAAAGTTTAGCCAATTCTGCGGTAGACCCAACAAACAAAGCATTATTGACAGTTGTGGGACTCTTGCCAACTTTTTCCTCTTCTATATCCTTTAGTTTCTTCTGCAAATCCATCAATTTATCAGTTGCATCTGCAACATTTTTAATCAGTTGTCCTGCAACTTCATATGCTCTAGGCATCTCACTTTCTTGAGCTAGTTCTAAAATTCCATTAATTGCTTCTTGTCCTTTTTCTATAATTGAATAAAGATTTCCTCTTGTATACTCATAATCTTTTTTAACATCATCTGCAACAGAAGATATCTTTTCAATTTCGGTAGAAATTTTTTCGGTTTCTACGGGAACTATTTCCGCATCAACATTGAAAGTTTTATTAATCTCGTCAAATTTCTTTGTCATTTTCATAAGATATTCTCGCTAAATCCAAAGTCATCTCCAGTTTTAATCAAAGCATTATCCTCAGCAGTTATTCTATAAACTGCAGATCCTAAAACATGGGAAGATGCTTTTGTATTGTCTGCACCTCTTGTAACAGTAAGTACATTATCTGCTTTTTTATCAACATACATTTCTTCTTCATCTATATAAATGTAAGTATTGACTGCAATAGATGAAGCATCATTAACTTCAACAAGAGTATCTATATTAGATATATTCTTGGATAGATTTGTAGTAATATTGCCGGTATAATTTTTAGTAGCTCTTGGTTCTATTGAGTAGACAACTTCTCTTGTTGGAGTTGAAGTAGAATCTCCAGAAATAAGTCCAATAGAAACTTTTTTGATAATATCGGTAGAAACAGAAGAAGATGGACCAAAAAGATATGTTTTTGCAGTAAATCTTAACGTATAAATCAAAGACCTTCTTTGTGAAAAATCACCTTCATAATCATCGCTCATAGATATGCTGTTTAAAATAACTGGTACATCTCTCTTTTCGCCTATTTCTGTGATTAAATCAATTGTAATATTATATGCTGGTTGAAAATATGGTAAGATTTGTTCGATGATTTGAAGCATATCATCATTCAACTTTGTGAATATGCTTAGTTCAAAATCAAGATTGTATGGTACCGGAAGATATGTTTTTCTTTGTTGAGTTCCATCAGAAACAGATGGAGATAGAAATGTTTGAACTGTTGAAGATTTTCTAGAACCATCATAAGATATGCCAACCAGTTCAAAAGACATTCTTGGTAATGTTATTTGAACTGGTTTATTTAAATCTGGGGATTGTTCTAATCTAGCTAGAAATTTTTGAGTTGGACCATACGCCAAAGGAACTTTTATTACACTAACATTAGAACCAGAACTGTCTTTATGCTTTATAGTAATATCATTAAATAAAGATCCAAAAGACACAATTGTCTTTCTAAAAATTTCGTTGTAGAAATATTCAAACATTTTATTATTTAAATTTTATATAATATTTATTTAAGTCACAATGTGCCAAAAGGATTTGATTCGCTAAAATCAATAACTTTATCTGCCTCTTCCTCTATAACGTCATTTTGAGAATAAGGATCAACTAAATTATCTGATTTTAGTGTTCTTAATTTGTATGATGCTCCGCTTGTAGATCCCGTAATAGTTTCTCCTGACGCAAAAGATCCACTGACAATAAAAACTTCAAGTTTATTATTATCTGAATCCCAAGAATTTACTCTTGCAGTTGTTCCAGAAACTGATCCTGTCACAATTTCATTGTACTTAAATGATCCGGATCCACTTGAACCTGGACTTGCTATGGTAATAGTTGGTGCTGTCGTATATCCTATACCCGCGTCTCTTAGTCTTATTTGAGTAATTGTGCCCGCAGCACTAACTACAGCATAACCAACTGCAGTAGTTCCTATCCCTGGACCACTAAACGTTACTGTTGGTGATGCTGAATAACCAGAACCGCCGTTTGTTATTGTAACTATTCCAACAATACCATCACCTATTATTGCTGTTGCCGCAACACCACTTCCACCACCTCCAATAAAAGCAATAGCGGGAGCAACTGTATAACCGTAACCAGAATTAACTACTTCAACGCCTTGAACTTTTAATGATGATGTTCCATTACAATCAATCAAGTTGTCGATCATCGTTGCAACACCAACTGCAGTATATCCGCCAGATGGAGCAGAAGAAATTGCCACCTTCGGTGCTGTATTAAATCCACCTCCTCTATTAGATACTCTAATGAATCTAACACCACCATTTACAATATTTGTAAATGCTGTTGCGGTAATTGCTGTTCCGACTACAGTTAATGTTTGAATATAACCTTGATTTTGAATATTATCGTCTATTTCTTCAATACTAGTATCAACAACCTCATCTTCATATCTGAAGAGTTCGCATCGTAATTCATAAACATAATTTTTTTGAAGTTGATAGAATGGTTGTTCGTGCTCTACATATTTGATCTCAAATAACCTATCTCCCAATGGGAAATAAATTAAATCTCCCTCTTTAGGTCTTGTAGATAATTTTATATCAGTTAAGTTTTTTATAAGAGGGCTGATATAAGTTTCAAATCTCTCTCTAGAAATTATTAAAGTTAAATCATCAAGATCCTGAATACCAAATTTTGATAAAATAGTTCCTGTTCCACCATATCCATCATAACTGTTGACATATGCTTCTAAAGGATAAGCATTGTCAAATCTTGATTGTATAACCTCTTTTATTACAGTCTTTTCTGTAATATACTTTCTTGGAATATAATATATTTCAACACCATACATTCTGATCTGTTCGTTTATCAGATCTTGTATTAGACCTTGTTCTGAAGAAGAACCTTGTAGAAAGAATGGATTTAACATTTTATCCGATCATATCTAGAGGTGGAAGTTCATAAGTATTAGACATTTTTTCCATCAAAATATCAATTTCTTTCTGCGCGTCATCATACATTTGTCTTCCATTCAGCTCAACTCCGCCTGGAAGTTTTACGCCAGTAAACTTCATCATATTTTGCCCCCACTGCCTCTTAATTAATGAGGTTAGATACGGTTTAATGAAAGAATCATTCCAAACCCTTGAATAATCATTTGGGTCCAATGTTGAATAGCAGTCAATAATAAAGTAATTATTTTCGCTAACAGTTCCCCAATCGATGTCTAGATATAACCTATCTTGTCTTTTGTTGAAACGAATTTGTTTCTGAGTATTTAATAGAAAATCTAAGTCTTCCAAATATGTTTTAACCATAGCGTAACTTAGAAGTTCCGTTGTTCCCCAATAATAAACATCATTTAGAAATAACTGATATTTCACACTAAACATATTGTGAGTAATTGTGTTTGAGCTATCAAAACTAAAAACTTTGTTAATTCCAATTACATTTGGAGGAACTTGTAAATAATTACTATTTTCGTTGTAAGTAAAAGTTACTGCAGTACCTACGATATTTGTATTGACAGTTGTTGTTACGATGCCAACATTACTGGTTGCATCAAGTCCCTTTGCTCTTCCCCGAGCAATATCTGCTGCCGTTATCTTATACTTATAAAATGTTGGATAAACGCCATCAAAATGTCTTTCTTGGAAAAACTGAACTGCGTCATCTACAAGATCTTCAATCTGCTCATCTGCAACATTAATTTCCAAAACTGGCGCTCCCAGTTTTCTTTTGCAGTAATCTATTAACTCTTGTCTAGTAGATGGTTGCGCCATTTATTGATACCTCTCAGAATATTTATGGTGCGGAGGAAATTCCAGGTTTTACTAAAATATTTCCTTCAACAATTCTATATACAGTAGAACCTGAACTCACAAGAACATCATAAACATATCTTCCTTCTTTTAAAGACCTTGTTTGGGTTGATCCTAAAGATATATTAAATTTTCCACCTGCAGCACTAGTAAATCCAACATTAAATGTTTCTGCAGCATATGAACTAGAACCAATAGAAACACTTTTTGCTATTTGAGATGATCCCGTCCATCCAGAGAAATTAAAAGCAGAATTTGATGTATTCACTACTGCAAAGTTTGCAGTAAATGTGGCACCAGTGTTAATAGTTAAATTGACAAAACTTGGAGTTCCTGAAGTTACATCAAAAGTTATTCTTTTATCTGCCATTTAAAACACCTAAATTTGAAATTACTTCTTGTTGTTTTAAGTATAATTTATAATAACATTTTGCAATATTTTTTAATTGGACGATATCATCTATACTATCTATCTCTGATGAAACTTTAAAGTATTCAAAACTTTTGCTTAAATTGTCAAGTTCTATATTATTTGGGTCCATCAATTAAACTCCTGAGTAAAGATTTGATTTCATTTAAATCTTCTTTCATGTTAACAAAATCTTTCTCAAGATTCTGTAATTTTTGATTTTCTTTTTCTTTTATTCTTTTTTGCATAATATAGTTATTGTAATCTGTCATGTTTGTGTTAATAATTGCTTTAGTTTCTTCATCTCTAATTAAATTGGAGTGACCGTTAACTTTAGAATATTTCATAATTTATTATGCCAATGCTATAATTCTCAAATCTTTATATCTTGGTGGATATGCTTGATTTGTTGAGGTTCCAACAAGCTTGATGCCAAAATATCTAAATGCTGGCAGATTATCGATAGTGAATTCATACTCCCTAAAGTCAAGAACATCACTATCAAATCCAATTAAATCAGTTTTAGAAACCATTTTGTCTGGCAATCCATTACTATCAGACAAACTTATTATATCTCCACTGGAAGTTAAATTGGTATATCCTGGGAAAGGATAGTAGATTAAATCTGAATTAGGGTCATCAGTTATTGCGTATAAACACCTAATATCACTATAAGTGTTAATATATGCACTTAGTATTACTTTTATAGATGATGCTGGGGTTTCTAATGAAATTGGCTTTGTTGCATAGACAAAAGATGAGGGATCATCTTTTAAAGTTGATACTCTATCATCAGTGGCATAATTAGATATTGCATTATTTACTCTGTTGGAAGTGAAAATCATTCCAACTCTATCCAAGTCAATTACTGGAGATACGTATGCATTTGTTGTTGAAAGATTTAAGTTTAAAGTAAGAGATTTGTTGGCAGGCAAATTCGTTGTTTTTGAATTTTCATTTACCTTTGATGCAACAACTCTTGGGGTACTTAAATAATTTGTAGCATTTAAGTTGATCTGTTCGAATCCCTGGTCGATAAATGGAATTTCATTTCCATCAACGCTGCTTCCACTAACAGTTCTTAGTGCCGCATTGATATTAGTTCCTCTCAAAGACATTGTTTGTACTACTGGTTTAACAATTTCAAAAGGTATATTCTGGGTTGCATTTATTTCCGAACCGCCAGTTGATTTTGTTTGATTTATGAATAACTTTGGATATCCAGTCGATAGAGTCCTATTTGTCATTGTAGAACTTTGATCACTCATATCTAACTTAACATGATAATAATCAAGATCATATGGTTCCGAAACAGTTGCGTCTGCTAAATTATGCGTCCTATTAATACGACGTAGAGAAACAGAGGCAAGTTCATATTTGTATACTAATGTCCCTGCACTATAACTAAATGACTTTGTTTGATCGATAGATCTGGTTATACCAGTTAAAAGAGGTGGTGATACTGAAGTATTTACTCCAGTATAAGAAATAATTTCATTGTCAATTCTAATGTATCCTGGATTTGTAGATGCAACAGAAACATTCTCAAAAGTATCAAAGTTAGCGATAGAAATACTTTCTACGGGAATACTGTCAGTTGAAGTTGATGAATAATTACTAAAAAGTTTAGTTGGTTTCAAATCGGATATTGCATTACTTATTGTTACCAAATTCTGGGAAGAATTCATTCCATGATTTTTGTGGTAAACCTTGATATGCAATCCATCAGATATTGTTTCTATTCCTCCAATAGGAATGATAACATTTCCGCCAGTGCCATTTAAATCTGTAGAAACTCCTGCATTATTCACATATCTTACAGTGTTTCCGACACCAGTAATATATTCTCCTTGAACTTGATCTATAATTAGTTGATTTACTCCAGAAACTTCTGAAACAGACAGTCTTAAGTTTCTACCAAGATTTTGTGCACCGATCGTTGATATTCCCAATACGTCTCCTGTGGAGTATCCAGTTCCACCATTTGAGATTGTTGCAGCTACTGCAACTCCATTTGTTATAGTAATATTTGCTCTTGCATCTCTACCATCTCCAGTTATTGTATTCAGTACAACATTATTAAATACAAAAGATCCTGAAGAAGGCGTATATCCAATTCCCGCATTAATAATTCCTAGAGTTCCGAATGCAGATCCCGCATATCCAACAAAATTGCCTGTAGCATTGCTATTTTGTTGGATGATTGTATTTCCCAAAGTGGGAAGATTTGATGTTGCAATTGTAGTTCCAATTCCAACTTTAACTTTTTTAGAAGTTACCTCTAAGGAGTCTCTTACTAATGTAGCTACTTGATTGTTACCCAGACTTAAATTTGGATTATAAAAGTTTATATTTCCACTTCCTACAAAGTTTGCTCTGTTTAACTTAAATTTTAAATCTTCAAATTGGCTCGGAGTCCAGGTAGATCCATTTTGCGACTTAAATAATGAACCACTTAATGGTTGTTTAGAAACTAAAACTTGCTCTTGCTCTGCGAGAGCAGTAGTACTGACATCAATCTCAGTTAATCTTGAAATCCATACGTTATAAACGCTAGAGTTTGATAAAATTGCTAATGCATGAAACTGTTTTCCTGCAAGATAGACTGGAGATTCAAAAGTAACTCTAGTTGGTAAAGATGCATCTTCGGAAATTTGAATATCCTTTGGGTCAATTACCACTTCACTAAATGGATAAACCTCACTAGTTGGAAGACCCAATTGCATGGGTCTTAACTGAATAGTTACTGGAAGTTCTGGATCTCTTGAATAAAAATATAAATCAACGGAAGTGGCAAAAATGCCACTTTCCGGTTCAACATAAAAAGATTGAGCCAAAGGATCTATTATTTTCATTTTATTTTTTTACCTTTCTGATTGGATCCAATATAATATATTTATTAATAACGTTTTATCTTCTATTTTTATTTGTATTTTTCTTGCCTTTACCTGCAGGAACATTATTTATTGTCGTTGGAGTAATTGATAGCAATCCTCCTGGTCCTCTTGTTTTTTGTGGTTTAATAATTTTATCTTGTTCTAATTGTTTTCTAACAGCACCAGCAGCACCAGGAGCACCTTTTAATGGCAATTCATTTTTCTGCTTTTTAGTTGTTTTAAAATTAATCGCTTGTTGCTGTAAAGAAGTTGATTTGTCGGTAGTGGTTGGTTTTATACCACAATTTTTAAATGCTTTATTTGCTGCTTTTTTGCCACTCTTGTCTGCAATTTGAGCCCAAGTTTTGCCCTTAACAGTTTGTAGAGGAATAGAGAATGCTGTTGTTTCTCCTGCGTAAATGTTACTTTGATATCTGTATGACCCAATAGTTGTTGATGTATTAAGATATTCCATTCCCGGTTTACAAGACCCTCCTCCTGCAGCGGTTTCATTTTTAGTAGGCAATGGTTCAACACTTCCAGTTGGTGTAATTGGTCCACTAGTCTCGGTTGGTCCAGTTGGTCCAGTTGGTCCAGTTGGACCAACTGGAGTGTCCTGAACTGGAGGATATGAAGATGGAGCTGGTTCTTGCTCGTAATCAACTTGCGTTGGTGGATCTGCGGGCACAACCGGTGGAGCTGGTGGTACATAAGGAGGTAGTGTATTGCCAACAATAGTAGTAGCAACCACTGCTGTTGGCCCAGTGAGACTCTCAGTTCTACTTTCTGTAACTGTTTGAGTTTCTGTTCTTACTGTTCTGACAGAAAGAATATTTTCTTGAACTCTATTAATCTTACCTTCCGAATAGAATTTCTCTTCTGCACTCGTTGTAGTCGAATCGATAAGTGAGTTTGAAGGGCTATTGGTGATCCTAAACAATTTAGAACCTGTTTCAAATCTTGGATTTCCAAAAACATTTGGATTTGGAATATAAAAAGATCCAATTAAGACACCAATAGTATCTGTAATCAATCTGATATTAGAAACCACTGCTTCAGCGCCACTTGTTAAACCTCTTAGTTTCATTCCTGTTTGGACGTAACCAAAGAAATCACCTTGTGCTTGTTGAGAAAGACTAAATGTATCTACGTTTAGAATGGTCGAAGTTGAAGAATAAGTTTCTGGTATGGGTTGCGATGAGTTGTATGGGTTTGCAGTAAATACTTCAGTTGGTGCATTAAATGGACCATATTTGTGATTTGATGTTGCAACTCTAAACGTTATTTTGGGATCTGGTTTAACTGGCGCAACATTCAAGTTAGCAAATCCAGGTGCAGTAGAAAGTTCAATATTGCCTTCAATAGTCTCTCCGACTTGGAAAGTGCCTGAAGTCATTGTGATTTCAAGTAGTTTGGGAGTAACAAACTTATTAACATCAATCCCATTGAAGAAGGTATAAACCCTAGTAAATGGTTTTAATCTTCTAGAAACAAACTCAATGTTTCTAGATCTCATAAAGGAACTAATATCTGTACTTAGTACAGTATCACCTAACGAAACATTCTTCAACTCTTCTTTAGTGATTTTTCTAACACCAGATCTTGTGGTTGTTCCTGTTTTAGTTACCGTTTCCAAATCTTCCTTAATAATATAATATCCAACATTAACTGTTCGTGAATCTACCGCTGTTGTAGATCCAGTCCAAACAGTTTCCCAAGAACCCCAAGTTACTGGACCAAATCCACTTTGACTGTCTAGTTCTGAAGCAACAATTTGGGATTCTGATTGAATGTAGTTTGTGGCAACTTCTGTACTGTTTGCCGCCAGTCTCACTACATCAACCCAAATATCAGAAGATGGAGTGAGGTTAATAGTTCCGCCATAATAACCAACACGGTATGGGGCAACAGATTCAACTCTTGTTGCGTATGGTTGATTTATTTCTTCAACTTCATAATAATCTAGAGTAATAAGTCCACCAGTCTTTTTGACATTTGTGCCTATCAAATCGCTTACAAAGTTTGGATCTACATTTGTTGAAGTAACTCCCAATCCAATAAGAGAGTTTGAACCCAAAATTAGGTCAACTTCTGTTGTATATGGTGCAGGTCTTAATTCGGAATTAATGACATCAATACTATTTTTTACGATAGTTACTTTTTTCTGAGTCGAAGTTGTAGAAAAATCATCTACAAAGAATCCGGACTTAAATCTATTAAGACCGTTTACATCTCTAACAAATAGATTTGATGTGTCAGACTCTAAAAGTGATAGTGAAGTATAGTATTCTAGATTTTTAATTCTATTTTCAAGAGAATGAATGTCTTTCATTCTATATCTCTTGTGTTCTGCAAGATTTAAACTTGCATCATTGACATCACATAAGTATGCAGGTAGAGTAATAGTTGCAATATCAAGTGCATCATCAATATCAATTGGTGGTTGAGGATTATCTGCGGGTTCTCCTTTGTTTAGTTGGAAAACACCATCTTTAGTTAGATAAATCTTATCTATTCTTGGTAGATAATATGAGTAATCAAATAAGATGGATTCGTCAGATGCCAAAATACTGGAAGCAGAATTGCCACTTGAAGTAAATGATCTTGCATTAAACTCAAATGGAGATAATGAAGATGTGGTTACAGTAAAGTTAGAAACTCTTGGTCTAATGTCAATAATATCCGTATTTCTTATACCATTGACCGATTGAATATCGCAATAATCAAATTGATTATAAGAACTTGCGGTTGTTAAATCTCCACTATCTGATGAGGAGAAACTTGCTGATTCGAAAATTATTTTTAGTTTTCTTGTTGGTTCCTTTGCGGATGCCTTTCTAATAATTCTTGCATAATCATAAATTGTTTCTCTTTGTCCGTTATCAAAGATATAGTTAGAAATAATATTATTATCCCCACCATTAACTGCGGTAATGGTTGCGGTAATTCCGGATTCTTTGAAAGTTACAACTTCATTGACTTGGAATTTATTAGAATTCCTTGCAACGTAAGAAACTTGCAATGCATTTAGTCTCTCTGCATATACGCCGACTGCACCACTAAGTGATCCTACAAACTCTTCTCCAATCAATAAATCATCAGTTTTTGCTGTTGGTCCATTAATAGTTGTTAGAGTTAAACTTGGTAATTCTGCATCAGAAGTATCATTAGATTCGTAGATTCCATACAGTACCGTTACGTCTGGTTGCAGTAAACAGATTTCCTCATCTTGAACTCTGGTTCCATATGGATAAGTTCCATATGTCAAACCATCATTATTAGTTGTTGTTCCTGTTCCAGAATATTGATATTTTGATTTGTCAACTATTACTGATTGAATTCTATTTTTATTTTTTACTTTAGAATCAATATCAACTTTTCTTAGAGTTGCAATTAGTTTTCCAGTACCCGAGGAAGTTGACAATCCATTTATTGTTATTTCTCTTCCGCCACTAGAGAATACTAACTTATCAGAACTTAAACTTTCGGTAGTTCCGTTATCTGTAATGAGAACATATCTTTCTTCATCATATGGTAGGAATGTCTCATCAGATTCTGCAATTATAGTATTTGTGGAATTTGTAGATATAGTTACATTATATTGCTTTCTTACAGTTAATGCAGAATTAGTTAGATCTACCGATGCAATATTTCTTTTTGGTAGGGTAGTGTATAATGTATTATCTACAGATGATTGGAAGTTTGAGAATAGGATTCTAAAATCACTTGGATTGATAGTTGTTGTTGGTAAACCACCATCACAAACTCCAATTACTGTTGTAATTCCAGAGATGGTGATTGCACTTTGAGATACTGTTTCTATCTTTGCAAAAGTATTTGCAGATAATCCTGGATTTGAAAAAGCAACAATATTTCCTACAGTGGCAATTCCTGTAAAAATAAAGTCTGCTGAAGTTACTGTACTTATTCCGCCACCAGTTGCAGTAATTTGAACTTGACCAACATTTGCCAATGTTGACTGCTTAACATCTGCTGTAAAAGTGGAAGCACTACCAACTATGCCATAAAGAGATTTTACATCACTAGTTGAATATGCAGTTACTGCTGTAGAAACTCGTGTATTTTCTATGCCATCAAAAATAAATTTCTCACCAATTACAAAGGTTCCTTTAGTATTATATGCGGTAATAATTCCCGAATTTGATGCATTATATCTTAAGAAACCTACAGCTCCACTTGATTTTCCTTTGATATAAGTTGGAGTTGTTAATGTAATAGGTTCATTTAACGATATTTCTGTATATGTTTGAATATCATATAAGGCAATATCCCACTCATTTGCATTTGGGGTTGATGTATTATATGATCCTGATTCTAAAGCAAAATCATATACTCTAGCAAGACCAATTTCTTTTCCTGGAGAAGAAATAGAGTTAGATCCAACTCTAGAATTTCTCAAACTTAGAGAATATGAAGTTGAAATGCCTAACGCTGGAGATCCATAAACTCTATTAAGTGTATATGTTGGTCCAGTAACATAGTTTATGCTCTGATCTTCCAATAACTTTGTTGTTCTTGGTTTTTCAAAATCAAGATAAGTAGTCCCTACAACATCTATTTCATAACCACTTACAAAAGCTTTAAGTGGAGAAATTGTGTATGTAGCTAAATCATCCGATGCTTTATTGTTGTTGTATGTTAACTGATTTTCTTTAAAGACGCCACCATTTCCTTTTAAATCATCTAGAGTTTCTTTTACAGAAACGGATGGAGATTTTACATAATAGTTTCCAGACTCATCATATGTTCTTCTTGCTAGTTCTTTTTCAATTACATTATAGTCTGGATTATTAATTTGCCTTTGAAGAATACCATTTCTAACTTCTAATAATTGTACGAAGTTAGGAGTTGCTACTGGATTTGGATCATTAACTGGAATTTTAGTTAAAATTGCAACTATAGAAAGTCTATCTGCCCCAGGAGCTGCATAGTTAGAAAATCCCTGAGCATTATCATTTAAATCTATATTATCATCTGGAGTTTCTATTACCTCAAAAACATCTAATCCAACCCTATAACTTGGATTATTTGAATACTGGTCTAGAATTATTGTCTGCTCGTCTACAGTTACAAAATGACCTCTTAGATAATATACTCCTTCCGACAAACTAACCGCAGAACCAATTGAATTTGGGTTTGATGAAATTGTCGCAGCAAACCCCTCATTTGCTTGAATAATAGTATTTCTTTCTATATCTAATGTATTTTGCTCCGATACGCCACTTTCAACGAGCAAAACTTCATTTGAAGAAAATCCTTGATAACTATTTGAAGCTACATCAGAGTTTAAGAAGTTTACATAGATTGTATTATTGCCCCTTTCAGAATCTTCAGAGCTCAAAACACCTACAACTGAAGCCCTAACCCCACTGCTAGCACCTCTAATTGTCTTTCCAATTAGATATGGCAAATATGATAAAATATTAACTCCGAGATAGCTTTCTTGTAATTCTACCGCATAATAATTATCAATATAATTAATATTTCCGGGTATTACAACAGAACCTTCCTTGAAAAAGTGATCGCCAACTTGTTCAATTTGACTTTGAAGCATTGATTGGAGAGTTGTGAGCTCTCTTGCTTGAATCGGATAACCTGGTTTAAATAAGACGCGATAGTATTGGTCTTCCCTATCAAAGTCGTCAAAGTATGGGGATACATTTAGGTTAGTTTGCTGTGGCATAATTCTTTAGAACTGCAAAATGACTTTGATATCTTCTTTTTGATTTGATGATCTAGTTATTGAAGGTCTATTATCAACATATATTATGTTTCCAGAATATTTTTCTACTTCTGGATTTGACACTCCATTGACAAAGGTTTGCCCCAAATAATATCTTCTATTATTTATTGTGGTAGATACACCAGTAAAAGATGTATCAATACCCAATCCACTTATACCTGAGGCAGAAATAGTTATGGATCCTCCAGTATCTGGAGTGGCAGTAAATCGATTTAAATTAAACCCATACAGAGGAGTTGAATTTGTTGTTCCATCACTATTAAATCCAACTACTGTTCTATCTTGCCAGTATTTCAAAACTCCAGTATTTTTATCGTAAGATACGACTCTACCTATTGCAGTTGATCCAAGTCCAACTGTTTGAGTAATGTAAGAATCTGCTACAAAATTGGCAGTACTATATCCTGTTCCAACTAGTTTTAGTGCGGATAATGCACTTGCTTTATTTTTTACTAATGTAGAATCGGAATCATACGCTAAAGGATTTTCTACAATACCAACTCTTGCTATTTGATTACCTACAATAAAATCTGGATCTTCAGTATCATTTTCAATTCTTGAGTAAACTAATACTCTATATGCACCAAGTTCTCTGTAAATATCATATCCGTGCCCGTTTTGTGGAGGAATGATGACTTTAAATGAGGGGGTAGTTGTACCAGTTGGAACTCCACCTGCAACTAAATCCACCGTACCATAACTATATCCAGAACCTCCATTTGTGATGATGGCAGACTCTACTTTAGAATCACTATTAATAACAATCGTACATCTAGCTCCAACACCATCCCCATAAATTGGAACGTTGGTATAAACTCTGTTTGCAGTTCCTATGCCAACACCTCTACTTAAAACTTGAGCGATTTTAATTTGTCCGCTATTTAAAGCATTATTTCTAACTGAGGCATAATCAGAATTGGTTTCCCAATCTGAAGGAACTGGAATAAAATTGGTCGATTCGAATTTGACTAGTTCATTTGGTTTTATAGTGTAAAGATATTTCCATATGTAACCATCTTCGCTATCACCTGCTGCTCTTGGTTCTAAATCAGTAAATGTTGGCTCATCTAGAGAGGGGTTTCCCGTTGGATTCTCAGGATTAACTCCATTGTACAAACAAATGTAAACTCTATAATCACTGTTTACGACATAAAAGTTTGCAGAATACAAACTAGTCGAATTGGATGGAACAGATAAACTAGTTCTACTGATGTCATGTCTATACATGTCATAAACAGTTCCCGAAGTCCAAGTAATTTTTCTAACCACTTGTCTTACATCACCGCTTGTAATTTTTTTCAAAGCGATCATGGTATCCCAATAATCATTTTCCTGATCAAAATTATCTTTTGGTGCAGGCGGTAGTGAATCCCAGTTTGCATCATAATTTGATGCATTGGGTAATCCAACAAAAGTATAATAACTATTGGAACTTGAAGTCGCCGCCGCAACAAAGTTTTTAGCGTTTAATATTCTAAGTTGATCAGTTATAATCGCAGACATTTTTGTCGTTTTTTATCTATTTATAGTTATTATTTAAACGGTTGTGGAATAACCAACATATCTCAGAGGATTAATTCTTTGAATTACTGCGCCAGTAGACAATCCAGAAATACCATTAGTATTATAAGAATTGAAACTCAAAGGTTTCTTTCTGGTTGGAGTGTTTATCTTACCCCAACTAAATTGTCCGTAGAAACTACTGTAACCCATTCCAGCTAATCCATTATAATTTGAGACCTTAACAATAACTCTTGAAACATTAGTTAATCCAACTCCTGGAACACTTGTTTGTGCTATAGAAACTGAAGCAACTTTATATACGTTATCAAGACAAGTTGTTCCAACACCAACAATTGAATTGGTAGAATCTAGTGAAGTTATTCCAAAACCAATATTGGAATTAAATACGCTAAAGTAATAATCAGTTTTTATTCCGCTAATTCCAGTTGTTGCAACCCCAACAGTAATATTAGTATTTCTTAAATAAGAATCTGTTGGAATAAACAAATCAAATATAATTCCAGTTGTTGCAACTCCAACTGAAGTCGTAGAAACTCCGACAATTATTCCAAAGTCTCCTTCATATGAAACATCTTCAATTCTTTCTGATTTAAGAGATGGATATTGAATCAGAACTTGTGGGGGAGTTTTGGTTGTATATCCAAATCCTGGAGATGTAATCGTCAGAGAAGTTACAATTCCTGAGGTTATGGATGCTGTTGCAGTAGAAGTTGATCCAACACCTACGGGAGTTCCAATAACAACTATTGGATTAGTTGTAAATCCTGATCCACCATTAATAAGACTCAATAAGGAAATAGTTCCTGCTGTAGAAACTACTGCAGTTGCCGAGGCACCAACTATAACATCTTGAGATGTTATTAAAATTTTTGTTTTGAATGGAGTTGTTGAATTTTCTCTATTGTCATCAAAGAAAATCTTTACGCTTTCAACAAAAATTTCAGTAGATGCAGTTCCTACATTGTTAATTATGTTAGTTGTTGGTTGAATAAGAGGTTCATATATTTCTCTATTTTTTCCTATTTCTTGACCACTAATAATTTTATCTTCAGTTTGCCTACACCAGATCAAAGGCCTAGAAAGAGTTTCGTCAATTGACAATCCATATCCATTATATGGATTGGTTTGAACAATATCAGAAGAAACGATATCGGTAACAAGTCTTTCATCTTCTTTTTGTGATAAAATATCACTGTTTAATCTCACAGTATCTCCAGATTTGATAGTTTCTAAAACATCATTAAAGACAACATCTACCGATCCAGTTCCCTTATAGAATAATATCTTACAAGTATCCCCTTCTTTTGGTGGTTCTGAGAAAGTAAATGTACTTCCTCCAGTGAAAGTATATCCAGATCCGGGAACTTGTAAAATATCATTGATGAATATTAATAATATGGATTGTACGTCAATATTTGAACCAAATCTTGCTCGAATTGATGTTTGTACTCCATCTATTTTAATTGGGAAGTTTCTTCTTACGCCATTGAATAAGTTTTCGATTTTATCAATAACTTGGAAGTCCCCAACAGACCATCCTGAGAAAAGATCTGCAAATACTTGGTCGATAGTCAATTCAAATCTACTAAATGGTTTTGAAGAGTCTGTTGGAATTCCTGTCAATCCTCCAGTAGGAACGGTAAGAACTTCAGAAACTTTATATGCATAACCTAGGTTTCTAATTTCAAAATCAACTATACTAGATCCCTGCCCAACAACAATATTGACCGTAGACTGAGTTCCAATTCCAGAAGACCCTGGAGAGTAAATTAATGGAATATTATCATAACTACGTGGAGATTCAAATACGACAATTGGTGGATTTGACGACGTATAACCAGATCCTGGATTTGTGATGGTTATATTGTTCGAAATGCGCCCTGACGAAATAGTGGAGAAACCAATAAACTGATAATTTAAAATTCCATTGCTGGCAGTTTTTACACCAACATCGACTAATCCAACAGTCGGAGAATTCAGACTTATTAATGCCGAAGTTCCAGAGACAATAGATTGACTTGAAGTACTTGCTGAACCAATCAAAATATAAGTGTTTCCAACGCCCACAATAGGAACATTTTGGAATATTGATCCTATTCCTATTGTATTTGAAGTTGAATATTGTAATTTGTTGAGAACTCCATTTTGGTTGTTTATTGGAATAATTGTGCTTCCTGAACTAATATTTGTAGAAGTTTCCGCAATTATTTCATAATTTTCGTGTCCTCTATAACCGGATCCAGAATATCCAACACTAATTGCAGAAATAGTACCTGCAACGGAAACTATTGAAGTTCCCCCTGCTGAAATTAATGGTTGATAACCAAATCCTTGAGTAGATGCTACTGAAACAATAACTCCTCCCCTGGGAACACTTGCATTATTAATATCATACGCAGTTGACGATATAGTTCCAGTAAATGCTAAGGTGGTTATGCCCGCATTTTCTCTTAATTTATAATCTCCATTAATATTAATGGTTCCAAGTCTCTGTGGTTCTTGGAAAACATTGTTTATCAAGAGAACCATTCCGCCTGTGGAAATTCCAGTAATATTTGTATTGGAAGATTTTAGAATAAATTCTGTGTTTATTCCAGTAAACTGTTCTGATAATCCATCAAAAATATAATTCTTACTATATGGTTCATTTATATCATCTTCTATTCCTGATCTCAGAAAGACTCTTCCTGCAAATGTAGAACGAGTAGTAATGCCGGTGTAATCCCTATCATCGGGTCTATTTGTTATAGTTCCAATTGGTGAATTTCCATATGGTGCTTCTACAAAGTGAATTGTGTTATTAATGATATTATAGTTACCAGTAATCTTAGTAACAGTTGACCCAATAGAGTGATTCTCTGCATTTGTTCCCATCCAACCTCGATCAACCAATAAAGCATTGGTTGATCCATAACCAACAGTATTTACCTTTACTATCTCATCGTTAATCTTCAGTAAATCGCCACCAAAAATAGAGGTTATTCCCGAAAGAGTTAAATCGACTACATTGAAGGCAACATTTTTCGCTAGAGTTGTAGTTGTTGATGTGGAGACAATAGGAGATTGAATAAAGTTGTCAATGGTTACCAAACATTTTGTATTTTGTTTTTTGGCAGTGAATGAGTGTGTTGTTCCTATTCCAACTGAGGTAATTGTAAGAGGTTCTGGAATTGCTTTTAGTGCCTTTTCCGCACTTGCTGCCAATCTAATATCAAGATCATTTACTTTAATTACGAATACTGATGAAGGCAATAAATCAGTTGATCCAATTCCAGTAATAGTTGTTGTTGCAATGCCAATAGGACTGCCATTACCTTGGCTATAAATAAGTTCTTCTCCAGTTACGTAAAAATGTTTTGGAATTCTTACTGAATTGTTTGTAACATTTACCGTTGTTGTATTTGAAGCATCAAATACTCTTTGGAAGATTGGTATTTGTCTATGTTTTAAATCAAATGATCTCTTAATAGAATTATAAGTCCCTTCAAATTCTCCATAAGATGTTTCTATGTTGGAATTTGTGAAATCATATGATTGTAAAGTATTTGCTGTACTAACAACTTTCATTGAATTTTGATAGATTTTAACCTCTGCCGAAATATTTGGATTGGGGGTAAATGTTAATGTTGTTCCTGTTATAGAACTAACACCGACTCCAAAAGTTCCTAGTCCGGAAGACGTTTCTACAACACCAAATTCAGATACATATGCTTCAGTTTCATCATCAACAACTACTAGTTCAGAAACTTGATATTGATTATTTGTACTGTCTTTAACAACTGCAATATAATAAGCCGATCCATATTCTTTAGAATATGTTGTTATTCCAATTTGAGTAGGTGTTGGCGACGAAGAAATAGATACGTATCCGGACCTTACTTCGCAATTGTCAAATGATAATGAGGAAGTACTAATTCCTACATTTGTACTAGCAACTGAAACTCTAAGTGTATTAATAACATAGGTAGTTCCCAATCCAACATTTGGCGTAAAATCTAAATTGACATTTGATCCAGAAATATAAGCGGTATAAGTTCCTATTCCTTCTCCGACATATCTGACTCTACTTGAGTTTGATAAGCGACCATATTCTAAAATACTTACATCAGTACCATCATTCAATAAAGTTATTTCATCAAACTGGAAATATGTACCGTTTGTAGAAGAGAACTGAACCAAGACTTTTGATGCCAAATAAGTAGATCCGATACCAACAATATTTGTCTGTGTGGTAGTTCCTGCGGGAACTGTTGCTGTCGATGATCTTACATCAATTAAACTACCAAAAGAAGTGCTTCCAATACCAGAAGAAGTATCTCTAATTCCGTACGATATTACACTAATATCATAGTTGCTATAAAGATAACTTAGTGGATAGAATTCTAATGTACCTTCAGACCCAAAAATAGAGAAATCAAATGACCCCAAATCAACACTAGTTTCTGATCTAGCATATTGATTCAAGTATCCTTCCAATCCATCATGCATTAAAGAAACAAGATAAATTTGTCTGAGACCAGTAAATCTCTTGTCTCTCACATAGGTTATATATTTCTTAGATCTAAAATCAGATAATCTAAATGAATCTACATTAGAATAATTTTGTTCTGATGGGACATTGGAGAATTGTTCGCTAATATCATCTATTGTAAGAACTCTGTTTCCTATTGATTGGAATTCATCCTGCAAAGAAATAGAATTTAAAATAATTTCTTTCGAATAATAATCAGAATCAATACTTAATGTTTTTTCCCTAGCAAGATCGAAATCATTAGTGCAGTTTAGATCAATTTCAGTTATTAAATCTGCTAATCCAGAAAAATCTCCATCATTTTGAGATGTTGATATTCCCACAAAAGCAGAATCAATTGATTCTATAACTAAATCACTAAATTTTTTAAATCCAGTAGTATGGTTAAGATTTCCTATCGATTCATTCCAAGTTTCATAATCAACTTTAGACTTTATTGAGTATGAGAAATTTTGGTAGTAATTATTATCAGAGGTAACTTGAAATTGGTTATTCAAAAATCCACTTTCAGAATTCCACCCCTTTTTCACAATTGACGATGCTCCAACGTTATATACTGCATCAAAATCGTCAACTGTACGAATCGAACCCTTTGCTTTTGAAGTTTCGCCTTGAATGATAGAATTCACTTCAAACGTGTCGCCCGAAGATAACTTCAATTCCTCTGTATATTCATTCCAATTTAATACAATTCCACTTGAAGATCCACTAACTGCCTTTTCGCCCTTAAAGAATTTGTATTTTTCTAAAACAGGATTGAATATTGGGAAATACTTTTCTGGTACAACAATAGCCGCAGAATTTTCCGAATCAAAGGTTCCGGGAGATTCTGAAGAGGATAGATAATTTGAAAGGTTATATACAATATTTGCCCCAGATCCCCCATATTGTGGATTCGCCGAGGTTAAAGTAAATAGAGCATAGTTATAATTTTTAGAACTATAACCTTTTGCGGTTGATGCTGTGCCAACATTAGCATTTTCAATTAAAACTTTATCTCCTACATTAAAGGGGAAAATTTGACCAAAGCTATAATTAACATCTAGTTCGACGGTTACATTTTTATTTGTACTATTGAATGTAATATTCTTAATAGGAATTCCATTGGAGTTGTTGATTGGAATTATTGTTGGTTTTGTGTTATAGATTCCTTCAGTATTTTTTACAATTTCCACAGTCTTGGAATTTATATCATACTTCAAATCAGCATCACTAACAACCTGATTTGTAAAAGAATCAATTACAACAAGATCTGGAGAAATGCTGTAATCAATTCCAACTGAAGAAACTCCAACACTCTTAAATATTGAAAGTGGATTTACTTTTAATATTTGGGGCAACTTGGAAGTTGGACGCAAAGTTACATCTGCAGGATAATCAAAACCAATATCATCTATTTCTACTCTATTAACTTTTCCTATAGAAACTGTAATTGGGTCTAAAATAGCACCACGTCCATTAGTAGAAAATACAGATGTTATACCGGGAGAAGTATTATAAAATCTTCCTGGAGATTTTATTTCAACAGATTTAATTTCTCCAGTTGTATTTTTGGAATCAGTGTAATATTGGAAATTTCCATCAGAACTTGTGTATGATGAACTTTCTGGATTATTCAGAATATTGAAAGTAAATGTTGTCTGTCCCACTCCAACTATGTTGTGGAATCCATAATATGAACTTTGTGATAAAATTAACCTGTTATTTGAGTTGACATTATCATCATCTACAATTATTTCTTTTTTAGAAACAAAATTATCGGTTAAGTCTACAGGGACTAAGTTATAATATAAATCAAAATCAAGGTTTTCTGTTGTTAAAGTAATGGAAGAAGTTGAAGTTACTCCTATTCTACCAGTCTTAATGACATCAAACTTCGTTGAATTTGTTGTTTTGCTAAATTCTTCAGTAAAATCTGAATTTGTATATAGTTTAAAATCAAATGCTGGATAAGAAAGAGATCCTTTAGTATATGATAATGAACTATCCGATAGATCAAATCTAATAGTTTGATTTGAAATAGCAAAAATTCTTGGATTAATTAAAGATAGTGTTCCTGAAGAAGCACTTGTAAAATCAATTATTTCTGGAATATCTTTAGTTGCATTATAATAACTTGATGCTAGTTTGATCGTGTCTTTATTAAATCTGACGATATAGTAGATGTCGTCATTTGTTAGTCCACCAATTGCAACAGTTGCATTGTAAATTACTTTTTCGCCAGTTGCATATTCATGATTTGGAATAGTAATAGTATTATTTGTAATACTAACATCAGATGCTGCAAAGGATTTTGGATTAATTACTAATCTTCTGTTCTTGTCATTATATTTTACAACAACAGTAGTTGTGATTCCAGGAAGAACATCCAGATAAACCAAATCATCCGGTTTTAATCCGTGAGTTGATGCAGTAGAAACTGTGACTGTATTCCTTACAAACTCTCCTGTTAAAACATTTGAATAATTGGTTTTGAAACTATGGTTGACTCCAGATCCAAGATTTGTAAAGAATAATGTAGAAGTCGTAATACTACTGTCAATTCCAACAAAAGATCCAGTAGACCCTAAACCAACTTTATTTGTAGAAATTCCAATCAAATCATCAGAAACTTTAGCAACATAAACTGATTGATTATCTGATAACTGAAAACTACTTACCCCATCATCAGAAACAAACAGTGGAGATCCACCATTACTCGTATAAGTCAACTCTTCTCCAGTTTCTAATTTATGTGATGGTAAGTAAATTGTCTTTGTTGGGACAAAGACAATTGTGATTCCTGCTCCTGGGTTTGAAAAATATAAAGTTGAACCTGCTCCAACACCTGTAGATGTTCCTAGGGAAACGGATTCTGATGGATTAAAATATATTTCTCTATTTAAGTTATAGTTTATATTTACACCTTTTGAGTTATCAAAAGTAAACTTCCTGGTCTTTTCATATAAAACTGTAGAAGCAGTGTGTGCGGATCCTGAAGTAGATTCATAAGATCTCAAAACCTTTACTCTAGAAGATAATTTGTCAATGGATAAAATCTTTACTTTTTCATTTTCAATGTGGTAAACGTCATTTTCTCTTATATTTGGAAACTCTAAAGATCCACTTACATTAAAATAAGTAATGATTCCAGTGGCAGTTGAGTTACCGACAGGTCCAGAAAGAGCAAGTGTGTCGGACCTAACACCGACTTGGAAAAACTCATTGAAAGAACTTACTGAAGTATTAAGTCCAGAAATCGATATAATATCTTTATTTACGAGACTGTGTGGATTAGAGCAGAATCCAATAAACTTCCCTGTTGAATTTAATGGATAAAATTCAACATTTTGTGCAAAAGTTGATGCAAAACTTATGGAATTGATTTCTTTTCCTTTCAGATATGAAACCTCAACATATGCATCAGAACCACTAGTATTTGTGTTATTGAATATAACTTTATCCCCAATCTTATAACCATTACCACCAGTAGTAATTCCAATATCATCCAGTCCAGATAAAAGAATTGATTTTACTTTTACAGCAGGCTCTTTTACTTTTAATGGATTAAACACAAAATCATATTGAGAATTTCCACTTGTTAAATTGTAAGGCTTTGTGTTTCTGAGTAAATTGCTTGTTTCGAAGGGAAAAGTCTTTTGATCTGTTAATTCTCTATTATAATTAAATTGGTTAGGGGTAGATTTAAAAGTGTTTCCAATTAAATAAGGAAAAGTTGGTTTTTTATAGTTTTTGAATATGCCAGATGTTTCTGTAGAACCATTGTTAATGGTTGCAAAATATGCATAAATTCCATTTGGAAATTCTGGAGTTACGCAAAATCTTCCATTATGTTCGTCTAAATCTCCAGAATTATTAAACTGATAATCATCTACAAAAAATCCTTCTGGATAAATTTTTTGACCCGATGATGATATTGGATCTGGTCTATCGGAAGAAACTTGAGAGATGTATCCAGATACCATTTCCCTAACAGTTCCGCCAGATGGAGATGAGTATCCATATGGTCCATAAATTGGATTTCCATCATAGGCCCATCCAATTATAGGGGAGTGTACTGTAGAATTTACCTCTCTGTTTCCACTGATATTTAAGTCTGGGATAAAAACTTTTCTACCATTTACATAATCTATACCAAAGACAGTTCTTCTCAGTTTTCTTGGAGCATAAACGTGACAATACTGTAATCCATTATTTGTATAAGATGATTTGTCAATAAGACCATCATCATCTGTTATTCTGTTAGAATTTAAATTTTTCTCTATTTTGTTAATAATCCAGGGTTTTATTTTGCATTCTGATTTAAAATTTCTACCTGCAGAAATTACTTCCAAAGATGTTCCTATGGTACTAAATCCGACTCCACCGTTTACAACTTTAACTTCAACTATTTTTCCATTACTAATGATTGGAGTTAAAATCGCAGCAGTTCCAATACCTATGACATTAATAGTTGGTGAGGAAGTGTAATTACTTCCTCCATTTAAAACTAGAACTTGTTTTATTTGTCCGTTGTTTACAATTGGAGATAATTGAGCTTGAGAACCTATCCCTAAAACAACTGTTGGTTGTCTCTCATAATTGATAATTTCCGAAGATCCATATCCAACTCCAGTGTCATAGACAAATACTTTATTAATAGATCCCCTGAAAACGGGTTGGACTTTTGCATTAAAATCTTGTCCCGTCAGTGTAGAAACTCCAATTTTTCCTTTTACTGATACAATAATTTCAGGATAATTGAAAATATGGGATGATGATCCGATAGATGTTAAATTTACTGTTTGGTTTGTCTTAAGATAAAAATCTTTATTGGTTGTTGCAATTCCTACTTGAGAAAGTTTAAACTGATTATCGTTTACTTTAACAACGTAATATGATTCATTATTTGATAATCCTCCAATTGCAGAACCAGTCGAAGTATATTTTACAATTTCTCCGGTTTTATATCCATGATTTATAATATTAACAGTGTTTGATGCAGTGTTAATTCCTGAGGAGGAACATGAAATTTTTTTATTCGAGTATCCAGAACCACTATCTAAAACACTAAAACTTGAAATGATTCTTTTAGATGTAAATGATTCTAAAATATGAATACCAACACCATACGATGTTAAATCTACAGTATTAATACCAGAAACTGCATCATTTAAAGTTTTATGTAATTTTACATCATATGTGTTCTGGACGTTTACATAATATTGGGCGTTTGTTGTTATCCCGCCAACGGATGTTTGCCCTTCAGTTAAATATGAAACCTTTTCATAATCTCTAAATTTATGATAAGAAGAAAACCCAATTGTGTTTGTAGATAGATTCACAAACCCAGCAGATTCTATTGCATTAAAAGAAACTCTATGCCTTACATTAGTAAAGTTTGGTTTTGCTATTGCTCCAACACCATTTCCGCCAGAGATGGTAATTATAGGATCTTCTAGATAATCGAATCCACCATCAAGGACATCGATCCTATCCAAAGATCCTTCAACATGAACGTATGCTTTTGCATTAGATCCTTTACTATCATAAATTGAAATTTCTGGAGGAGTAATTACATCATAGTCAACTCCTCCATCAAGTACATTAATTTGCTGAATTCCTCCATAATAAACTTTATCCTCAGATTTATATCCGAAAGCTTCTACACCATTAAGGAATATTCCAATTGGACCAGATGGAGTTTCTGTGTTATCTTCATTATTTGCCGGTAATGGTGTTGTTATATTTTTAATATAACTTTGAGGAGAAAATTCTAAAAATTGTAAACTTGTTTTTCTAAAAATATTATTAGTTACAGTTACTGGACCAGAAATTGAAACATACTTTTTATTGAATAAGTTCGATCTACTATTTGATAATTTTATTTTTAAATCATCAATTTTTTCTACATAATATATTTTTGCCAGTATTCCTAGAGAATTTGCAGTATTAAAAGGATCGACATAAGTTATGGAATCACCAGTGTAAAGTCCATGATAATTATTAGGATTTCCTGAACTTAGGTCTAAAGTTTCTCCGTTAAAAATACCAGAAAAAACAATATCTGTAGTTTTTAATTCAATACTTTCGTCCAAATAATTTGGCAAAGAATTTGCTGTTACATAAACATCCTCTTGATTTCGCACATAAACATTCTGGACATTTGCTGTATATTGATTTACAGAACTAAAGTTAGAGAACTTTGGTTTTACGATAGTTCTTTCAGCGATGTACTTCAAATTCAAGTTAGTTATTCTTGGACCTTCAACACTTATAGATCTATCATTATTGACTCTAACAACTTTGTATGTAAAACTATTTCCATCTGAGGAGATTAAATTTAAAGTATCTCCAAGATAAAATGTATGAGGATCATAAGTTATGAACTCATATGAAAATACATTTAAGGTTGGATTTGACGAATTTGGTCCTTTAATCTCCTGGATATTAAATTTATTTGCTAAATTAAATATCCAGTTATTTGATAATTCATTAGACCCCTTATATCCCAGTGTAACTGTTTTTAGGGGATCTCCTTTTGACATAAGATAGGTGTCTTTGTCATAGGATACGTCAGACAATACTCCAGTAACCCTTACTTTTACCGTCTCATCTCCAACTTTAGAATATGCAAAGGCATTTATTTTTATATCAGTTCCTTTTGGTATTTCTACGGAGGTTTCTCCAGTTAGTATAAATTGGGTTAGATTTGAATTAAAATAATTGCTTGTATATTCTGCTCCATTTACGTTATAGACTATAGTTCCTGACAAAGGGAATCCTATCGTTGAGTCTACATCCAAAACTTGACTGTTGATAGGTACTTTTGTAGTTAATTTTGTTGAAGCATGGATTGTAAAATCACCAAAGACTGTCCCCTCAACAGTAAGGTCTTTGTTATAATCACTATCTAAACTCAACACATAGTACGTCTTATTTGCTCTTTGAATTTTTTCTACATTGGTTACAGTTCCATATGCTTTGTCGAAAGAACTATCCGCATCTTGATATATGGTACGATTTACCATAGATGTGGGATCACCAGAAATAGATTCTACTACTAAATCTCTAGTAATTCTATATTTTGCGTCTGAAGGTTTTAAAAGAAAATCTCTTGGTTTTAAAACATTTACGGACTCGCCAAAAAGAGCTTTAAAAATAACTTTATATGAGTCGTCTGTTCCTTTTGAACTATAAAAATCTTTTGCTTGCTTTATAAAAATCTTTTCATTTAATCCATCAGTAAATTGCCTATTTTCAAAACCAGGAATTAACTGTTTTTTTAGTTTAGTTAAAAATTCTCTTAGCAATAGAGAACTTAAGTTTTCTACGCGAGAATTGCTAGAATGTGTTGATATTTCAGAAGTAGAAAATACTAATTGTTCTGGTTGATTTTCTGATCTATAAGATGTTATTCCACTAAATCCTCTAGTGCAATTAGTAAATGAGGTATTAGTTTTTCCGCCATAAAGAATAATTTCCGAATCAATTCTTATTATTCCATTTGTTTCTGGGAATCCATAAGTTGATGCAACATTAATTGTAGAGTCTATAAAATCAGCATTACTAGTTAAAAATGTTGAGGATGGACTTTGAACTACAAATTCAATTATATCTCCATTGACTGCTGGCTGCGCTAAACTAACTGCAGTTGACTGTACTGTAATGTAGTCAATATTTTTGGTTAACTTTGTCCCATTTTTATATACTATAAGATCCTCAATAGAAAATCCTCCACTTACCGCAAAGTATGATTGTGGTGAGGTTGGTTTTGCCGTTACTGTTCTACTAAAGAGGGTTTCTGTCAGATTTTCGAGTTTTAAATACTGATCAATATTTTGAAGAACATCAAGTGTCCCTCCTTTTCCTTCTAGAGAATTATAATATTCCTTTAAAAATTCACCTACAAGGGGATATTCTTCCTGTACAAAATCTGGAAGTTGGTTTTGTACAATTGAACCAATTTTGACTCTTGTATTTGACATATTATTCTCTTATAATAGAACCATTACTGTAACTTGTTGTTTTTGTATATGTAGATCCTGAAGGATCATCTCCAGATGAAATTTTGTCAGGTAAAATCTCCAAACTAACATCACTAATGTTGAGATTTAAATAAAGATCTTGTAGTCCAATAATATCATTAGATTCTGGAATTGCAGAAATTTCTATGATTGGTTCGCCATCATTTTTAACAGTTTGTAAAATATTGATGGCATCTAAATTAATTTCACCTTTTACATAATTGATAGTTCCTGCATTGGCAACTATAATTTTGTATTGATCTGCAGAATTCAATCTAAAAATGTTAATGATGCCAGTTATTCCATTTACATCGGGCACATCAGTCAAATAAACAGGATCTTCAATACCATTAATATAAAACCCAGATGATTTTATATTAAATCCATCATTATTTTTGATGTGGAACTGATTTCCAAAACAAATTTCATATGTTGCTAAACTATTTAACACTGGTTTTAAATCACGTCTCATCTGAACTGTTGTTATATTAGAAGTTATTGATTCGTGACTATCATCAATAATTCTTAAAAACTTACTATATTTGAACCTTGCACCATACTTGTTTAATTCTGAAGAGTTGGCATATTTTTGTACGTTATTACTTACAACACTTGAAACATAATCTGAAGATGGTGCATTATTATTGTTGTAATATATTGTACTATCAATTTCAATAGAGAGATATTTTAAATCTAATATTTCAGGAACAATACCTGCCACAGAGTACTTCTTAAGAGCACTCTTTATATTATCTTTAACGCCATTGGAAACAAAGAAACCACCTTCTGGTTTAATTGTAATAAAAACTTTTCCGTATTGCGGTGGATCCAAATCTTCTCCGCCAAATACAGAAACCGATTCTGCTTCTGGATATATTTGAGGAATGATTGCCTCATAGTCACTTGAAGTTACTGCTCTATTTTGTGCTGCATAAATTCTAGTTGCATATTTCTTAATAGAGTCTACAGATTCTATCTCCTTACCACCACTTGCTGCAATATTGGTTGATATGAGTGAAATACCACTCGTAACATCAAAGTTGTTATTATCTACAATAGTTCCATTAAAAACAAAAGAAGAAACTCCGTTTGCGGATTCTCCATTTGTAATCACATATGAAACTTCGACAATATTTTCATTAATTAATTTTTTACCAAAAATACCATCTCCAAATATAATCTCATATCTTTGATCTTCAATTTCCTGAATGAAGAAAATTCTTGATTCGGAGTTAATGTCTAAAATATTGTTTGATTGGATATATTTCTTTCTTGGTCCAAGAGAACCATCCCTAACTTCAACGCGAATAAGAGAAGAATCTATGTTTGCGTTGTTTAAAATAAATCTTTGATTTGGATCTAATGAATTTACCGTATAGGTTTCTGTAATATAAGTTCCTTCATAGATTGTGATATTACTAAAATCAGCAATTCCATTAATAACAGGAACAGTTATATCATCTGGAATAGAGTAAACATAACTTACTCCACTAAATGATCCAGAAGTAGTGGATACAATTCCTTTCTTTAAGGTTAATGTAAGAGGTTTTTGTGGAGAAGGTGCTGTAGAAGTATCTACAAAGAAAGAAACGTTTGCTTTTGATGCTGTTCTTGATCTTGGAGTGTACCCAATGCTTCTTGCAATGGAAACAACATTTTCCCTGAGTGTGGCACTATCAATAAAAACCTCATTGCTAACCATGTTAGCATTGTATGAGGAAATATATGTATTATACGCTAGAATATCTAAGATTATAGAAAGATTAGATCCTTCAAAATCATAATCAGTAAAATTTGAGTTCGATCTGAGATAATCTCTAATCGAAGTTTTGATTTGATCGAAATCTAGGTTTGTGAAATTAACTAGTGCCATTTATCGTGTTGGTTGTAATGCAAATGTTAACTGTTGTGGTAATACATCAACACCAACTATGTAATAACTAACATTTACGCTAAATTCGTAATCATCATAATTTGGGGTGACTACAACATCTATTAAATCAACTCTTGGTTCATAATTTTCAATAGTGTTTCTGATTTCATCGCGAAGTATAGAAGCACTAATATCATCAATATTTTCAAAAAGAGACTGATTTACCTTAGAACCAAGATTTTGATTAAAAAATCTCTCTCCTGGTTGAGTCAAAACTAAATTACGTATAGAACGTGCGATAGCAGTCTCATTTTTGATCGCAATCAAGTCATAATTCAGGGGATTAACCTGAAAGGATAAACTAATATCTTTAAATGCTTTGCTTATCCTTTCAGAAGGCATAAGAAATGATGATAATTTTAATAATCTAACTTATTTATTAACGATTTTTTGATTCATAGAGGGGTTCTGTCCCATATTCCCAATCATCATAGTCTTCATCATTGCGAATTTTTTCATGAATTTCATTTTGGTGATAAAAATCGTGTTTTTTTGGGTTTAAATCGTCATTTGCGATCTCTCTAAGCATTTTTTGGTCCATTTTTGCTCCTGATTACTGAAAATCAGAACTTTTTACGGGGTTTCTATCCCGATTTATCAAAAATATTTGTATTATGGCGATTTAAAGTATAATTTTTCTGAATGCGAATGTCAGAATTCCTAAAAGTCCAACATTCTCCATTACTATCTAGAAAGACAACCCACTCAAGATCATGTTCCTGCGAACGATCGATTACAAAAAAAGCCCAACCTTTACCTTTTGGGGTAAAGACTGGGATTTGAGGATTAAGTTGAATCATTTTATTTTATTTTCCTTGACCGCGATACTTTTTCTTACGTCCATTACGAGAAGTTGCACTTAGCAATGTACGTGGCGAACGTCCTTGACGTGTTTTCTTGGGTGCGCCAGGTTCAAAAATAGTCTTATTAGATCCACCGCCTTTAGCCATTTGTAATTTCCTCCATTTCAATTAAATTAGGATCAATGTCTTCTCCCGAGTAAAAACGCTCTGAGAGATCTTGAAGAATCTCAGCACAGTCTTCTGCACTGAGATCTTTATAAATTGTACGACCTTTATAAGAAAGATTGTAGAGTTTATTCATTAGATAATACGAGTTTTCTCATGACCGACTCTAATACGAGGGTCGCACCAAACTTCAAAGCCTGCCTCTTTAGCATCAAGACAGAATGAAACGTCCTCACCGCACATATCTTGTACTTTGCCAGAATCAAAGACTTGCATCTTAGGAGCAAACCAAGGGTATTCAAGATTTTCAAATACACCTTTCTTAATAAGTACCCAACCAAAACCTGTGTAATCTACAGTGAATGGCTTACGACGCTTGCTGATTGATTCCACAGTTTCGTGGTTCATGACTCCGCCATTCTTACGGAAATCATCTTCTTCCAACCAATGTGCGACAGAAGTTGTGTGACCGTCCTCAGTAGCGTACCAACCTGCGACGATTTCCTTCTCCTCACCTTCCGCATTGAGAGCAAGATCACAGAGTTGCCAGAACTTGTTCGTGTCAAAAACAATGTCACTATCAATCCAAAGTTGATAATCATACTGCAGTTTTCCATCCCAAGGAATCTGCTTTGGTCCTCTCAAAACATTTGCTCCAAGAACTTTACAACGAGCAAAGTTTACCATTGAACTATAGTCTTGTGAGATCTGAATACTCATACCATTCTGTACCATATCAAAGCACAGTTGTACGAAATTCTTCAAAAAGATAAAAGAACATCCTCGTCCTGGTAGACAGAATACAATACTCTTACCTCGCATTCTTTCTTTAATTCCATCAATATCCCATTCTTCTTGGGGTTTGGGTGCTGATGCTTTAACTGTAAATCCTTTGGCCATTGATTTAACCCTCCAAGATAGGCTTATAAGTTTTTTTATTTACAATATAATAAATTGTAGTTCGATGGACTTTATACATTTTTCCAAGTTTTGATTTTGTATATTTTCCAGAATTATACAATTGTCTAATTTCTCTTACCTGATTGTCAGTAAGTTTTGATGCCCCATTATTTTCTCCCTTTTGGTCTCCACTATAACATCTATTTTTCTGAACTTTATCTCTCATATTATCGAGATTTGTTCCTGCAAATAGATGTTGAGGATTTACACATCTACGATTGTCGCATTTATGTAAGCATAAAAGATCATTCAGTGGTTCTGCATAGAAAACTTCGTATGATATCCTGTGCGCTTTTACTGTCTTTTTTCCAATAGAAAAAGCACCATATCCATACCTATCTATTGCTCCTTTCCATTCCCAACAAGATTCTTCATCGAGAATATCTGGCAATTTGTCATAAAATCTATCCAACAAAAGCATAAAGTTAATAAACCTTCATTTCAATTTTAACACTGTATATAGTCGATTGTCAATGAGAAGAATTTAATACGACCTCTTTATTCACAAACAAAGATTCGTACTGTAAATCATCTTTTTCAATGCCCTTCCCAAGCAAATCAACCATCCTGTGCAACATCTCCCAGGTCTCAGAAAATTTTTCCTCTGAAAGACTGTGATATATGCACTTATCCTTTGCATATATGTGATATATCTTTTCTTGATTTTTCATAAAAAAATTTTTCGGAAAATTTTTATTTGTTCGCTGCATTATATATTATGACTAGTAGAATTCCAAGAGGAACGCCAAAAATTTTCAGAATTTTCCCCGGATAACGTATCAGATACCCAGCAAAGACTACTTTCCAGAAACTCCAATATGGGCGTTGTTTCATTTTATTTGCTCTTTTTGAGGTTATTTTTTTCTGGGAAATTTTTTTTTTATGAGAGTGATATAGAGATCGAAAAAGACATACACTGTAGGTTAGGGACTTATCGATTTTTATAAACGGGGGGCAACGCAAAATATAAACAATAAACAATTAATTAAAATAACTGCTAACACGAATAAACAACTGACAACGAATAACTATTATTATTCGTCTATTTTATACTAACTGCCCCCCCAATCACTGTGCTATTAGAATAAAACAACGAATTGTTTATACTAGTAGCACGAAAATTGTCTACTTATATAATAAGAATTACCTATTCTTTATACTAACTGCTGTCAATTAACAACGAATAATAATAAGAATAAAGAATTAAGTTGCCCGAAATCAGAAGAATAATCAGACAACTTAATTCTTATTAGGTAACACTGTATATAAAGAATGAACGAAACATCTATAAGACGATGTTTCTTACTGGTATTAAGTATTAATAATTACCAGCGAGTAGATAGATCTTCTACGTAACTCTTAACGTGTTCGTTACGATCAAGATCAAAGAGTTTACTCCAATCAATCTGATGAGGATTAAAATCTTCATTCACGTTTAATTCTAACGTAATACGATACTTGTTCTTTTGTGACTGTGCTGTGAGAGAAGAAGTTGCCATAAGACGGAAGAACGAATAAACTCTACGGACTTAATTCTACCAGACCTTATATTGACTGTCAAGTTATTCCCTACAACGAACTCTGATTATAAACGAATCATCTTCAAGTACAAATGCATGTAAATGTTTATCAGAATCAATATCAATACGAATCTTATCTAATCACGAATGAATTCTTAAAGACATTCTGATGAGTGTGGTGAAATATAAATTCTCTGTACGAATCTTATCTAATCACGAACAAACTTTGAGTTGTTATCTCAGTGATTGTTTGATATTATAAAAAGCCATACGAAATCTATCTAAACACGAAAGAACTTTTGATTCTTATGTTTAGCAATTGATTGTAAGTAATTCAATGGCACGGAAAGCACCTAATCACGAAGGAGTTTGATATTCTTCATCGGGCATTTGGCACATTGGGAAACCTATAGTTAAACCCTGTTCGCCTTTCATATAAACCATCAATGTGTTATAATTCTATTCTCTTTCTGTCAGATTGTTACCTTTTGGTCCCGTAGGAAAGTTCAAGAGCTGCTCTATTGAATTTGAATAGGTGATTTATTTATACAAGTTTTTTCAAAACTTAAAATAGGTGCTATAAGGTATGAAGACACCTAAAAGTAATTATAAGCGCCTTCTAGGGGCATATAGGTATGTCTGGGAGTGTTTATAAGTATTACCCAGTGTGTGGGGGATTCTTATGATCTTCCCTCCCTCTTACCGCCCTAACAGTCTACATCCGATTTTGCAAGACTCATGAGACCAAGTGCCACTTTTCTGTGTGGTTTGCGTCGCGTGAGTCTTACAGGTACATAAAGAAAAACCCGTGAGACTCATAAAAATACTGAGTCTCACGGGTTTCATAACATATAACAATAGTGTTATACTGTTTTATAATTATCGCCTTGTGCCAGTTTTTTGAGTGGCGGCGGGGTATTGACAAAACAGTGCTGTTGTGTTATAATACAGAATCCAAGATCACAAGACTCTGAGACATTTATAGACATTTATAGACATTTATAGACATTAAACATAGTTTTCCACATATTCAACAACGTTTTCCACAGACTTGTTGAAAACTCATATATGTTTTTTAATACATTTATTTAATATAACACTATCATTATATCAAATAAACTCCATCATATAATAATCAACAGTAATTTCTAACTCTGCTGCTTTCCTTTCTAATTCCATTGCATATTCATCAGCAAATGCTTCATCTTCGTGCTGACAGAAAAGATCAAGTGTAGAATCGTTCATCAGTTGTTAAGAGTAAGTTGAATCAGTTCTTGTTGAATAGAGAGTACATCATACTCATCATCTACATCAGCAAGATCAACAGGTGCAAATTCATTTAGATTTACAGTGTTGTTTTGATAGATGGGAGCATAATACAATTCTTTTGAATCAGGGTCAAGAGTAAAGATGCAACCGTAATCTTGTTTTTGAAGAAGAATCATTTCAGTGAATTAAGAATAATAAGAAGTTCTTTGCCGTTGATTGCTTTTGACAATAGATTGATTTTAGTTTTCAGTTTCATCAATCGTAGTAATTAACAATGAAATCTTCAAGACCGAAAAGATCAAGTGCTGAATCGGTAGTAATTAACAATGAAATCTTCAAGTCGATTAAGTTCATCAGTATTCAATGAACTTATATACTCATCTAATAGTTGTTGAAGAACTTTCTGATCCTCTTTACAAAGTTCAACAAGAGCAGAATGTAATGTAACAGAATCAATCATTGGATTAGGAAGAGAAATCATTTCAGTTACTTACTTTACGTTCATACAGTTTAGCAGGCGAACCACAAGATTTGTAGAACTCTAGCATTCTCTCTGCTTCATCTTTAGTATTAAAGTATTGACTTCTCCACTCACAATCGTTGTAAGGAATCTGATAAGTAACTTCGTACATTTCAGTCATTTCAGGCATTGATGAGTTGTTGAACTTGATCGAAGTTTTTACATTGTGCTGCTTTGATTGCTTTTGTCATATCATAAGTCACAAAACCACATTGGTGATTCTCATTACAAATTGCATATGCAGGTTGTTGAGTTTCAATGTCGAAAGTGTACTTGATAATCATTTTGTTTGTTGAGTGTTGGTGAATGAGAGAATTAAAACTCAGTCAGCATATTGTGCGTAAGTAATTGCAAGTTCAGCATTTTCTTCATCACTGAACTCAGCAATTTCACACATATCAATCATCCAATCATAAACCATTTCCCAATCTGCTTGCATCTCAGAAATGAAAGAAGGAAGAGATTGAATTGCTTCGGAAAAAGTCATCATGAATTGTTTGTTTTGTTTGTTGAGAGAATTAAAACTTAAACGCGAGAGAGTGCATCTGCTTTTTGCTTGGGATTTTGAACTTGCTTAACCCATGCAGATTTGCGATTGCGAACTTGAGAAGGAAGAATAGTTTTTGCATTTTGTACTTCATTAACAAGTTGAATGAAGTTAATGAAAAACTTTTTTTCCATCCGTTGTGCGGTAGTCACTGTCTCATCCTCTGAACTCCGTTCAGTCTACCATGGACCAAGGGGGTTTGTCAAGGGGTTTACGGTTGTTCTACCCATCAGAATCCCTGATGTATCCCTTGGTGTCCCATAAGCGAGTGGCAAACTCGTTTGAGGATTTAACAATCCCAATAGTGCTTCCAGTTATATTCCTCATAAAATCCACTCTTCACAATATCATCATAAACAGTGGGAAGATTATTGACTTTTGCCTTTTCTCGATTAGTCAGTTGTACTTCATCATCGTGCAACATTGTTTCTAACTGTTTGCGCTCATTGAATGTTTTTGGTTTGCGATAAACATAATGATTGCCGTAGTTGCGATGAGTTTTAGACATTTTTGTTTTCCTCAGAGATGTACCAGAACTTTCATCATTGCATTTACTTCTTGCTTAGTATTCCATCCAATTACATCTTCAGTCATATTTCCATTTGGGCGATAAATTGCAACTTCATAAGTATTATCCGTCACATTACCATATAATCCACTACCAGGAAGTCCAGAAACAACAGAAATACTCCATCCATTGTGAAACTTATATGTTCCTTGAACTGCACCAGGAATGGGATGTGCTTTGAATTCAAGTTGATCAAACATTGGAGTTGTTGTTATGTGGGACAGATGAATAAGAACTAGGCAAGGCGCTTGGCGCAAACAGGACCAATTCCCATTTGCACGGAGAGAGGATCATTCAGAGTGCGAGCACAAATCGAACAAGTGCCAGTCTGATGACCATAAATCTTTGCCAGTTGCAGAAGATTGTCATTTGCATCTTCTAGCATATTCAGTACATCTTCACTGGCATTACCTTTCAGATCACCAGTAGAAGTAATCTTACCAACATAGTTGTTGTTCTCGAAGACATAAACACAACCAATGTTAGCACCTTTATTCACAGTGCTTAGAGTCATTCCAGGCAGTCGCACCTGAAACTTTTTAGCAGTCATTGTGTCATACATCTTATTCACAAGTTGCTTGTAAGGACCAAACTCAACAGGAGTTTGAGAATCAATTACACTTTGAGTTGCAAGATAGTGAACCCAAGCAACTTGCTTTTCGGAGAGTTTCTTTTTCTCCACCAGTTGCATTGCAAAGTCATTAAAAGACATATGCTGACTCAGATATTCTTTTGCTTCATTCAGATCAGCAAAAGAAGAATCAAACTGAATCTCTTCGCCCTTTTTAACAACAGTGAAAGAAGTCATAAAGAATAAACAATGGGACTTAGGTGGGACAGTGCGACCTGCTCCCTCCACCCTTTAAGAATACCACAATTTGGACCCTGTGCTCTTTTAGTGTGCCACCAGTACAAGTGGCACAAGGACTTCACTTTATCTCCAGTTCTTCCATTATGATCTGCTTCGGCAAAAAGTTCCAGCAATAATAACTACTACTAAAAGTAATTTTATCATTTGCCCTACCATCAGGACTATTGAATTTCATTCTCTTATCGAACATCAATAGTTGCAAGTCTTTGTCCTTGAATAACTGTTTTGGAGCACTATCATTCAACCAAGTATTAGTCATAATCAATGCAAATGGTTTCTCAAATGATAATGCTCTCTCAAAAAACTTACGCTTATTTGTGAATGGTGGATTGGATACAATTACATCCCACTCAAACTTAGGTGTGAATGTGAGAAAATCTTGTCCAAATGAGATATGCGTGTAAATAACTTGATTTTGCTCAGAAATTTGTTTAACAAACTCACTCTCTGCAGTATCAAATGGACACCAGACAATCGCATTTTCAGAGATATATTTAAGAATTGGCGTCACGCCATATTTCGGCGTGTAGCACTCATCATTATTCCCTGCGGAATACATTAGTTTTCCACTGTCTAATGTCATAAGATTTACCGATACAGTTCAGGTTGAGCAAGAGGACACCCCATACATCCTACCTCATTTTCCCATTTTTCGCAACCAATCTTAAATACTTGATTGTTTGGTGGTAAAAATCGTAGGTTAGTATTCTTACATTTCACACATTGCTCTCGTTTGAATTGATTATGACTATGTGAAAGTAGTTGAAAATCATCAATACTCTGATTATTTACATCATTGATGTATTCATATTTTGGATGATCTTTTCTACCCCAGCGATGATCTATTTCTTTGTCATTATCAACTAGAGGAATTATACAATTAGGAGCAAAGTTAGATCTAGTTTGTTGGCGAAGTTCATCAACAATATCTTTGCGAATACGTTGATTAAATGCAGCAGATTGATTATATCCATTCAGTCGCATTTCAACAATGCGACGATTATTCACTCGCTTGAACTCCCAATTATATTCACTCACCCCAAAGGCAATACCCCTTCGGGCATTGCCATTATCACTCCAACGCAATCCTACATTTCGGACATCAGCAATACTTACCCAATCAGAATAACCATCAACATCTGGTTGAAAGAGAGTAACAACTTTTTGGAGATTCGGACGCATTATTTTAATCAGGTGAGTTGGTGCGAGAGTGCATACCTTACAATATCAGTACGATTGTTTTTGTATTGCATCAGCAGTTCAATGATAGGTTTAATTTGATCGGGATCTTGATCTTCAGTATCAGCAAGTTCAGTAAAGATATTGATGATTTCAAAATCAGATTCAAACAGATGCTCCCTGTGCTCATCAATTTGAATATAATCTTCCACTGCACTAGCAGAAAGTCGCAGAGGAATATCAGGACCAATCAAACCAAGAGTTGCAAGTCGTTCCAATGCACCAACAACCCACATTACTTTGCATTCGCCAATCGAAAGTTGTGCGTTCATTTTGTAATCTCAGAAAAGGATGTAACGGAAGTCAATCAGGTTAATACATAAACCTGATTGATTGATAATCTCTTGGACTAAACAATCACATACAGTATCATCATTCACTTCATTATAACAACACATATCTAGATCATATATTTTTCCCACATATTCTTCTTGCAGTGATTCTTTCATATTCGGTTGTTGAATACTATCAAGTGGGTCCAGGTCGAACTCAATTTCAGTAATCTGTACTTGTGGCATTTTGAATCAAGAAGGAATGAAAATGGAGGTGTATAGTTCACACACCACACAGTTGTTTAGTTACAGAACCAGATGCTTGACGGTTCAAAGAAACACCAGCACCAACGTTAGAACCAGCATAAGCACCAGCACCGTTAGCACCATTCATTTTCTTTGCACGTCCGAATCGCATTGCAGAGAGTTTGTTTTTCACTGCATCAGCATCATCATGAACTCGACCCTCTTCCTTTTTCATTTCCTGCAGTCGCAGAGATACTTTCTCAGCAAATGCTTTGCGGAAGTTAATCTTGAAACTGCGGGAAACAGAATCGCCGCGAAGTGAAGCAAGAATCTTTTCTGCTTTATGTGCGACTTCTGCCTCTTTCTCCATCACCTGCACCAGGTAATCATAATAGAGACGCACTTGGATTTGTTGTGCCTCAGAACCAATTACCTGAATGGATTTAGTATCACCATTCTTCAGATATGCTTTTGCATCATAGAAGTTTGCAACAGCATTAAGCAGAAGACTCAGTGCAGCATTAACACGCTTGAAAGTGAGAAACTCTTCATCAATAACTTGAGTTTCAGTTGCTTCACTGAGGGTAATACCATATTGCTTGCAAAGTTTATCAATCATTGCAGCGGCAGCGGATGCCTCACCATCAAAAGTGGTATTTTCTTGCAGTTTCAGAATGGACTGAATCTTTGCAATAACTTGAGTGCGATCCATAATAAAAATGAAGAATTGGACTCGGGCGGGACTCACTCCCTCCACCTTTTTAATCTACCACAGATTGAGGTCTGTGCTCTTTTAGTGTGTCAGTGGTACAAGTGGCACACCACCATACTTTTTAATCAGGTGATCCACATAAGATTCAGGTGCTTCTGCGAGGTCTTTTGCACCCTCAACAACTTCTACATAATCACCACACTTTGCAAGTTTGCGTCCTGCATCATCATTGTCGCAAACAACAACAATAGGTCGATTCAGAAGTTTCAGTTGATTGATTACATCTTTGGATGGATTATTTGTAAGAGTTGCAAGTGCAGTTTGTCCTTTATTTGTTAGTCGCATTGCATCATAGATACCTTCGGTCACATAAATTACTCCATCAGTTAGATGCAGACTTTCGAGACCATAAAGAACTACTGAACTTTTATTCTTACTCACATAAGTATAATACTTTGATTTTGACTTATTATTCATTTTCCTATCACCAAGTGGATTGTATTGCTGATATCCTACAATTTGACCAGAGAGATTATAGAGCAGATAAGTTGCAATACAATTCTCTTCATCAATGATTGGTCGATGAAGACTCATATTGACATTTCGTTCTTTGAGGTGAGAGTAAATGTTCAATTTGAATCTCCATTGATTAAAGAATGTTAAGCGCAAATAGAATATCGTTGTTGAAAATCATATGCACCATCATCATCCTCAAGTGCCTCATAAACAATCACATTCTCACCAGAGAGTTCTACACTCCAATCAAGTGCTTCATCCTTTGCTTCATAAACATTATCAAACCACTCTGCATCAATCAAATCGAAAGACTTGGGGCAAATAACAAACATTGGAGTTGAGAATAAAGAACTTAACCACAGAGGGGAGAAAAATCTCCCCCCAAATTAAACTCAGACCGCTGCCATATAGCGAGCAATCTCATCATCATTCTCAGGACAATCAGCAATACCCAGTTGATCACAAACATACTCACGGGTGAGTTCAGTTTGATCGGGAACCAGGACATTCAGAATATCCAGGAGTTGATTACCAGTAGCACCTTTGCGGAGCATACCGAGCATAACATCCTTGGAGAAATCAACAGTCATTTTAATTTGAATTAAGTTTGACATTTGTGGAGTGAGTTGGTTGCCCTTCCCTCACCACTTCTTAAGAATACCACAGAACCGACCCAGCAGGGGGTTTAGTGGACGGTGCCTCAACTGGCACAGTGCTAGGGTTTGGGGTCAGGGCACCAGGGGCACCTAGACTCATATGTGTCCCAGATGAGAACCCTTGGTGTGACAGGGGTTTGGGCGGTGACAAAAACCGAAAAACCTGCAATTTCGCCTTGCAGGTGCCCTAGGTCGTTCGCCGCAGTCTCATCGACGGTCCATCTGAAACTGTTGAGAATCAGGCAGATTCCAGCAGTTCAGGATAGTATTCTTGCACTTCAGTGAGAAGTTCATCATCACTGTAAGTAGAAAGATTCTCTTCCAGTTGGTCTCCAACAATTCGAATCAAATCCTTGGTGCTCATGTTATCAAGAACACGGTCAACATACTCTTGAATCAGTTCTTGGCGGTTGAAATTAGTCATTTCAGTTTTCTTCAGTAATTACAGAGCAGTCGATAGATTTAATGCACCAACCATAGGTAGAAGTGATCTCTTCGACTAGATCATCTTCATCACTCGCTTCCCAAATAGATGACATCACCTCATCATAGATTTCATCTTGTTTTTCTGCATCAAGGGATTCATCATCAATATCGTCAGAGAAATCGAATTCAATTTGATTTACTTGGAAAAGCATTAGTTTTTGCGGTGGCGATAAGATGCAGATGGATCGGGATCATAAAGACCACCACCATCTCTATCTTCAAGATAGAAAAGAACCAAAAAGGTGAAGAAAATAACTCCACCAATCACCAGAGTAACCATCAAACTTCAGAAAAAGGATTAGCAAGTTGTGGAATCAAATTGAAATCCACAACTTTATAGGCAACTTGATGATTGAGATAATTATCAACCTCAAGATTCATTTCAACTCGGTTAAGAAACTTCTTGGATTGAGTTTCGCCTTGGAAAGACAATACTTTCAGGAACCACTCAGCAGATACATCACCCATCAGAGTTTTGATGGGATAATAATCAACAACCATTGCACCGTCGTTAGATTGAAGTTTCATTGAGTGATTAGATTGAAGTGAATTGGAGTTGAGAAACTAATGTATCAGAATTGTGTGTCGAACACAAATCCATCAACATATACACAATCCATATTGTCGAAAGTTGCTTCCCAATCAATCTCAAGGAAACCAGGCATATCAATGCTGTAGCAATCGTTGACAAACTGCTCTGCATAATCACCTTTAGAAGAATACTCACCGCGATAAGCATCTTCAAAACCAGCAATGCTCTGAATACCAAATTCAGCAACAAAAGCATCTACAGCATCATAAGAATGCGATTCGCCAAACTCACAATAATCTTCGTAGTAACTTACAAAATTATCTTCACCTTGCTCTTCGATGAAGTCATAAATGTCTTCTTCAGCGTAGGAGTTCTCAACAAGTTCAGCAATGAAATCTTGAGTTTCAGTCTTGAGTTCCACTTGAGTTGCAGTCATTTGGTGTTTAACCTTGATTACTTTGTAATTGTAGCGCCCCCAGCGGGGGTTTGGGGAGTGTATCGTGCCACTAGAAGAAGTGGCACATCCTATAATCAAGCAAAGGTGTATTGGAAGAACAGAGAATCAACCAGGCGATTGCTATTCAGTTTCACCCAACGATAAACTTTGGGAGTAGCAATCACAATCGCAGCGATGAAATCAATTACATTCACAGCAATGCGAATGAGATTAACTTGCGTTGCTTCACCATTCTCATCCCACCACAGTTGAAATGCAGTCCAAAGATAAGAACTTACAGCAACTGCAATAGCATAAGCAGTGATTGAATACTTAACTACATTATCTCCAAACTTCACATAATCAAACTCTTTGATTTTCTTTGCCATTGCATCAACAGGAGGGAAAGAATTAGTCAGTTCCATTGTTGTAAAGAATAGAGAACAGAGTGGATTGGGTCCATCCCTCACCACCCATATACAATACCACAGATTGGGGTCTGTGCTCTTTTAGTGTGCCACCAGTACAAGTGGCACATCACCAATTATAATACTTGAACCCATCAGTAGTATTTGCATCAGGGTCAAAAAGTACATAATCTGCATTATGCTTTTCTTGCACTTCTTTTAGAAGGTCGCACAAGCAAACCAATCCACCCTGATAATAGAAATCTCTCATTTCTGGTGCAGTAGAAACAAGAGCACACTCTTTGTTTCCAACGTAAGCAAACTCATCAATCTTTGCTGCCTCCAAAGGATGCAGGTGTGCAGTGGAAAGAATAATAAGATTGTGCTTTTCCATAGTCATCAATTCGCAGCAAGAACAAGATTGGCAACTTTATTTTCGGGTTGAAACTCTTCTAGTTTCTCCGTAATCCTATCAAATTGATCTATGATGTTGTAATAGTAACTTGCAAGTGCAAAGTTTGCGGATTCTTCTAGGTTTTCTACTTTATCTTCGAGTGTGGAAATAATATCCAACAACTCACCAGAAGTAAAAGAGATCTGTGTCATTGTGCAGAATTAGGAAAACAACCACCATCAACATTAGGAGCAACAGTGGTTTCAATGATAACATCAAAATCCTCTGTCATCTTAACATAATTCCAGAGAGTGTCAGTCTCATCATCCACATTTTCCTGATAACAGTGAATGAAACCCTCCGAATCTTGTTTTACATAACAACCATCATAATCCTCATCATCGAATACATAACCAGATGCAATGAGTTCTTGAATGAAAGTCATTTGATGTCGAAGATGTCGAAGATTTCGAATTGAGTTTTAGTGAAGAGAGTATCCTCAGCAGGATAGTTATGAACCTCATTCTGAAGATCCTTATACAGATAAAGCATGTCCCGCAGTGCGGTGAGTTGCTTTTCGTTCAGCAATTCTTCAACCATAAGAACTTTATCGAGCATTGTGTTAGTGTTGGTGTCGTTCATCGTTCAGTAATCACTCCCATCAGTTTCACATTGTTGAATCCAATAGGCATAAGCAGGAAAGTTCATTGGATGATCTTGTTTCCTGGTATACCAATCAGAAACAAGTTTCACTCGATTCTCAGGTACTCGCAGGTAAGGAATGTTGTGCGGAATGTGCGGGACGTAAGTCATTGGAGGTCTTCCTCAACCATAGAACTACAATACCACAGATTGGGGTCTGTGCTCTTTTAGTGTGCCACCAGTACAAGTGGCACAGTCTCAACTGAATCTCAACTGAGATTACTTATGTATTTTTTGAGTAGATGTTTGCCCTTCTCTGGTTCAAATTTAGTTTCAAATAGATCCATAAGTTCTAATACTAGATCAGCATAAACAACTGGAACTCTGATGTGTTTTGTTTCACCTGACTTTGGAAACTTCTTTGTGAAGGGCATTACATTCTATTAGAGAGTATATTGATTTATGCAGCAAGTACCTCTCCCTTTACAAAGATTGTATCAATCACATTTTGCAGTTGTTTTGCAATCCTATCTCCATAGTTGTTGTTTACAGGAATAGTAATAGTACCAAAGGGTTTCTTATAGAAAGCAAACTCACCTGGTTTTACTTTACCTGATGCGATTGCTTGTCGATCATCCTTATGAACACGAATAATACGTCCAACAGTCTGTGCCATTTCAATCAGAGGGAGATTGCGAAGCATAATGCAATGGGTCAGACCATGAATACTAATACCCTCGCTCATAATAGAATAATGAAACACAATGAACTTCTTGTCTGGATCAGCACCAAACTCATTTAGAGTGTCAAAGAATACCTCACGGGATACTTTCTTCTTATCAATATATGCACCATGTTTAGATGTGATATGCATAATTGTATAACCCATATCATTGAGTTGTTGTAGCAAATCACTTTCAGTAAACATCGCCCAAATTACTTTGGTGCTAGGTGCAGCAACAAGAACTTTAGGTGCATCACAATCAGAAATCTCTGACAGAATACCTACAATGTTCTCTGCATCTACAAAAGGTGCATTTTCTTTAGTGCGAATGGTTTGTGCTTCATAAGGAACAACCCGAGGAGGAATGATACTACCTGCATCAATGAGTTCTTGTGCGGGAATACTGATGATATTACTACCATACACATCAGTATTATTCATCGACTCCTTACTGTTATTGAACTTAGGAGTTGCAGTGAAGAAATAAGCATTATCTGCAACTGATGAAGTATGAGCGACACCCACAAAGTTAGAAGGTTTTACACAGTGGTGTGCTTCATCAAAGAACACAACATCAATGTTAATATCTGCATCATTCACCCGATGAATTGAATTGTATGTGGTGAAGATAATGTGATGCTTTCCACTTCCGATTGCAACATCATTGTATTCTGCAATGACTGCTGGACGTGTAGAGGATTGATGATGAGTTTCTCCACTATGACAATGCATATAAGAAACATTCTGCTCTTTGAGGTATTCTTCAAACTCAGAACAGAGTTGGTTTGCAAGCAGAATACGAGGACAAACAACAACAAAGGTCAGAGGTTCTGTTGCTTCAAGAATCCTCCGACGTACATCTTCCATCATTACGACAGTCTTCCCTGCACCAGTAGGAAGATAACAAGTTCCCTTGATTGCTTTTTTGATAGCATCAAGAGTGCGTTGTTGGTAAGGATAGAGTTGCATCATCAATCAATTTGTATTCATACAGTATAACACCCCTCCCGTGGGTTTGGGTGAGATGCTGGACGGTTCCACAAGTGGCACTCAGAACAAGATAGGATCTAGAGTAGGTTCTTTGAATACCTTAGAAGTACCTAGATCATCCTTATCAACCTCAACAAAGGTATTATACTTACTCTCAGAGATCTTGTCAACTACATCATCAAAGATGATTAGATTGATACAAGCATCCTTTGCTTCCTTGAGAGTCTTAGAGACATGTTGAGGAGTGTCTACAACATCAGCAACAATCCATTTAGCAGCATTTGCTTTACGGATGAAACCAACTGTGTTAGAGTTCTTCTGAACTTCGTAGATTCCAGCAGACAGACGGGTGAAGTTAATAGTCATAATCAATCAAACAGCAACAGAGAACTCAGGAAGAATACAGAAAGAGTTGCACCACTTGCGAACCCACTCAAGAGTATCAGCATAGCAACGAGGTTCAGACATTACTATACCTGCATTCTTGCGAGGATTGTAAGCAATAGCAACATAACGGTAGCAATCAGGAGATTCTTCAATCTCTTGAATCCACATCTGATTCACATTACCATCATGCCAATCCCAACGGGAAGTAGTGTAATGGAACACTTCAGAAACAATCATCAGGTCTCCTTTGCTTGTGTCCCTGTATTGTAGGGCATCAGGGGGGTCTACGGGACTTTACAGTGCCAGTAGAACAAGTGTCCTCAGGCGTATAGATGTCCGCCTGCCCAATCTGCACGTTTATACATTTCTTCCTTTGACTTATCATCAAGGAGATTGTAGCGAATACCTTTTGCGGGACCTTTCCAAGATGCTGCTTTATACACATCAGCAGTATTCATATCTACAAATGCATGAGCACTTCTCTGACCGCCAGGCACTTGCATTATAATTCGTGCGTACTTTCTTCCTTTTTCAAAGTAGTATCTGTATAGACCTTCACCTTCAGACAATTTATCAATCTGCTCTCGGTGATACTCTACATTTTCACCGATTTCAATTTTGTCTTGGTGCTGTTTAATTGAATAAGTTTGGAAATTGGTGCGAAGAACATCGCAGTATTGTTGAATCAAATCAAGAACTTGTTCTTTCATTACTTAATGTTCAGTTTGAGTTTGAGTGCTTGCAATGCTTGCTTTCTTGCTTTGAGTTTCCCCTTGCAAGTTCCTTTTGTAGTTTTATCTTTTCCTGAGTTGTGTTGCCAATTTGGAGTAGTCATTTCTTTGATGTTTCATAGGACTATGATAGTGCATCAGAGGTCGCTGTGGGGGTCTATATGGACACTAGAAGAAGTGTCCCCAGAGTCATCCTCTTGCTGTTGTTTTAGTAGTGCTTCATTTGCTGCTTCTCTTTCAGCAGCAATTTCAAGCATTTCATCTAGCGTTAGATCTTTCATTAGTTTACTCAGTAATCGCTAGTATCTATGATGGTCCAATCCAAATTAAGAGATTCAAGATATTGAATTAGATCCTCTTCATTATCTGTAAGAGTTTCATCTTCATCTAATTCAAATGATGCCTCGCACAATGCAGATCCATATTCTGCTGGATAATTATAGGACTGTGGAATAACCACAACCATATCTTCAACTATTGCATTTACATTTACAATACCAAATTCGTCTTGGAAAATGCTTTCGATGTGATGAATAGTCATTTTTGGAAGAATAATGTGTAGCAGGCACACCTGGAATCGAACCAGGGACATTCGCTTAGAAGGCGAAGGTTATATCCGCTTAACTATGTGCCCATGAAAAAGGGAGCAATGCCCCCCAATTACTCAAACATCAAGATATTGGGAGTCAGTATCTTTCGAATCCAGTTTTTTGAGTACAAACTGAAGAGGATTCAGTTTCTTTTGAATTTCACTTTCCAGTTCTCGGAAAGTACCAACTAGTGCCTCAAGAAGGTCAGAACCAGTCAAATCTTCGTAATCACAATCATCAAGGACATTTTCTTGAAAATACTCAACAAGTTGATCTTGAAGATTTTCAACCATTTGTCGGGAAGCAGAGTTGCAACGACGTGCCATAATAAAAATAAATTAGTTGATTTAAATTAGAACTGAAACTCAAACAGAAACAGCATCTTCTACGGGGTGAGTATAGTTCTCAAGCACAGTGGAATCATAGTTATCCAGTGCTTCAAGGATTTCTTCACCAGTTTCTGCTTTAATCAGATTAACAATCAGTTGAGAACCAGCAAAGTTGCTGTCAAGGATTTCAGTAGCAAACTCAATCAGTTTAGCAGACATAGTAAAGATGAAAGAGGGCAATTTGGGAATATAATTCCCAATGGAGAATAGGAGAATCGAACTCCTAATAAGTGCTTGCAAAGCACCCGTTATACCGTTTAACTAATTCCCCAGAACAGTTTATATTTAGAGACCGAACTGCGGCGGTCTATCTATCAAATACTCAAGGAGTAATCAAATTCCTCATCTTCGACATCATAATCGCTAATGAGTTCAATATAATCCTCAAGATCAATTCCAAGATAATTCAAAGCAAACTCTCCATAAGTGTCTATGAGAATCTGATTTTTAATAACCATTGAAACCTCCTTGACTTGATGAATGTATCATAGCACGCTGACCGCGCTCCGTAAAGGTTATTGTGCCACCAGAAGAAGTGGCACAATAGTATTAGTTATATAATCAGGGGGAAGGATCATAATAAACGATCTCTTCTAATGCAGGAAGAATCTCATACTGAATATCATCAAGATGCTGAGACATAATAGTCATATCCATCTCGTGAAGTTTATTTTCACGAGTCACCATCTCTTTGAGAATCTTGTATGCTTTTTCAATCTCAGCATAAGCATAAACAACTTTAGTCACCATTCACCTCGTTGAACGTGGATTTTGCGGATTTCGGTGTAAATAAACTTCTTCAGTTTAGGATCTTCAGTGACATCAAATGCTTTATAAAGACGAGTGAGATACTCATCTTGTTTGGTGCATTTAACTACTTTAGCATTAGTAACACCAAGTTCTTTAAGAGGTGATCCTGATTTTACCTTTGCTTTTCCGAAATTTCCAGATACAACACCTTGAGTACGAAGTTTGGGACGGATCTTAGAAAGATTTGAAGTTGCGAAATCAGTGATCATTCATCCTCTTCATAAGGGAACATTTTATCATACTCTTCATCAGTCAGAGTAAGATACTGAACATTAGCATCACGGTGCTCTTCAGCATACATCAACTGATAGTGTGCGAAGTTTGAGGCACTGGTGCTCATATATTCAAGCAGACCATCAACAAAACAAAGGTAGTTCATTTGAAAGATACATTAACACCAACTACTTTTGCTTTAGGATTTCTTGCTAAAGCAGTTTGACGTGCATCTTGTGGATTAGTTGCTTGTACTTCTTCCTTGAAGACTTTACCACCAACGTAAAGATCAACGACGTACTTCATAGAGTGGGTTTGTTTTGTATGAATGTATTGTACCAGGAAACTGGTAGCAGGTCAAGCGATCATGTACCAGTTCAAAGACTGTCACACGTCATAAAGTTTATACTTTGCAATCTCTTCGCGGTAGTATGCACTCTCTACCGTGCAATCACCAAGAGTTTCGTAGATCCCAAGAAAGAAGTTTGCATTTTCGACGCGAGTGCTACAAATGTCTTGGAGAGCATCAAAGTTGTAGTTCTTTTGAAGACTGTTGTTGTTGTCAACAAGCATTGAGTGGTTCGTTTCTCAGGAACATATGTAATATAGCAGGGTTTAGGGCACCCCGCAACCCCTCTTGTGCCAGTTCAGGGAGTGTCCGTCTTAACGCGACCCTTTGAGACTAGACCATTAGTATAAAAGTATTTTACTCTTTCTCTCCTTGCTTGAAGAAGCATATCATACTCTTCTTGTTGTTGTTTAGTCAAACTAAAATCTTGTCGCCTCCAAGTTCGCTGAAGTTCTTGGAGGTGCGGGAGAACATTTACAGTATCAGTCATTAGTTTCAATAATCGTAATTGGACTTCAAAAAAGAGTTGTATGATTGGTCTTCATCATCCTCATCAAATAAACCATCAAAAGATGCTTCTGCAAAATCAAAACCAGAAATCTCTTCAATCTGAAAATCATCAAAATCGCCCATTGACCTTTCCCAATCGAACTTAAGTACTATACACCAGATCCGGGCGCTTGTGGGGTTGTGTGTGCCAGTTCCTAAGGTGTCCCAGTGAGTTTTTTAAGTCTTGCTTGATGTGCTGCTTCTTGTGTTCTTGCCTCAGCACCCATTTCTTGATGAGCGTGTTTAATAAGTGCTGATTTTTGAGATGCTTGGCGTCTTGCAACCAACTGACTATAAAGATTTGGTTTCATCGCAGGACTTTGCTCTGTTTGCAATTCCCTTTTAAGTTCTCTCTTTAATTGTTCTCTTTCTCTCTGTGCTACTATTTTTTGTCTTTGTGCTGCTTGATATGCAGCAACTCTTTTCTTTTGCTTTGCAATTTGTTCTTGTTGTCTTTGACGCAGTTGTTGTCTTCTCTGCTCCAGTCTATTTACATCTTCAGAAAATTGCGTAAAAGTTTTCATTATCCCTTGACTTTTTGAATATTTATTCTATAATCATCTTGAGTATTACACTCACACATCACACACCTTAGGAGAATACCTATGACACCTTATGAACTTCGCTTTGAAATCTTCAAACAAGCATATAATATGCTTAATGATGAGTTTTGCGTAAAATATGACACTGCACGAGAATGGAATAATAAGGTTGATAACCTTGAATTGGAATATCCAGACTTTCCATCTCTAGAAAAGGTTCTAGAACAGGCAGAAATAATTAATAATTTTGTAAGTTCCAAATAAAGTTAAAGGAGGGTTTTATCCCTCCTTTTTATTATTACTCAAACTCAAAGGATCTATTTGATACTTTCATAGAAGGTGTTTGATACTCTGGAACAGTAGAAGTTTCAACATATACTTCAATCCTAGTTTCATCATTCCAATGACGAATTACCCCAGCAACAATAAAAGCATTAGTAATCAAGTAAGTTGCAAAAATAAAAGTTCGGATAAGTGCTACCTTATCCGATTCCTTATCACATTTACTTGCTTTCTCTCCAAGCGCCTTCGCCCACCACCTCCAAGCAGTCTTGTTCTTCTTCATATCTTGATTTTCTTGATTTAACATACTTCAACTGTTTCCAATCTTCTTTATAGCAAACCACAAGCAATCTTTCATTTGCATGAATAGGACAAGCATGATAGTTTTCTGTATCTTTGGGACGTACAATATATTCAATTGTTACGTATTCGTCATCCCTGAAATAAATCCAACCCTCAACATCTTTTGTCCATTCAACATAATCATTGACTTGTGGTTTGTATGTCATAAATCAGCAATCGTAAAATTTATCTCTTGACATATACTCTATTTGCTTTTGCAGTTGTGAGATTTCATGTTCTTGATCTGCAATTTTATTCTGCAGTTGTTCTATGCGTTCTTGATACTGCATCTTCAGATCAAATACCATTTTATTGGTATGGGTAACGTGGTGAGTCATCAGGTCGTAAAAGATTCAACAATACGGGATTCTTCTTCACCCACAAGTGCAAAGCGAGGAGCAGCAACTACTCGCTCCATAATTTTTGGGTGATACCTAGTGTCGTAGTCATTCGAATCTCGCAGAATATCGTGACATTCAACATCATTTTCAGCGATAACATTGATTATCCCACCATACTCAGAAGAAGGAAAAGGAACCCAGTAGTCAACCAAATAAAGATACTTCATCGTTGTGTGTAAATTACCTCTCAAGTTTAAGATTAGTTGTCGTCGTTGTCAACATCAGATGCAACTATAAGTGCAGTGCCTATAGTTAAAAGGATACCAATCCCCATACCAAGAATAAAAGTCATTTGGATTTTTCCATAAGTTTTGCCTCTTCCCTTGGATACATCATCTTATAGTAATATACCATAATAGAAGATACAAATGCAATCAAAGATGTGTAGATTGCTAAGGCAACCGCAATACTCATCGAATTTCTGCTGTAGAATGTTTTTTGTTGCTATCTAGTTCTTTAGAATGATAGTATGCCCTATAAAGGTTTTCATCACGCTGGATTAGAAAGACATTCCAACCAAGAATGACTGCAAGACCAATCAATCCAGCGACAATGTGTTTTTTGGTCATTTGTTCATTTGAAGAGTAGGAACTGGCATACCACCTTCGGTGGGAACATAGATGGTCACATTGCCATTCTTAGAACCATCTTCAATACCAGTGATATACAGATACTGAAGGTATTCACGATTATCCTTCAGACTATCGCCAATGATTTGGTTTGCTTTTGCAACACCTTGCGCACGGATGATTTCAGCATCAGCAAGTTGTGATGCAGAATCTTTCTTTGCTTGTGCTTCCAGCACTGCTACCTGACGAGTATACTCTGCCTTCTGCAGTTCTGCTTTACCAGCAAGAGATTGTTGCCACACATTATATTGTGGACCACCAATAAAAATGAGACCACCAATCAAAACCACACCACCAACAAGCAGAACAGCGGCAGGGTCAATATATCCGTTTTGTTTAGTCATAATTACTTAGAAGATACGTTAGTGCGGAAAGAGTTAGCAAGCAGAATAATAAGGAAGTTCTGCCAAAATGTCAAGGTCACATTAAACCAAGACAGAATAATGCCGAGTACCCACGCTTGTAGGAATACACTGGCAACGGCAATCACAAGGATGCCAAATCCAATACCAAGAGCAGTAGAAGTTTTCATAGATCAAACAGCAAGAGCAGCAGAGGGGATTTCAACAATTTCAGGGAGTTTGCTTTCTACATAACAGTGCATATTGTAGCACACCCACTCACCATTACGAAAGAGATAATGATATTCTTCACCATTCTCAGGGAGCAGATATTCTACAAGGTCAGCATCAAGACGAGGAGGGCAATCATCTCCACGCTGGGAATAGTATTGAGGACCATATTCTTGTACTTTGGTCTCACTATTCCAGCGATCTTCAGTCCAACAAGAACTCATATCACCACCATCAATCAGTTCTGCAGATTTCTGACGTGTGTTGTAGTGAGTCTTCAGAATACGACCCAACCACTCAGGATAACCATCCCAGTGGTGGTACACAGAGAGAATAGAACCATTTTTAAGTTCAAGACCAATTCGTGCTCGGGTTGACATTTGAAGTTTGTTGAATGTACTCAGTATAGGACACAACCCACCAAAATTGGAGTGAGTTGTGCCAGAAAAACAAGTGTCACAAAGGAAGTTTTGCCACTGATTTTCCTTTTTTTAGTGCATCAATATATTTTCTTGCAGATGCCTCTGTTCTACAGACTTTTAACTGTTGACCATTATGTATAATCATCAGTTGTTTTCCAAAAGGGACAGCACAATAAGTACCATCCCCAACTATAAATCCTTCCATTAAATCTTTTGCAATGTTCCTTCTTTCTTTAGTTCAGCAATAAACTTACCTACACTTTCGACAGTTTTGATGTGAAGTCGAACATAGTCCAAGTCTTCGCAACCAAAGACATAAAAATTGTCGGGCGAAGAAGTGTATGCTACTCCGACTTGACCTTGTTCATCATCGAACTGAATCTTTGCAATAGCAGAAGAATCAGTGAACTCAAGGACTTCCATTGGTCTCTTTCGATTACTCCGTAATCATAGCACAAAAAAGACCCCTCTGGGGGGTCTATGGGACAGTTTGGGAAGTGTCCTCAGTTGTTAATAATAAAACTATACCAAGTTTCACTCATACCCGCGATGATTTTATCTGCAGATTCTTTATCATCAGCATAACCTTCCGAAATCAAATGTTCTACAATACTTTCGTAGGTTTTATAGGTTTCTTGTAGTTCTCTTGGAGTTGGTTTCATCATCTTCCGCCGCCAGTTGAACGTGCTTGCTGCGCTCTCTTTAGTGCAACTTTTTGTGCTGGTGTTGGTCCTGCGCTAAATGGTCTTTCTCTTCTTTGCTGGATAGTTTCAGTTCTCCTCACTCCTCTGAGTCTTCCTGATGCTGCTGCTCCATATCCACCACCACCTTGTGCGTGTCTAGCAGCACCAGGCATACGAGTAGCATAAGGTTGAGTTTTAGGATCAATCATTCCCTGCTTCGTTCTACCAGTTGATGCTCTAGGTGATAGTGACGTTCTTGTCGATGTTCTAAGTTTCCATTTTTCATCACTACCTTCAGGTTGTCTCTCAACTCTACCAGAAGTTTTAGTCACATAAAGGGGAGTTTTTGTTTCTCCTTTAACTTTATCCTCCTTACGCATCTCAACGAGATATGCTTCTTCTAAGAACTCTTTGAAAGTTTTCATTTTTTGTCTAACTTTTATTTTTATTTATTCTTTGGCAATTATTAAGTCTAATCTTCACCTCTTCTAGTTTTTCTTCTTGCTTTATTCACAAGAGTAGTATAAGCTCTCATGGGAGTGATAGCATTACTAATATCACTTAGTTTTTCACGATTACCTCTTTCAAATGCATGGAACTTACCGTGATGAAATCCTGGTTGTTGTGGTTTGAATTTTGATACTGGACTTTTATTCGCAACAACTAGATTTCTTGGGTCATTGCCGTGATACCTATTCTGTTGTGCTTGCTTTTTCTTATATCTCAACACGTCACCAGGAGACATACCCTCCATTTCTTTACCAGAAGTTTCTATTTCAGTTCCATGATGAAGTTCTGCTCCACGTCTTCTTGCTAATCTACGTTTACGTTCAACTTTTGCTTTTTCTCTTGGTGTTAGTTGTCCTGTTGCTTGTTTAATTCTTTTTTCTCTTCTTTCTTTCTCATTTTCTCTAGATTGAATTGAAGCAAGACCATACTTTGGATTTTCTTTGGTTCCCCTATTTTTAATGAAAGTTCCATCTGGGAGTTTTCCTCCATGGTGCTTCATCAACTCATCTTTAGTTGAGAAGTGTGCTCCTTCTCTTATTAATTTTAATTCTTCTCTAATTCTATCAACAAGAATTCCTGTTTTTCTATCAGTTCTAACATTATGAGTTCTTCCATACATTCTTGACCTAGAAGAACTTGTAGGAGTTGCTGTCATGATGTCTCCTGGTTTCGCTCCTGCTTTTTTGAGATTATCCGAAACACCTTTCGTCACTTCTTTTCTAAAACTTCTCCCTCTAGTCATAGTGCTAGAAGGAGTATCATTATATGTGCGTTTTTTAGTAACCTCAACATCATGCACTGGTCTTGATGTTCTATCTCCACCAAGTTGAGTTCTAATCTTTTTCAATTTAGATACTCTTGTGCTGGTTGCTCCTCTTTTTGGTACCTTCCTAGAAGCATAATCAGATTGATTTGCATAGGTTCCAGTTTCTGTCCCGTGATGAGAAGAAGTTGAGGTTTCAGTCCATTTAGTAGGTCTTCCTTTTGTTCCTGACATATACTTAGTAGATCTGCTAAATCCAGCCTTCTTTAATGCTGCATTACTCGAAGAAACACTTCTTTGTTTATTCCTTTCCCATTTATCTGAACTTGGTCCACGAGGAGACAATCTTCTTCTTCCTCTTTCTCCAGAAGAACCTTCTTCAATATATTCGTATGTCTCTTCTACAAACTCTTTAAAAGTTTTTTTCTTACGATTACGTGCTGGTTCTGATACTCTTGAACTGTCTAAGTTTCTATTTGCTTCTTTTCTTTTCCTCATCAGTTCTCCCATTAAAGGAAGACTTGGTGCTGCAGTTTTTCCAGAAGTTACAAATGATTGTGGTGATTGTGCGGCATTAGCAGCAAATGACAGTGCTAAAACTGCATTTGCTGCTGCGTCTCTTTTTCTACCTTCAGAAAGCATTTGTATAAAAAAAATACCTCTGATTATTTATCAACCCCCACGTTCTCTCAAACTGCGTACAAGATACTCTGTAAATTGCTCCATCTTCTCAGGAACTACTGCAGCAGGTCTTTGGTTGATTACATTTTTGAGTGCAGTCATTTCATTAAACTCTTCGTCTGTAAGTTTTTCATTTCCCTTTGAAGGAAGAGTCATAGGTTTGCTCCCGCGATTATATGCATATCATAACACTATTTAAGGGGGTTGTGGGATTTCTTAATATTCTCTTCGGGATTGATTAACAGTTCTTAATCGTTGAAGAAAGTTCCAAAATTACCACGACTTCCAGGTTTTCTATCTTCAAGCATATCCATCAGTTCTTCAATTTTTTTACAATTTTCCATATCAAGAAGAAGTTGTGATAATTGTTTCACAACTAATGGTTTTTCTGATGTTGATGCAACACGAATGGCAGCACGAAGATGACTCTCCGCCTCCAAAATATGATCTAAAGTTTGCTTTGATAATGCCATAATCAACACTCATCCATTCCTAGGGGTTTAGTTACTTTTCTCAATTCAAAACTACCGTCTCCACGGTCAATCCAGTTTACTGTATCACCTTCCTTTAGATTTGCTGCTTCTAACAAATCATCAGGAAACTGAACATAACATTCACCGGTCAATCCATCCATTTCAATCGGAAGTCGCCACTTTACAACTTTATCTTTAACTGGATATATATCTCCATCTTCAGTTACGTGAAGTTTAGATTCTTCTGGGTAATAGTATTCTTGCCAAAAATCACTCCAAACACCTTTACGTTCAGGTGAAGAATTATCTCCATCACATCTCAAGGTTTTATTTAGATAATCTTGATATTTGTTATTATCGACACCGCTATTCAACAGTGCAAGAAGTTCATATGCTTGAGATGTTTGATGTTTGTATGTGTAGTAGTTTTCCTTAACTACGCCAACAATAACATCATAGATTTCCTGAGGTGTTGCTTCACCTGCAGACATTGCATCGTGCAACCAATTTTCAAGATTCTCAAGAGAATACTTTTTATAGTCCATAATCAATCTTTTGGTTTAGGTTTAGAACATTCGTGGCAGTAATAAGAAAAACCATCACGAAAGTATTTTACGACTTGGTAATGGTTTTCGTCAAGTGGTTTTGCCACTCCACACTTATCACAGATCCTTGTCTTTTTTGATGGACTTTCGGATACGTTTGAGTTCCTTGAGTTCCATTTTAATATTTTTGTAAGCAGTGTCAGCATCTAGTTTGCCTCCCATCTCCAATGCTATGATAATATCAACTCTTGTACCAAAGTGTGCTAATGCTTTTTCGAAATCGTCTAATTCATACATCTTTCTTACACCAATTCTCAAGAGTTAGAATATCTATGCGTGCATCAACTGCATCAATCGAATTTGAAAGTTCATAAAAACAGTTACTATTTTCCACACTTTCTGATTCAAGTACTTCAATACGTTCTTGCAATTCAATTAATTTTGAATAGACATCTTCGGTATTTGGTTTTTCGTTGGGAGAAACAAACCATCTAATAAACTTTTTAATCATTATCAAGAAGTCCAACAGATTTCAAATAACGCCTGTATGACATAAAACGCCCTAAAGATGGTTGTCCTGGAACATCTAGTTGGTGGCAGATTTCACAATAACATAACCACTCATACCAAGGAGTGGTTTTATCAAGAACGTGATAGGGATATTCTACAGTAGTTCTTTCCAAAATTCCTCTCCTTTTTGTAATGCTAATACGACAGTTGTATGTTCTCTTGCGTGTCGCTCAAGGTCTTTATCTTGAAAGTAAATGTTAGACCTTTCTACGGCACAGCGAAAGATGTTAGCCCAGAACTGTTGATTAGGATTTAGGCGCATTTTCATTTTTCAAATCTGGGTGTGGGGCATACAATGGACCGGGATAATTACCAGCAAAGTTCGTAAGTTCTTGAACTGCTTTTACAGTCTCTGCGGTCTCTTCCCATTCCCAAGAATTGCCATTCTTATCGATAAATGTACGAGTTGTCATAGTTTTCCTCCAACTTCTCCAGAATAACTTTTATCGGGTGATTTGTTAAACTCACCCTCTTGTTTTGCTTTCAAATACCAACGTGTAGCAGTTACACATTGGAGTTCATTTAACGAAGTAATGATACCAGAACCATCAGGATAATGTGACTGCCAGAGTCCATACTTTTTCTGCTCCACATAGAAAGCATCGTCGTCATAAAACTGTTTACTCATAATGATTCAGTTGCCTTTGTAGTTCAATTCGTGTGGAGATTAGTTTACTGTATAGAAAGTCTTGATACTGATTTCCTTTTAGTAGTTCGGTAAGGTTATCAATCTGCATTAAAGCAAGAATAAGTTTAGTCTTGTCGTTCATTGTCTTTCAGTTCTTCAACACGTTCCATAATGACTTTGATGAAATCATCTTCAGTCCAGGTGTTGAGAATACTTTCAGTAGGAGAAGTCTCGTCCCAACTGATGGTAAATGATTTGTCTTCATTTTCAGTTACCTGTATCATTTTTTGCGTTTTGTAGTGCGAGTAGTGTTTCTAGTGGAATCCACGCGGGGTTTTCGTCCTTTACTTGTACCAGAACTTCCTTTACTTTTTGGTTTAGGCTTTTGTTCCACACTTCTCTTACGTTCTTTACTGGTGTCAATGGGTTCTCCATCACGATAATCAATCTTAATAGTTCTCTTATCTAGTTTATACCTTTCTAGGTATTTGTCAAGATGTTCTTGGCACTCAAACCAACAAATTGTAGGGTTTTTCTTCTCACCAAATTCCAACCTAAATCCAAACTTATCATAAGGAAACATTTCTGTGCTAATCACTCATCTTTCCTCCATTGCTTTCTCATCATAACATATTCTGGATCCAGGGCAACCCTGTCACGTACTTCTTTAAATATACGCGCAGACTCTGCTTTAACCGACACCAAAGCGTCTTCTTCCTGGGGAAGTATGGCACCAGACGAATCGTATTTGCGTCCACTCTTATGATTCGCATACCGTCTGGACCTAGTGAATCCCATCTCAAGGAATTTCCGTGCCATATCCATTCCAATGAAATCCTTCTGTCGTTTATAATCTTGATACATTTCGTATATCTTAGTAGAAGATTTACGAGCAGTAACCACATCCTTAAACCTCCAATGTGCACAAATATCATCAGTATATGGTCTCACAAGGAGCACTCCCTGTTCTCCGCGACCAATACGATAAAGTTTTCTGATATTTATGTCTGTAAAGTCTAAGTTTTTATAATCTAAAGAGTAATCAAACTCTTTCATTGTCTGGTGAAGTGTTCGTACTCAATCACTCTACCATACTTGAAGTGGATTCTGCAACGGGGCCAGTCATCATAGTGCCCATTCCACTGTGCCGGATAAACTTCAACATAATCGGTGATGTAACATGGTTCTACTTTACCATGCTTTCCTGTCGGTATCCACTCAAAGTTAAAAATTTTTCTTCTTGGGTCTGATTCATAACGCTCATCATCCTCTTTGATATCTTCAAAGGTATGAGTTTCTCTATGAGTGATTTCATACAAGCATCCATCAGGTGCAATCCAATAACTACCCATTGCACAAGCAAGTCCTTTGGTTTGCATTGGTACATTAGTGAATTGTTCTCCCAAATCATAAGAAGAACGAATGTCGTCATATAGTCCCATTATTTTTCTCCAAGTTTAACAGGAAACTCCTCATCACTCAAGTCATTATACAGCAATTTAGCAAAGATTTCATATGCAGGTTGTCTAGTTTCAATCGCAGAAGATGTAGCAACAGTCCACATAATCCTCAACTGAAACTTATCAGGTAAGGTCTTCATCATTCAACTCCACATCTTTTACAAGGTCTTTCATTCTATCAAAGAAATTTTCATCAAGAGGAATAACTTTTTCTTTACCAGTATCAATGTCGTGTGCCATTTGAAGAAGACTATCCAAGAAGTGTTTGGGATAAATCTCATCTTCAAGACTATCCCAGAAATAAAGAATACATTGTTCTAATGGATCATCAGTCTTGAGAAGTGCATAGTCTTGATAGTGATTACCCATCAAGTCGGACCAATTCTTAAAGGCATACCAACAATTATACCATCCCTGAACAATACAAGAGTTCCAGTAGTATTCAATCCAAGACAGTTTAGTTTTCTTGGTATTAGTTCCTAAAATTGGTCTGGAGAATATCATTAGAGATAATGCGGTTTTTCTGTATCAAAATGATAGAACTTCACGTCTTTCATATCAAGGCACATACGCACAGTTTCGTGCTCTCTGTGTTCCCTGTCGGTTCCTTTATATAGTCCTCTACGTTGATAAGCGCAACACCAGATATTGTAGTAGATTTTAGATTTCTCGTTCATTTACAGTGAAGGAAATAAGAATATCGTGCAGAACCATCAGGATTATATTGTATCACATCACACCCCTTGTACTCATCCACCACCTCAAATCTTTGGTTCTGTGGTGTTGGTTGTGCGTCTAACCAGTTCGCAGAAGCATTCGCAATAAATGCTAAAACCGATACAAATACTACAAATCCAAAAACAAATCTAGAACCACTTATAAAGTCTAAAAGTGCTTCTTTATCATCAGGTTTCATTTCAATCATCCCAAGGGGCTTTTTTGGTTAATACTCTTGCAATCCTTTCATTATATTGTGGTGGTTCGTTGAGTTTTTCCACCAGTTTATCATATGCTTCTTTGGATATTATAGTTTTTTCAGGTGGATAAGAACCTTTACCCCAGAATTCTTCGAACTTGTGAACATAATTCATGTGGTCCCAACCATGATTGAGATTCAACCAGAAATCAGCATATCGTTGATGATCATCCATTCTCCAATTAGAATGATTGATAAGACGATACCAATACCATAAAATTGTATATTTTATGTATTTGTTGGATATTATCCATTTGTTTAACCACACAGGAAAGTTCATTTTTTCCTCATCACATAAGAGTATCTAGGGTCTCTACCAGATAGATTATAAGGGTCAAAGTTTGGTTGAGACATTATGTATTCATCTTGCATTTGAACCCAACCATAGTTTAACTCCTCAAAGAAAGCACAACGATCTATGTTGTCATTATACTCTACAAATCGAGAATGAATACAACATTTCCAAGACCAGAGTGCGTTTTCAATCCATTGTTTCATAGGAGTCTTGTGACTATGACAGTATTATAGCACAGAAGTGGTGAGAGTGTGAGATGTCCTGTGCCAGTTATTCAAGTGTCTTTTGTTATTTTTTTAACCTACCTCTTATCCAATCATCACCAGGACATTCTCTACTTCTTTTTTGAGTTTGTCCATCATTCCACCACAACATACCTTTCATACTTTCACTATTTTTTTCTCCAATTTTTTGCCTGGTTTCTTGGTTATGTGTTTTACCATAAAAAGCATTTTTTTCTCCTGTTCTATCTTCACTCATCTTGGATTTAACTTCATCAGTATGAGTTTTTCCATAAAATGGATTTTTCTCGCCAAGTTTTGCTAATTTTATATTTTCCTTTGCTTCATCTGTATGTTTTAGTCCAAGATTTCCAGTAAAATGAATAGTATCTAAATTCAATTCCTTTATCCAACCAACAACACATTTATAACTTATTTTATTTTCTAACCTTTTTACAATTTCAGTTTTAGTATGAGAAGTTTTAACTATTTCAATAAACATTTCTCTAAACTGCAAATCATATATTTTTAAGTAATTTCCAAACCTTTTCCCATTTTTAATATAACTTCTAAACTTTCTTCCTTTTCTGGTTATACTCATTTTATTTTTTGTTTCTTGAGATGCTTTTCTTCCCAAGTGTTTTTCTCTTATTTTTTGTTTCCTCTCTTCACTACAAGGAACACCATAACTTGGATTATTTTCACCTTTCATTCTTTCCTTCATATTTTCACTATATCTCTTTCTTACTTGTTCATATAAATGAGAATTGTATTTTTCACTACGACTTCTCATTAAAAAACAAGCAAGATTCATTTTCTTTGTTCTTTTATCATCAATTCCATATCTTACGATACAAATTTTTTCTAATAGCAAATGTGCGATGTAATGCTCTCTTGCAGTGAGCATAACAACTCTATTATTCTTTCCAAAGATACTTTTTGGGAATGTATGATGCTTTTCTATGTAATCTTCAGATAAAGTTCTATTCTCTGCTTTTCTAATGAGGTTACAATAAACCTTCAGATAGTTCATTTTTATTCTATTGAGAGTGCATAGGTATTTATAATACTTTATAATAGAAAAGGTGCCCGAAAGCACCCAATCTTACCTATGAAATTGCACTCTCAATAGGTTCAATTATTTATCACAAGTTTCGTCACTCCAAAAATAATTCAACTGATTATCTTTTGTTACGATATTTAGATGATAGATTTTATTGTCTTGTGTATAACAACCAACCCAGAGAGCATTAGAATCCATACTCTCTAAGTGAAACATTTTGAGATTCTCCAGTACAATTTCATCTGGATTCTTTACCCACTTACTCATTTTGCTTTCTGTTCTACATTAGAAGTTGAAAAATGTGGTTCAATATGAGCAACTGAAACTACAATTACAAGACCACAAATTGCAGCGAGCATTACATCTCCTAATTTCATTTTTTCTCCTTTGTTTTCGTTTTTATATAGGTTTTATTTCAAAACCTCATCAACATCAACAGCATCATAATCATCAATACAAAGTTTGAACCGTACAAAATCAGTCAAATCCATAGCATCACATTCATAAACACAATGTCCACCATTATTATCACTTTGAGTATAATTGCTGAAGTAGTCGTCAAAAACTATCATAATAGCAAGAGCACGGGATTGGTCGTGTTCTGTGATGGTTTTGTGTGGATGTGCCACAATCTTGGTGATACACTCAAAGAGTTCCTCACGGGTGTAAGAGAATGCTTTTGCTTCTTGATTGAGTGAATAAGTCATCAGGATAAAGTAACAAGGATTAGAACAATAACAAAACCCCAAGGGAAAGTCATACTAACTACTTCCCCTTTTTCATTTTTTTCTGCATATGGAGTGAAGAACTTGATTACATCAAGAGTGCTCATCGGGTTTCTTTTTCATAAGAGTATTATAGCACGCTCAAGAACCTAAGGCAGTTCCTCCGTACCACTTCACCAAGTGTCCTATGAGAAGTTGTAGTGAACTTTGGTATGAAACTCTTTAAAGCAATTTTTGTTAGAAAGTTTCATCATCACAGGAGGAATGTAATAAGCACATTCAGTGAAGAAATCTTCTTTACTGAGAAATCTGAGACCATGAAGATGCCAAGTGCCAAACTGCTCGTGGAATGCTCTCACAGCACGATATTGCTGTGAGTTGATAGGAACATACCTATTCTCTTCACTAAAGTCAGCGCCATATGGAATTGCCTGTGTCATCATAATACAAACAGTATTTCCTTCCCCCGTTGCCCCATATTCAGAAAGCATATACACCCAGTATTCATCTACTGGGAATACATCACGATTATACTTCTGCTCATATTCTTTCATACAAGCATCAGAAACCAGTTGGAAGTTTTCCTTCTTTTTCTTTTCAAGTTCTGCTCGCAGTTCCACTTTTTCTGTTTCAGAAAGTTCTTTAAGAGCATCGGAATACTTATCAATACCAACAATGGCAGTTCTTACAGCATCCATTCGTTCCTCCTTTTCAATATCAGCAAGTTCTTTTAGAGCATCGCCATTTTCAGCATAAAGTTTTTTTACTGCTTCTAGTGCTTTTTTGTTTGCTACTTCTTTTTGGACTTTCTGATAGTCTTCTTCAGATACTTTTGCTACGATTGCTTCTCGTCGTGCTGCTTCTTCAAGCATTTCTTCGTGTGTCATAAATCCATCATATCGTGTGTTCAACCAGGGAGCATCATCCTTTTCTGGTAGATTGTGTTCAGTCATGGTTCCCAAGCATAAGATTTCAGGAGTTCGTTGTCCTTTTCCAGTTGCTCTATTCTATCACACAATTCAGTGATAACACCAATCAGACAATCATAATCAATTGTTTCGCTGTCGTATCCATTCTCCATGTCGTAGTAACAGGAGTGTACAAGTTCTTGTTTGAAGTTGCGGTCAGTCATCGTAGTTTCTCCCTAATCATTCGGATACACTGATTCCACTTGTAACTGTTAGTATCGTGTTCTGTCGGCAACCACAAACTAATTTCATCTACCAAATTCTCAATAGAAGTTTCCATATCCCAATCACTATGAGTTGTGAATACATCTGCCCACCAGTCATAAATGAGGTCTGTGAGTGTTTTTGATTTGGTAGATGAAACCACACCTTGCTTGACTGCTTCTCTAAATGCTTCTTTCAATCCATCAGCAACTTGTTCTGGTGTTTGTGGAGTTGGTTGGTAATCTACTATACCATAACCATCGTGAATTTTGATAGTTTCTTCCATTTCATTATGAAGTCGTTCTCCTCGTTCTTGTGCGGTTTCTTTCTTCACCACAATATGATTGTAGTAAAGACCATCCAACAATCGTTCAGTTTCGGCATCATCAACCATCACAAGATTAGGAACAGGTTGAGTAACTTTGATATACCAAGTGTAAGTAGTTTCACCCATAAGACGATAGTATGTCGTATTATTATAAGAAACTGAAACATAATCACCTTCTTGTTGAAGGTTCATTTGTGGTTGTGGAAAAGCAACTTTGATTTTATCAAAGATACTCCAAGTTTCCTCACAATAGTAGAGGTTTTTATCAAGTTCTTTCAACTCGTCAAGTGTAAGTTCCAGTGTAATTTTATCAGTCATTTCAGTTGTTCTCCTTTACCCATTCAAACCATTCATCACCATAATTCTCAAGGATTTGTTGAGTAAGTTCTTTCTCACTCAAATCCTTATACTCATTTACCAAATACTCATAAAGAGTTTCTTCTTTGATTTGTTGAGACATACTATCCATAATGAAATTGACATAATCATCAACAAGTTTGGTAGTCATTTTAGGTTCTTTAAGTCTATTTTTTAGGTCTTCAATCACTTCATTACAAGGGTCCAGTGTGAGTGTCAGTGTGATTTTATCAGTCATTAGGAACCTCCAATAGAGATTTTTGTAGAGTAAATGTAATGTATTCTCCAGATTCGTCTTCTATAACTCCCTCATCCATAAGAAAGTCTTTTACAATTTTAAGAGCATTCTCAAAAGATGTCATACCATAAGCACCCTCATCCACAAATCGTTTGTAAAGAGACACTGGTTCTTTTTCTGGTTCTTGATACTCTCCTACCTTATAATCTTTCTCTGCTTGTTCATATCCTTTTTGGAAATATTCCCAATAAGCATCACCAACATCAGTCACAGGATAATAACCAAAAACTTTCTTGTATCCTTCTTCGTAAGGTGATTTTGTTTTTTCCAGTTCTTCAAGGAATGAGAGTTTCTTTTCAAGCACTTTGATTTGTGCTTTTACTTTTTCAATTTCTTCTTCACTTTTAGTCATAGGAGTTTCGTATTGTACTGGTTGGGACATTTGTGATTTCAAATAAGGACAAAAATCATAATCAAAACAAGCACTTTGAGAACTGGCAGATGTTTCTACATCATCAGGAGCATAACACCAACCCGCATCCCAATATTTACAACCAGTCATAGGTTCTCCAATTCATCACATACAGCATCAATCTGTTTGAGGCAATCAGTCCAACCAAATTCATACATCATACCCTGTTCATCTTCCCAGTTGAGAGGATTACCAGTCATAAGTTTGCGTAGTTGTTTGAGTGTATGAATGAGGATTTTAGGTTGTGATAAATCCCTCTCCACATCCATATAAGCATAAAGAACTTCTTTTGCGATTTGTTGGTTAGTCATAATCAATAGTTCTCATCAACATACAGTTCTGCCTCATCATCTCTTCCTTTATCATACATTAATTGGGCAAACTTCACAAAAGCATCAGGGTCTCCATAATACTCGGAGCAACTACCATCATCCTGAATACCACCTTCTTCAAAGTGTTCTTTTACAAGTTCAAGGATTTCTTCAGTAGTCATTTAGAATACTAAGAGCATAAAGTTGTCGTTCAATTCTTTCACTTGGAGTTCCAGTAAAAGCACCAACAAGTTCGGGATTGAGAGTATCAAGTTTCTGTGCGATTTTGAAACACTTCTCAACTTCTTTTTGATAGGAGGTTAAAAGTTCTTGTTGCTCGTCAGTCATCGTATTCAGTAATAAAAGCAAATGCTAAACAAAACCTTCGTTGTTGAAAATCTACACTCATAAGAGAATTACCAAAGAAAGAAAACAAGAGGTTGATACCACCAGAAGAATGAATGACACCACCAGGGCTTTCAAAATTCACCCAAAGTAATGATATGTCGTTGATAATACCAAACTGCCAGGTGTGAGATACTTCACCATCCTGATAAGTTTGTTTGTCGTGCTGGTAGAGTTTCATTTCAGTTTGGATTGATGTAAAAAGGAAGACAAGTGATAGTGTTGTAAGCAGTTGTTGGTTTAATGAGTTTCCATTCTCCCATAATTTCAAACCAGCAACGACCTTGTTCGTCGCAATAATTACTTATCCATTCCCAAGGAGTGTATTTAACCCAACTCTTTAGAGAATTGAGATAATCTTCTTTGGTGAGGTTCATTTGTATTGTTCTAAAACATCAATAAATGATTGAATACAATCTTGAGGAATGTGAATGGTTTGGTATTCTGGTCCATTACCATCACGCACACTTACAGTTCCATACTCATCAGGTGAGAACTCAAAACACCAACCATATTCATCGTGGTGGATTTTGATTTCTTTGGTGATTGTGTAAGTCATCGGTTATTCCAATTCAAAGTTTTAGGGTTCAGATACTTGCGACAATAATACCTTGCGTTCTGATAAGGTTCATAAAACAGACCTGTGAAGGCATAAACTTGATACTCAAAGAACCAACGAATACCCTTCCAAATTGAATCCATTGCTAGTAGAACAAGAGTAATACTCACATAGACAACGATTTTTGTCCTGTGAAGAATCAGATTGCGAGTCATTTCAGTTCTTCTTAAAGAGTTTGTAGATGGCATCAGCAACGGCAAGTGCTTCTTCAGGTTCCATCGTAATGTGAGTATGTCGTTTTTGGTCTTGCCAATAAGAAATCGTACAACCACCCAAACTGGTCGCAATATTCTGGTCTTCAACAGAATAATACCACTCCTCATCAGGGAGGATGTTGATGCAGGTGCTGGTGTCAATTGCCATTTGGAGTTCCTTTGTGTATGAGAGTATTATAAGACATCACAGGGACACTTGGAGCATCCCTGTGCCAGTTTAGAAAGTGTCCTCAATCCTGAATAAGTTCTACAAGGTCATAAAACTCATTATACACTTCTTCAAGACCATTTGCGTGTCCTTTTTCCCAAGCAAGGTCAAATGCCTTTTGCCTTTTAGGATTATTAGTTACATTAAAGTTCTCAAAGAGGTCATTCACAAACTCTTCGTGAAGTTTATGCTTTTCATCTGTATATTGAAGTTGGTGTGATTTGTATCTTTCATTATCCAAAACTTCCTGAATAACAGCATTAGGATATTCTTCTTTTAGTTCTGTTTTATCCTTTTCCCAAGTAGGACCAGACCAAAGAACTTTACCCTTATCATAAACATAATAAGTGATGTAATCCTTTTTGTTGGGATAAGCAGTTTGAGATTTGGAGTAGTAGTCAAAGGGTTTCATAACAGGTTTCTGTGTGTATGAGAGTATTATATCAAAGAGATTGAAAAGCAAGTCCCATTCGGTGAATTTTTGATGCTAATTTTTTGAAGTAATCATAAGAATACTCATCATCAAGATTGTCTTGTTGTGCCTGACGAAGCATAGCAATAATATCTTTGACTTCTGTTTCAGTCAAAGTTTTAATTTTCCAATCACCAATTGATATGGTTTTTGAAGTCATCAGTCCTTTGTGTGTATGAGAGTATTATAAGGCAAAAGGAGCACCTGTGGGATGCTCCTGTGCCAGTTCTTCAAGTGTCCACATAAACCTCAAAGGTTATTTTTGTTCCATACATTATATCCATTTCCATACTCATACTGGATACTTGTGCCTCACCTTTTTTGACTTGTTCTACGACTTGATGAAAAGAAACATTCACACTATTAATGTCATAAGATTTGATTTTACTAACAGGAATAGTAGAAGTATCCCGAAGTTCTTCCAGTTCTTCTGCGTATGACTTTTCACCCTTATAATAATCTGGTTTTGGTTCTTCTTTCTTTCCGTAGAGTTCATTATATTTTTCTATGAGAGGATTAGTCATACATCTTTCCAAGTAAAGTCCAGAAGCAATTTAGTAAAGTATCTCACAACACGATTTGGTTTCTTTTTCAGATACACTTTGATGTTTGGTTTGATGTCCCAGTATCCTACCTCATCTTTACCAATTCTAAACTCTGTACTCCAATCTACAGTACTGCTGATACCAACGTTAGAACAACATAAATCACCTACTGTGAGTTTGACTGGGAATTGTCCGTGTTCTTTCGCATACTCAATATCCTCAATAATCTTGGTAATCTTTTTACTAAACTGATACTCTTGATAGTATTTGAGTTGTGCGAACTTATACTCTACATCTTCAATCTGTTTATCAATCTTCTCATCAAACTCTTGTGAGATTTCTTCCAGAGTTTTAGGTTTCTCTGGAATATCAAGATAAGGTTTAATTACATCAAAATACTCATAATCTTCGGTGTAATAAAAAGCACCAAGAAACAAATAAGGAGTAATATATTGTGGTGCTTTTTTGAGTTTCTTTGGATTAAGTTTGTATCCTATTGGTTCAATCATCAGTTCTTTGTGGTTATGAAGTCATTATACAACGAAAGGCACTCTGTTTCAAGTGCCCTTGTGCCTGTTTGTGAAGTGTCCTTATGATACTCTCACTCGTTTAGTAATGTCTATTCCTCTTTTATTTTGATATAAAGATAGTGGTCCAGATGTTGTTATATACCCAGTTTCAAGACACATCCATTTTTGTGAATTTGATTTTTTACCTGCTTCACTTCTCTGTTCTTTAGTCATAGCAAAAATACCAACATTTTGCTCTCTTGCTTTTTCACTACCTATTTTTCCATATTTACTCAATTCCTCTGGTGATAATGAAAATATTCCAATTTTATCTTCTTTATTTTTTTGTAACCAATATTTTTGATTGCCTGGAATTGAATGTGCTCCAAGTAATAATTCTCTTGATATTTTACCACCTTTTTGTCCCGATTTTCTTTGATGTTCTATTGAAAATCTACCTCCACAATTTTCATTCAAGCACCATTTATCTGTATTATAAAAAGGTTTGATTAATCTTTTCTCAACTTCTTGTGCTTCTAACCAACCTTCATCTGTGAAGTGAAAAAGTTGAAGTATCTGCTTCTTTGGTGTGTAAAGTTCCCAACACCATTTGTGAGTATAAGGAGAACCCATATAATATTCATTATATTTCTTTTCCTTATGAACTCCATAATAGTAATATGGAACTTCTTCAAAGGTAATTTTGTAAGTATAAATTCTTGGACTATGAGTAGTCATAGTAATCTTGTCGAAACTGCATTACTATTTATAACAGAAAAGGTGCTCCAAAGAGCACCTAATCCTTTGTCCGTAGAGATTGCAGTTTCGACAGACATTTTTATTTATAAGGAATTCATTCATCCTTTAAATCTTTTTCATCAATAAGAATAGTAGTTTCAAAAGGAACTTCACATCCTAATATCATATAAGAACCAAACTTATTCATCAAGTTCCACATCATAAACTCACAATATCCATCAGCATCGGTTTCTAGTGGTTTATATGGGTGCTTATCTAACTTACCAACAGAACTCCAAAATTCTTTCCATTGATTCTTATGTAGTTCCTTACCATACTCTGTGAGACGAACTTTAACTGTTGAGTTAATGTTGAATTGTTTCATTTGAGGTTCTCTTTTAGATGTTGAAGACACTCATTCCAACCACAAGCATATCTATCATCACCATCATCTTCATCAGGCAACCATCTTTCAACAATCTCACAAATAACATCTCTGTTTATAAATTGTCCGTGTTCCTTACAGAACATCTCATAAAGTATCTTTGGTTTTGGTTCCTCTACTTTTTGATACTTCACACCATCAATCATTATGGTTTCTTCATCAAGTTTTTGATAAACTCTCATAGTATAATCCATAGCAGAACTTCCATATTTTTTTCGTTCTACGATGATTTCTGGTTCAGTCATTTCAGTTCTTCCTCAACTTTTCGTAAGCAATATTTAACTGTCTTCGCACACTATTCAATTCACTTAAAGACGCAGATTGTGATTGAAGAACATCAAACTTTTTATGTAATTCATCAATTTCAGATTGAATTTTTTGAGTGTTAGTCATACTTCCCCTTCTTTACATCGTTGAACCATACACCTTCAAGCAGACGATAAGTTTCACCATCAGTAATACGAACCAGCATCATACCATCATTAGGTTTCTTTTTCTTATACCAAATAATAGCACTTGGATATTCCAGACGATAATAATTCTCGCCATTATATGAGACAATCTCAAATTTACCACCAAGTTCAAAATACATTTTTGGTTGAGATTTGTGTGTCTCAATCTCTTTAAGAAGTTCAAGTTTCTTTTGAAGCACTTTGATTTCTGCTTCTGTTTTTTCAATATCTGTGTTAAAAGTCATTTGGTTCAGGTAAGGAGTAGCATCCATCACACCATCTTTGATTGCTTGTCTAAAAGCCTCACGAAGACCTTCATCTACTTGCTCTGGTGTTTGTGGTGTTGGTTGAAAGTCAGTCATTTTTCAATTCTCTGTTAATAATCTCTTTGACTACATTATACTTGATTTTATCAATTTCTTCATCTACCCACTTCTTCACCCCCCCATTCATACTTTTGAGTGAGGTTTCCCATTCTTCGTCAGTCATCGTTCAGCAACCACAATAAAGTCATTCATAGAAATATTCCTCTTACTTTTAGCAAGAATGCCTTGATTGGGAAAATAAGGAACTGCTACAAGATTATAGAATGGTCTCAACTGCTCATAGAGAGTATAAAGGTGTCCGTCTTTATTGTATCGGTAGAGTTTCATTTTGCCCTCATAGCAGTAATCACAGCATTTCTTACGGTTTTTCCTTTTAGATGGTTCATACGAGACCCACCATTCATAAACACCCAATCACTTTCACCATTCATTTGGAGATTGTGTGGATGAAATTGATTGAGTAGAAATTCAAGGATTTCTGTGTCTGTTGGTTCAGTCATTTTCTTCATCGGGTAGTTTTTCATTCAAATCAATACCATCTAAAACTTTATCAGACCATTTTAGCACATTCTCAATCAGTTTATCATTAACTTCTTTTTTCTTTTCCACAAACTTTTCAATCAGTTCATCATTAGGGTCGTTGAGGATTTGTTTTACAGGGTCTTTCTCTTCAATCATCAGTTTGATTTGTTTGAGATTATCATAAAGTTCTTTATTGAAGTCATAACATTCAGTCAAATATTCTATGTTGTTGTCCTCATAGTTAGTTTCCTCACGGATTTCCCAAGACAAACCATCCATATCTGCT